ATGGCCAAGCGTACCGAGAAAGGCCGCGAGGTCGTCTCGGAGAGCGGACAGTTGAGCTACAAGAACTTGGCGTATTATTGCGCATCTAGGTGGTAAGTATGAAGAAGCTGATAGCTATTTCGATTTTGGGCATCTTGTTCGTAGGCTGCACGGAACCTACTATTGAGAACGGTTGCCGTGGCGACGTTATTGAAGACAACAACAAGTGCCTACGTGTCGTTAACGACCGACAGAGGCACCAGATCGACAGCCTGAACTACGAATTGAAGCTTCTGCAGCAGAAGTTCCACTACGAATGCACCGACCGCAAGTGAGTCCTATAGCTTGACGTTGGTTTCCAGCCAAGTCGATATCGACTCCCTGCAGTTGCTGATGCAACGGTAGTGGCAGATTTCCTCGTAAGTTGTTTCCGGGACATCGGCCTTCTCGTAGGTTAAACCTAACCGTTCCACCACTATCAGCTTTATCGTGCTGGTCATCGGCTTGTGGTCGGATTCCTTGTAGTCCAGCGATGCGGCCTCGACCATAGAAGGCAGTGCTAGGCACTTGTACCTCACCTTGCCAGCCGACTTGCCGTACTTCCAGTCGAAATACTCGATGTCGACGTTGACCAGTCCGCCCAAGTCCATTCCGCTGACCGGGTGTCCCTCGTACTCGGAGACGCCGAGAATCACGCCGGGGTAGCGGTAGCCGTTGAACTCGACTTGGCTGTTGACGAAAGATGTCACGGCCATATTGTCCTGGATCCACGTCCAGTCGGCCTTCTGGCTATGGAAAGTGGCCTTCCAGTGGTTCTTCTTCACGAGGTCCGGAAGGCTGTCTATTTTCTCCGCCCAGAACAGCTTCTTCTTTTCGGGGTCTTCCTTTGTGCCGACGTATTCGGCCTCGAACTCCTTGTCGCCCATATACTTCCTCATATTCTGTTCGAACGCCTCTTCCTCCTTGGTTGTGGCACGCCAAGTGTTGACGGAGGCGTAGAACGGTATGTCGCAGTTCTTCCAGTACAGGGTGTTGGCCTCTGAATGTGCGCCGAATATCTGGGCGTTGGCAAGGACGAGGTGGGAACGTGCGCGGTTCTTTATACCCACGAACTCCGACTGGGTAAGTTCCAGCATCTTCTTGTCGGTCAGCCAGCCGAACTCGTCGATGAAAAGGTAGTCGGACGCGAACCCGGATATGCTTTTCTGGTCTGCCGGACGCGCTAGGATGGAGCTTCCGTTCTTGAAGGTGACTGTGTGTTCCGTCCAAGTCTTGACGCCGGGCTGGATGGCGTAGGGGAGCCTGATGATGGCCTGTCGGATGTGCATCTCGAACTCGGCGTACGCCTGAGCCTTCTTGGGTGCGCAGTAGGTCAGTACCAGATTGGGCGTGAACATCGCCTTCCAAAGGAAATAGGAGAGCACGATGGTCGTGTAGCCGGACTGTCTGTACCAGTCCGACTTGATGAACCGCTGGTTCTGCAGAACTTCCAGCTCGGCTCGCTGTCTGGGGCTGGGTTTCAATATGTTGGTGCCGTCCTTGGAAGGCGTTTGCACGAATGAAGTGATGAACAGGTAGGGGTCGTTTTGGCAGAGCTTGAGCGTGTTCCGCTGCTCTTGTGTGAGTTCGACTACTTCGTCGGCGGATTTCAGGTTTTCTATTCCTCTATATGACATAGTTTCCTCGGTTGTTTCGTAATCGAAGTTTATATCTCCGTCGGATTTTTGAAAATCGCGGTCATTTTTCGAAAACCGAGGTTGATTTTCGGAATTCGTTGCTATATTTAAAACAAATCAACAAAAGAGGACTATATGAACGTAGAAGAACTGAAAAAGGCAATCAAGGACAAGGTTCCGAACGTAGCAATCGAAGGCATTACCAAGGTCGTCGTCGCGAAGAAAAAGAAGCGCGGCGGCTACAGCATCTATCCGTGCGTGACCGAAGCTAATCTGGTCAATATCCCGCTTCTCGGCGGAGACTGTCTGGCCATCGTGTTCGAAGACTAGCCTATGCGTAAACAGAGCAAACTCGAATTCTACCGTACCGTGACCGCAGTCTCGGTTCCGGTGTACAAGTACAGGTTTCCGAAGTCTGTGCTGAAGTACAAGTCGAAGGAGTATTACGGCCAATGGAACTGGTATTGGGACCGTGACCTTCCGAAGAAGTCGGTGGACGACCTCCTGTCCAAGATCGCCGCCACGCTGACACAGACGACCTACGGTGTAGTGTTAGTCACTCGTCAAGGAAACGAGACCAGTTACAAGATTCCATACAAGGTCGTGTTCAAGGACAACCTTGTCAGGATTTACACGACACGGTACCAGTTCATCAAGTCGCAGACCGGCAAGACTATCCTCACGACGCGCAAGGTGTATTTCTCGCCCACGCCGCATTTCGAGTGGGACTTCATTACATTGCGCGACTTCAAGCAAGTCTTGTACTACTACGCATCGGACTGTGGATGCAAGAAGGCCAAAAAGCTTAGTGACAAGCTGACTGGTAATGGGTAACCTACTTACTTTTGGAGAAAAAATGAGAGACTATATGGTACCTCCCTCGAAGGCCGAAGACCGTCGCGACAATCTATTGTGGATATCGGTTTTCTGGCCTATGCTTGCTGCGTACGTAGGATTGTTCTATCTGTTCTGGGTGGATAAGTTTAACCGATCGGTCGACCTGTTGTCGATTATGGGAAGTGTCGGCGTCGCCATCCTAGGTATGGTGCCGGTCGTATTCTTTTGGTTTATTTTTATCGTATATCCAGAGGTTAGAGACTGCCACTCGGAATACAATGACTGGAATTTCTACTGGTCGCACATCTTCGGTATCAACTTCTTTCCGTTAGCCGGTCTGTGCTGTTTTATCGGTTACAAGATATTCTGCTAGGTTTTTTATAACATAGCGACGAGAAAACTCACCCATCTTTAGTGGGTGAGATGAAAGCCGCTTGACGATTTTCGGAAAATTTGCTACATATATAAACTGATATACGAAGGCAACTCGCACTTGTCGTCGTGGGAAAGTTTAAGATGTACTTAGGTACATTGTGTCCTACCGGAAGTGCGAGTTCCGGTAGGATTTTTCGTATGATAGTCAAGAAAGGCATAGAAATCAAGCTATATCCGAACAAGGCGCAGAAGGTATTCTTTGCGAAGACCTTCGGTTGCTGTCGTTTCGTGTATAACCAGTGCCTTAAAATCAAGTCATATATCTACGAAGAGACCAAGATGTCCTTCCAGCCGAAATTGAAGTCGTTTAAGGAAGAATGGGAATGGCTCAAGGAAGCCGACTCGCAAGGACTGGCTAATGCCTATATGGATATGAACCAAGCCTACCAGAACTTCTTTACTGGTAAATCCAATTATCCGAGGTACAAGTCCAAGAAGGACAAGCAGAGCTACCGGAATGCTATGTGCCACAAGGATATTAAGAAACTAATTGTTGGCAATTCTATTGTACTGCCGAAGGTTGGTGCGGTCAAGTGCCGTTTCGGCAAGACATTCGAACACGAAAACATCGTTAAAATTTACAATGTTACAATCAAGAAAAGCAAGAAAGGCGACTATTATTGCTCAATATGTTGTGATGTTGATGTGCCGGAAATGGAACATACTGGCGAATGCGTAGGACTCGACCTCGGCATCAAGTCGTCCATCGTGATGTCCAACGGAGAAGTGATTAAGAATCCACATTTCGATAAGAAGTCGGAACGAAAGATTAGGCATTTGCAGAGGAAACTCGCAAAGGCGAAGAAAGGCGGCAGTCGATACGAGAAAGTCCGTATTCAACTGGCCGCAGCCTATGAAAAACTGGGTAACAGAAGGAAAAACTTCCTTCATCAAGTATCGCACAGATTAGTCCGTGACTACGATATCATCTGTATGGAGAACCTTAACATAAAGGGAATGCAGAAAAACCATTGTCTTGCTGGCGCGTTGGCCAATCAGGCACTCGGTACACTAACTAAGATGATAGAGTACAAAGCTCAATGGCATAACCGTACGGTCGTTAAGGTAGGACGGTTCTTCCCCAGTTCGCAACTATGCAACAACTGTGGGCATAGATACCATACATTGAAACTTAGCGAACGCGAGTGGATATGTCCAGACTGTGGTAGCGTAATAGATAGGGACTGGAATGCCGCCAAGAACATACTTGATGAAGGTCTTAGAATACTAGATAATGAAGGTACCCCGCGAACCGGGGAAGCCGTGGTCTTGCGACCGCTATGCCTTGCGGAGAACCCAACTGTGGATGAACGTCCTTGTGACCTAAAAAGCAGTGGTGCTATGATGCGGGAAATTCAACTGGTTGCATCGGTGGTTAACGAAACCCACCGGTCTTTAGCCGGTGGGTAGTTCATGCCTTGCTTTCATCCGGTTTCTTCCGGGCGGCCGCGAAGTATGTGCAGCCGTCGTCGTCCATGCAGTCCTCGTACTGCTGAGCGCGGTCCATTGCGGAAAGGAGGGTCGCACACGGCTGGACCATCTTGGTTTCCCCGGTATTTGTGTTACGACGGAACACTCCGTACGGCTTTTCTTCTATAGTGCTCATTAGTGCAGTTCCTTAAGGTGAGGTTTTAAAACAGATATGAAGCTTTTGTATTGCTGTTCAGTCATCGATGTCTTATGCATCTCGACCAAAGTATAAGCTTCAATAAATTTTGCCTTCGCCATATGGTTGTATGGCGCACAAAATGCCATAAAATAGATAGCTAAAGACAACACAAGAATACCACCACCACTTAATGCCCAATTATAATATCCGCCCTGTTGATTAGAAAGTTGCGATGGTGATTTCCGAATATACAAGACGGCTGCCATTACAATAAAAACAATTCCAATTGAAGTCAGAATTATTAAAAATATCGTTAGTGCCGTTTCAACACTATTGTAATTGTATGCTGTTTCAATACAATAAGTTATTTTATTGATGATATCATTAGACAGCATAATTAAGTTTCCTCTTTAGGTTGATTGTCGATGGCAAATACCTTGAGCTTCTTGAGAATTTCAATCGCATACGGAAGCCCACCAAGTTCGGGAAGCGTCTTGAGATACTCCATATTCCGCTCACACGCAACGATTACAGCTGGAAGTAGCGCTAACGCATTCTTGGTAATCGATGCCTCGGCCATCTTAGAATAGTCGACATGTATCGGAGGAACATTGATTCCACGCTCGGCATTGAATACATCGATGATTTTCTGTTTGTATTCCTTATCAGCGTTAGGTTCCGGAAAAATGTGGTAAACTCCCTCATCGTCCAGCTTAACCTGATAGGAACTACCGTCGACCGTTACAAGTCCGCGCCGCTTGTCCAACGGGGGAAGCTCGATTTTTCCAGCCAAACGGATGATATCGGCTGCCCTGTCAAGCATCCGGCACTTGTACTTGGTTTCCATAAACCCTCTTAGGGTTTCATCATCCATCAGCTTAAACTTTTTGTGGTTGAGCGTCTGAATCGCATACGCAAAGATATTTGGCCCTTCAACAGGGATATTCGAAGCGTCATCAACCATTGGACTTATATTAGAGGCGTCATCAGCCATTGGATTTATTCTCCCTATTAGCAGCGCGGCACACCGCACAGTCGAATGTTGCGGTCACCTTGATTGGATGGAACATCAGGATTTTGTAAGTGTCCGGCAACCCTTCGATATTCCCGTGGGAATCGAACTTGCACTTCAAGGAGATGAGCAACGGGACATCATCGATGTTGTCGCCGCACCATATGATAGCCCGGCCATAGAAATGTATGTTTTCTACGCCAGGGTCGGACATCTGATACGGGACTACATGCTTGGTATAGTCATTGAGCGCAAATTCATGCACATCACCAATGTCGATTGAGCATTTCTTGTCACGAAGGGCTTCTTTCGGAATGGAATAAATTAAAGAATCTTTCGGAATGGAATAAATTAAATCTTCGTAATACCTGTACGAATCGCTCACCGTTTCGTTTTGCTTCAACGGAAGAGCATACCACGGCTTCTTCCCGTTAGTGAACATTTTAGCACTAATTATTCCCTGTTCAGGGGCGACTTCGGTAAGCCTTCCATTAACAATTTTAGGAGGAATCTTCCTGAAATATGCATACGGGGCTACCAACTTGGAAACATTGTCCGCCGTCGCCTGTACCCAGTACGCAAGCTTAAATGCCCGAAGCGCCTGTTTAAGCGTCTTCAGTTCTTCAAGATATGGCTTACGAGCTTCAAGATAGAAGTTCTTAACCTGGGTTCTAGCCGGAAGCAAAGACTCCACCTTGTCCTTACCGAGCGAAGCTTCCCAGATAGTCTTCCCGGTCTTTTCACGGATAGCCCGTCGGTCGTCAAATGTAATTAAAGTATACACCGTATTGGAGCTTTTGTATGCCACCTTCAGGAGAGAGAGATTGGCGTTAACTTCGTCGATTCGCTTGCCGCACTTGTCTATGTAAGTAGGAATACTCCAATATGAATGCCCGTTGAACAAGAAACCAGAGTTGGTATGCTGTTCAGTCTTGATTTTCTGGATTATATTATCCAGCTCTTTAAAGTTAGTAATTTTCATTTTGCTTTCTCCATTAGTCGGCTAGCATTCTTCAGGATTTCGGTACCTACCGAGTCCATCCAATGTCGGAGTTCGATTTCATTCCGTTCAGTACCGCGCGGGATATTCTTGAATTTCACCGTAATATCATCGCACATGTGTATCCGGGAGGTTGCGTTATAGTAACAGTATTCTATCTGTACGGAGGAGTCACGGCTGAATGCACCGAGCTGTATAGCGACTATTATCAACGCGGTAAGCCCGAAGCCCCACTTAAACAAAAACCCGATAATCTTCAAAATAGTGTCTGTATTCATGATACTACAAATATAGCAAAAACGATAAACACCTGATTATGAAAGGCGACAAACTAGACTGCATAGTATCTCTCACATCGTGGAAAGGACGGATATACACCGAATCGGTCCCGCTTCACCTATATTGCTTGACCCACCAGAAAACCTCATACAATTACAAGGTGGTGCTCGTCCTGTCCGACGAGGAATTCCCGGGGAAGGAAAAGGACATCCCCAAGACGATATTCGCGATGAGCAAGATGTTCCCGAACTTCGAGATTCTCTGGACCCACAAGAACACCCGGGCGCTGAAGAAGCTAGACCCGACGATGAAGCGATACCCGACGGTACCGATTATTACGACGGACGACGACATAATGGTACAGGAGAATTTCGTACAGTGCTTCATGGATTGCCACCGGAGGAACCCGAAGCACATCATCTATGCCCACATGTTCGACTTCCCGGGGAACCACGCCATAAAGGTTTCCGGATGGGGACGGCTGTTCCCGCCGCTATCGCTATGCCCGCTCGACAACAAGTACTTCGACACCATATTCAAGGGGCTGGAGGACGATGTGTGGAACGGAATCCGCGCGTGGCTCGCCGGAACACCTATAATGAAGCTCGGGGCGTGGCCATTCGTGGAGCAGAAGGAAATCGGTAACACCGCGTTCTACCGCCAGTACTCCAAGGTAGACCCCGTGGCTTGCTACAATCGACTGATGGCGGAGCTTGCAAAGAAAAAATCCAAGGCATAAAGCCTTGGATTCTTACCCCTTTACAAAAAATATGGAATCATACCGTTGCCGGGACGCTTCCACTAACAAAAAGGAGGGTTAAGCTTATTATTTAGCAGATAGCTTTTCGGTCAAGTTCATAAGCATATTCAAGCCTACGGCATCCATTGCGGTACCGGCGCCACCCTTAGAATCGCCACCGGTCATCATGATTTCCGGGACGAGCGGATGTGCGGACTTGGCGAGAGCTTCAGCAACGCCGACCTTGGTCTTGTAGTCCCATTCGGCGCGTTCCTGCGGGGTCAAACCAGCACTGACGAGAGCCCTGTTGGCTGCTGCTTCAGCTTCCTTCTCTGCCTTGATTTTCTTAGCGACTTCGAGAGCTCTCAGAGCTTCGAGACGGGCAACTTCCTGTTCCTTCTGAGCCTGGAGGACCGCCACATCGCGTTCCTTTTCAGCCTGGGTAACAGCCTTGATTTTTTCGACTTCCTGGTCAGCCTTTGCCTGAGCGATACGGGCCTTACCTTCAGCTTCGGCGGTAACGGCAGCCTGTTTTGCGGTTTCTGCCGCAGTAGCATTAGAAACACGCTTCATTTCGCGGTCCTTCACGATATCGAGCTGCTGCTGGGCCTTCTGGTCTAGACGGACATTCTGGATTTCGAACTGGACAACCTTGATGCCATACTGGCGGAGCGCTGACGGCTTCGTGATAATACGGTTGCTGTTCTTATCGAGCTTCAACTTGGTGACTTTGTATTCTTGCGTTTCAGCCTTCTTAATAATCTTTCCTTCGGCATTATATTCATCGTCACCGGCCTTTTCAGTAAGCACTTCGATTGCGGTAAGGTATTCGCCTTCGGTAAGCTGGTCTTCAGCAAGACGGCGGAATTCGGCAATCTTGGTAACCTTGGCTTCTTCGGCTGTGAAAAGCGGTGCGGTTTTTCTAACGGCCGAAAGCACGGAGTTTCTGATGAGGTCGTGCTTGAGCTTCTTGTCGGAGCGCTGTTCACGATGGATTTTCACTAGGTCTTCACAGTCAGACGGCAACTGGTACTTGAGGTAGCCACTGATTTCTGCGTTGGCGTTACGCGACAAAGTGACCGAGATGTCGTCTTCGTCATCGTCACCGCCTTCCCATCCTTCGCCCTTCACCTTTTCGGACGAAGAGTTGAAGTAGAAGTCCTTGGTGCGGTCATAGGAATAGATGCTTGCAAAACCCTTGAAGTAGAAACCGGCGTGGTCGATGCAGGACATCGTTCCGAACGGAGACTGCTTGACGAGAAGCTGTGTGGCACTATTATAGCCGATGCAGCACTTGAGCAAAATCAAGACAATGATTACGATACCGGCGAAAATGATGTACTTAGAGTGCGATTTGATGTTTGCCATTTTGTTTTGTTTCCTTGTTTGGATGTTTTGTTATTTAGATGTTTCAAATGCGACGGCCGGCTTTCCTGCCTTCACAAGCTCGATTCGGCGCTTGATATCGGCAATCAGGTCGTCCATCGTCTGGAAGTCGAGCGCCATTCGGGAGACAGACATGCCCGTAAGGATATACGGGAAGATATTGCGGTGTTCCGGGTACTTCTTGGCGATATTCACCGCGAGTTCGGACCCATTCACCTTGATGACGAAGTTCCAGTCGTCGCGGGTCTTTACCTTGTGAAGCTTGTGGGTTTCCTTGTCGATGTTGGCATCGGCCTTCTTGAACATTTCACGGAGTGCGGCGATTTCTTCATCGGAGAAGGATACATCGCGGGTTATGCTCTTCAGGTGTTCGCCGTCGACAAGATACTTGTCAAGCTCGTTATCCTTGACCTTTCCGAGTTCTTCCATGGCATTCTTGAGAAGCGCCGGGTCATACTTCTCCGGATTTTCCTTAACAAGTTTTTCCATAAGTTCGCTAGCTTCCTTACGGAGCTTTGAAATACGAACACGGTCCGGCGTAGCAAGACGGGGAACGCTGTTGTCTTCGGAATCCAAGTCATTAATATTGGTGTTCACGGTTTCAGACATAAAATCCTCACTAATTATCTGTTTCAAATATAGCAAAAAGTTTCACTCGTGGATTGACTTGCTATATTTGTGATATGAATATTAAATTATTTGCCAAATACATCATCATATTAGTTGCTGCAATCATCACCTTTCCGTTCATCCTGGCGACCTTCATCGTGAGCATGCTCGCACTCGGCATCTACTACCTAGCCTATGTAGTCCTGCTCCCAGCAATCGCTATATACAAGTTCGCCGGCACCATTACCTTTATAGCAGATGAAACCAAAGCAAACCAGAAGAAATTAAAAAGCCCTCTATTACGGTTAGAGGACTGGCTTCTTGACCTTGCCGACTGGAAGGGCGTCTAGAACAATTTCTTAACCCAACCGGCTACCCGCTCAAACAACCGCTTAGGTATAGACTTGGGCGGCTTTGGAGGATATATTGCTGCTACCGGGGGTACGTTATGAACGACAAAACGGCCATCTTCATATGGGCCAACCGTGCATTGTTTCTTCAATGCCTCAAGCAGTACCTTTTCCTGATGTGCCGGCTTTCCGGTGATTCGCTTCCAACGGACGAACAGCTTACCGTGGTCCCACCTCAGACCATTGATAAAATGGAAATAACCAAGCCACTGCTTACCATCTTCCCGCCAGTAATCCTTCGGTAAGTCCTGTGCGACATCCAGCTCATCGGGTTTGAACTCGAAGAACCGTGCAAACGGATAATATGCACTGACGCAAATCTTGAAATGTTCGCGTTCCATCAGTTAATCCTTATTTTTTCTTCAGGAACCAGCCCAAGCGTAATACGGTAATTCCCGGTTGATTCAGCAACGCTTTTCAGCGTCTTAAGCCCATTGGAGACACATCCTACACTCGATGTGGGGTTACTATGGTCCTGAAGCCACTTCTCTAGCTTGGAGTTAAACTCGGTGGCAGCACGGGATTCCCCGATGGTAGCCTCGTACTTAGGCTTCCTAAGGGTTTCCATCGTCGGCTCGATGAGCCTACTGCAGGTTGCATCGACTAAAAGTTCTTTAGTGTACATGGGTCATTTCCTCCTTTTATCCTTTTCATTACTGCTGGAAGGCCAAAACCAAAACCATATATCAACAATCAAATCAAGCAGCTCAAAAAGGTATTCCATATAGTGCCTCGATACACAATCTATTTCTTTTTCGGCGTGAAAACCGGCAAATCCGCCTTTACGATTTTATGTTTCAACTCAAGGAGAATCCGCTGAGCTTCAAGTTTCATCCCCTGGCAGACCTCGATATAGGGGGAATCCCCGGCATTCTTTCCGGTGAACCCGAGGTTCTTGCCTTCCATGCTAGAATGGGTCATATCGACGGAATACTTCAAGGAAAGCTTGTTGTCCGCGGTAACGACCGGATTGAAATCAATCCAGAAAAAGAATTCATCATCGCCGACATCATGTATGTTGATGCCGAGGCTTTCATCGGTCTGCGCCTCGATAATACTGAACCTGACCTCGTTTGATTCGGAATCTTTCACGAATACCGGACGAAGGAACTTGTCAGCCAGATAATACAGGAACACGAGCTGATACATCTTTTTACCCGGGGAACCGACCGTGTACTCAATCGGAACAGCGTGGGACTTAATTTTCTTGCCCATCTCGAATGGTTCGTCGTTAAGAATACTGTCCATAGAAATTTGGCGCAGTTCGGTCATAAATGGAGTAATCCAGTCATCCCCGTTTTCCCTTATCAGATTCCATAGCTCAAGCCGCCGGGTAACATTCCACATAAGCCGTTCGGTACATAGCAAGAGGAATGGATAGCGGGACAATTCAAGCTTCCTAATACCGGAATAGAAGAAGTCCGTAATAATTTCCCGCATTTCGAGACCGGTCTTCCGGTAGTCCGGGTTATCCGGCAATTTCCTTTCATCCGGACGGTACAACAGGTTCATTTCGTATTCGGAAGCTTCCCAATGCGTCTCAAAGTCGCCGGAATCCCATGAACCCTTCTGTTGGGTATTAATATAAGGCATACGTTTCCTCTCAAAAACTAGTTATTATAGTAAAAGCCGTAGTAAGTGTCCACTTCCTGCATTACAGGGCGGATTACGCTATCCAAGGAATTTGCCGAGTGCTTCAAAAGTTCGTGAAACTCTTCCGGAAAATCTTCGTATATGTGATACGCTTTCTCGGCACGGTTAAGAAAGTATGAAACGGACTTCCTTCCGATGAAGCCATACAGTACCTGGAATTTATTTTTCCGCAAGCATGCCAACGCTTGCATAATCATCGACTTTTCATCACGGCACAATATTACACGAGTAGTGTCTGGAGTAACCGGCATCTTGTTTCGAAGGAAAGTCGAGAAGTAGCACTTGTGGATATGCTCGGCATAGGTAATTATGTATGCCAGGCCCGGAGTAAACCCTATTTGAATTGCATCAATCGGGATATCCGGCAGCATCGAAAAAACATTATCCAATTTAACCTTACCGTTCAGGGTAATCGCAAAATGGCAACCCTTTACAGTTTGAACATCATCACATTTAATAATACCGTTGATAAAATTCGCCATGTTTCAAAAAATCCTGTTCAACTACAAATATAGCAATTTCCTTTTGCTATATTTGTATTCACAACAGTTTCCTAATTAATATCTACCGACCTATGGAGGGCCCATCATGCCTATGTTATCACCTGAAGAGCAATGGCAGCGAGCGCTAGCCGCGCAAATGCCGCAGGCACCTAAGCCTACGACATCCATACATGAGGAAGTTGCCGCAGACCGGCGCAAACGCAACCTGCTCGCCAACAAGAAGTACCGCCACACCGAAAAGGGGCGCGAACGGAACAAGGAACACTGCCACAAGTACTACGAGAAACACAAGGACGAGTTCATCAAGGCTGTCGCGCAGTACAAGGTAAACTTCGCACTGTTCTACGGAATCGAGTTCAGCTCGTGGGACTACTGGCGCAGAAAGATTCTTGCCAACAAGTGCCAGACTACCGAAGTTCCCGAAATGTACGGGAAGATACTCGCCGACTGGCTCGCCAAGGGAAAGAAGGGCTACGGGTTCACCTCCGCAGACTTCAAGAAGAAATGAGTTTTGTTTACCTCAGGGGGCCGTCGGGAAACCGGCGGCTTTCTTTATGTACGAATAATGCCGCCCGGGAAACCCGGACGGCACCATTATGGCAACTAGTATCTTTTATGCGATTCGCACGAAACGCTTTTCCTCTGTAGCATCCGGGTACTTCAGCCTGTCCACCTCCGAAAGGAACATATCGAGCGGACGGGCATAAATTCCGTTCCCATGGTTGCTTTCCTTGGTGTTGCCGGTGCAACGATAGATTACCAGGGGCTCCCCGGTTTCACTATGCGATGCCACCGTGATTACGACCGCCGTACTGCCCTTGAAATGGCGCCATACGCTGAACGGTTCGATAGCAACGGACGATTCGTCCGACTTAAGTTCTTCTGGTGTAGTGCTCATTCTATTTTCCTTTCTTGATGTAGTTGTAATAGCGCGGCGCCCGGTTGGTGGAATCCTTCTTGTACGATACATATTCCGAAAGGCAATCCGTGCTTAACGTGTCCAGCATTGTGTGTGTCCCTATACAGCTCGGCGGCACCACATTTTCGTTGAAATAGTCCATCGAGCCCCTGTACATCGTTTCCATATCGGGTAACGCCAGCCATGAATATAGCAAGGCTACACCGGATATAGGAAGTAACACAAGAGCCATCTTCTTGTGGAAGGATAAAGCGCATGCACATCCGAATCCAGAGCAAATTATAGCCAATACCTTGCAAAATACATAGCAGTCGAAATCAGTTGCGAATATCATAATACAAATATAGCAAAAAAGGCGCCTCCCCGAAGGAAGACGCCCATAAGAGCAAAACTCTTTTACTAGCGGCGGCGCATCTTGGCGGCCTTGTTCTTTGCCGCGTAAGCCTTCCACGGGGCATCAAATGTCTGCCCGTCGACGGTATCGACATGCGGCTCGGCGGCCATAAGATGGTCGTCAATCTGGCCAGTACTGTACGAAAGTTCATTAGGCGGAGTCCACAGGGTCATCCCGCGGAAGAACTTGTCCATGAACAGCTGAGCCTTCTTCGGCCACACCATCTGGCTGACATCGTGGTTCTTCACCTCGTACTCGCACTGGCAGGCAACCTTGTACGCCTGCTTGATGTCGTTCATCAGGTTCTTGCGCCCGTGGCCGTTGTCGGACTGGTTCGTGCCGGAGAACGGAATTCCGCTATTGAAAGACCGGCTCTCTTCCGTGCCGAGATGTTCCTGAGCATACCTGAGAATGCTGTCGTCAGTCTTAATCTTCAGCTTAGTGGTATGCATACCTGTCTTGGGCATTTCCACCCAGTCACCGGTGGCAACTAGGAACTTGTACAGCGGACGGAGGTCACTGCAGACCACGCCGCCTTCCAAAATCGCCATATACCCCTCGACCAGAACCTTGCGCAAGTTCGCATCGGTAATGTGGCTCATGCACTCAGTAATCGCGTTCATCTTTTTCTCTCCTGTAGTTTCGGATTCGCGCAGCGGGAGTCCGTCCCACATACGCATCTGGGATGCATAGCTGTCCCCGTTCTCGGAAATCCAGTTAAGGCAATCCCTGTAAGTTTTCTTGGCAAGCAGCGGTCTCGACGGGTTCTTCCCGTAGACCGACCAGTTCGCCGTGTCAAAATTTGCCGTATCCATCACCCCGTCGTACTTGACGAGAAAGCAGCTCTTTGGCTCGTTAATGTCGAATATGACCTGCCGTTCCCGGTCGCCATCATGGTCCACCACGACACCGCTACCCCGGAACACTATACTTGCACCCGGTTCGGCATAAGTATACTTCAGCCCGTGGTTACGGTGGCGCTCGCCCGGTGCAGGTGCATCGGCAAGCCTGTATGCGAACCCATACTTTCCCTGGCGGTCATTCGCCTTGTAGCCATATGCAAGGTACCCGAGGTAGTTCCCGCGGCGGAACCCGGAATTGTAAATCTGGCCGGCGTGGTCCGAATTATGGACTAGCCACCCGTTGATTACCCGCCGGTCCGCAGTGTCTTCAGGCTGGCTCAAGTTCCGCTCGTCAGAAAGGTCCCAGTCGCTTATGATTGGGTCCAGCACTATAGACGAAAGGATGTTCGGAATAGTCTCCATTACGGTTATTACGGTGTCCACGCTCAGCGGCATTTCGTCGCGAGCGGCGCGTAGCATATCCTTTTCCTTATTGGAAAGCCTAAGCGCCTCGTATTCGCAGGCCTCGGAATTACGCATATCCCTGATGTCCATCCCGAGCGCATAGTCGATAGCCCTACGGAAAGCCCTCAGGGCATCGCGGTTTCCGCTGACGAGGTAATGCACGACCTTTTCCGGGTCGCCCTTGGTAGAATAGTCGTTCGTGAAGGCGGTGGCGAACTTACTGCGGTCCAGATGTTCCGGCGAGTCCACCTCGCGGATGTACCTTGACAGGGCATTGAAGCCCGGCGTGATGCCCTCGAGTATAGTATCCTGTATTTTTTCAGCACATCCGTCCATAATACACACAGTTTATACAGTAGAGGCACCAGTATTTTGCTATATTTGGAATAACCCTCTTTACAAAGAGTGAACCTATGGAATACAAAATGGACAAGATTAACGCCTTGGAACTCCCGTACACCAAGGGCATATCCCTCGTGGATGACCACCTAGAGTACGGGGCCAGGGTAATAATACCCGAGAACAAGTGGACCATAATCCGGGTAGACGGCCACAACTTCAAGCGCTTTGCGAAGCCCTTCAAGAAAATCAACCCGTTCCACCCGCTGGTTAACCTCGCGATGAAGACCGCGATGGAAGCGCTCATCAAGGAGTTCTCCCCGAAGGTCGCATATACGCAGAGCGACGAGATAACCCTCGTCATCGACCCTGGCCACCGGAAATACTCCGGAAGGACATGCAAGCTAGCCTCGCTGTCCGCGTCGATTGCCACGATGGCGTTCGACGACGCGATGAACCGCAACAACAAACTTGTTCCCGAGGAACTGCGGAAGGCATCGCCGGACGGCATCTACCGGTGCGACGCCATCTTCGACGGAAGGGCGTACGCCGCCAACGAGAATGAGATAGCGGGTACCCTCCGGTGGCGCCAGAGGGACTGCATTCGAAACTCGATTTCGAACCAGGCAAACCGCTACTTCTCCAACAAGCAGCTGCTCGGAAAGAACAATACCCAGCGGCTGGAGATGCTGAGGGAAATCGGGCATCCTTGGGAAGACCTGCCCTTCTGCGACAAGTACGGCATAATAGCCGTTCCGGTCCTGGAGGTGGTCGAGGTCGACATCGAGAAGCGCCGGGCGGAAGGCGCAAGCGAACGCGAACTTGCCAACATCGCAGCGCACGATGGCCACACCCTGCGCTCCGTAGTAACCTACCCGTTGTACCCGCCGATGAAAGACATCAGCAACCTAATGGAAGTCCTGATTGAACACAAGGACCCTATCCTGAGAGGACAAAAATGAAAAAACTGTTTAAATTCATCTACACCTGCTATGAAATCTGGTGGCTTGCCATAATCGCAAACACGGTCATCGGCATACTTGAAAAATGGATGCTGAAGAACCGCAAGAAACCAGCAAAGCCGGCCAACCCGCAGAAAGCCCTGTTCGAATCCAAAGAGGAACTTCTTCGTAAGGAAAGGGAAAAGCATGCTCAGACGAAGGCATTTTACGACAACTATCCCAAGATAGAACCGTTCGGCATCTCCGCGCAGGTAGCTACGCCGATTTCCACTGGCGAACGAGGAAAACAACTGATGCTCGAATCGTTCTCCCCGGAAGAACGCGAGCAGTTCATGGCTGCCGAGCCGACATCGAGCGCAAAGGAACTCACCAAGGAATGCATGAAGCAGTTCGACAAGCTGATGCGCGTGTTCGAGAAGAAAGAAGAAGACAAGATTCGCAGCGAGGAGGATTTCTAATGCCAAAGGCAATATCTTGCGGGTTCATCATCTTCGACCAGCACACCGGGGAAATACTCGGGTGCCACCCGACGGGACGCCCGGGAGGACCCGAGATGTCATTCGACATCCCCAAGGGCCACCTGGAGGAAGGAGAGGAACCGCTGGTCACCGCTCTCCGTGAACTTTACGAGGAAACCGGGCTTATCCTGCCGCAGGACTACCCGGTACACCAAATCGGCCTCCGCCCGTACCAAAAGCAGAAGTCCCTGTTTCTGTTCTCGACCGAAGTCGACAATCTTAAAGCAATGCTGCCGAACCTGAAATGCAACTCAATGTTCACCGACAGCTTCGGTAACCAGAAGCCAGAAGTCGACCGCTATACCGCAGTTGCCGACCCGAACTGGTTTTTCCACAACATGCAGCCGCACATCAAGGCGGAAATCGAACGGGCAAAGTGCGAACCCGTGTGTCGCGTAGAGGCGACCGTAGACGATACCACTACCTATGTGAAGCTTCAGCTGACTGAAGAACTCAGGAACAAATCCCGCGATTCAATCGTGTACCTCAAGGACTCCAATGTGTATCCGAACGGGATTTCCTTCGATGTGAAGCTATCCACCGGCGATTATGCCAACATCGACATGGACGACCTGCAGAAAGCACTTGTCAACCCGGTCGTGGTAGATGTTACCGGCCTTACCGGGGCATTGCCCACATTCGACATCAACGAATGGCTCGACCAGGCACTCGCCCACGAGTCGTTGCACTAACGAAATTGATACGCAATCAATGTCTTCATATTAAAAAACAAGGCAGCCGCAAGGCTGCCTTTCTGCGTCTTAAAGAAGACCGGCCGATTATTCGTCGCTAGCCTCGCGTACTGTCTTGCGAAGAATCTCCTGAGCTTCCTCTGAAAGCCCCGGGATTTCATCAATAGGGGTTTCAGGAATCTCATATATGCGGAGTATCTCGATATTCCCGCGGAGCGCAGGAACGGCATCGTAGAAAGCCTTTGCAAGGTGCCTAGCCTCGCCACGGTGCAGGTCGCTGACGATGGCATACTTGTGGTACAGCCGGATTGCGTACCAGTCGTCTTCATCCATCTTCACCATCGGGATGACATCATCCATTTCCTCCACGATTTTAGCCAGTGTACGGCGAGTGAAGTGGAAGAATATAATGAGATAGACTGCGCTAAATACTTGTTTCATTATCTTGTCCATAAGGTTTCTCCTTACATATCCCTTGCACCACCATACAGTAAACTAGTCCATTTTGGACATCTGTTTCGTGTTCGGGTCGAAAAGATACAAGTTATTTTCAAAATCTTCCAGTTCGATAAGGAAGCTACCTGATTCATTGTTGATATCAATGTAGTTGAACGGCTGGTCCAGTGCCGGCTTGCTATCCTTATAGAGATAATAAGCCCTAGACTTACGCTCTTGAGAGAACCTTGCGATGCGATAATATCCATCAGGAGTAAGAATGTCATCGACATACAACTCGACACCGGGATTCGTTATCTTAATGCATTCGTCCAGCCTAGACCCGGCCTTTCGCACGATATAGATATCGTCGCCTACCGCGGCAGCCCAGAAATCGGTATCCTTCATGCCGACCAGGGCAGGCTTCTTGTTTACGCAAGAGCAGAACTTTGCCTCAGTAAGTTCACATTCGGTATCCTTTGAAAGGAACAGGGGCATCCCGGCTTCATACAAGAATATCCCATTGGCTATCCGGTGGGAACCAGGCTTGTATACACGGAGCATCGAGTGATTTTCATCCAAGTATATCTGCCCGTCGGTTGAAATATTCATATTCTTTGTATCAAGGACAACATTCCCATCGGTATAGTCTACAAGCAAATGCCCGTTAGCCACGACAAAATCACCGGCCTCGTTATCATTGAATGCCTCGATACTGTCATATACATCTGTAGTGTAACTGGGAATATTATCGTCATGCAGGATGCAATACCCTCTTTGCCCATTGCCGGAAAAGCCAACTATGCAGTATTCCGATTTATTAAGTCGTTCGCAGTCGGGAAACACGCTTTCCGGGTCAAGCCGTTCGTGCTTCATCACATCGATAGCATTGCCGAAACTGGACGCTTCCGATGTATTGAGCCCGGAGTTCTCAACGATTTGCCGGACGATATTCTTGCTTACGACATCGTTTGCCCGGTCAAACGCGAACACAACATCGCCGTATGCGTTCAGGGTGACACCAATCACCGAATACTTGTCGTAAGACTTTGACTGGTCGGCGCCGCGGCGGACAAGCAAGTAGAACCTCCCATCGCCATATAAGCTGTAGCGGTCCCAGTCATCCTCATGCTGTACATTGCACCAACGGTCGAGGTGGAACCTTTCGGAAAGCCTGCGCAGCTCATCCCACGAATTTACCCGTATTGCCTCGTAGTTAAGGGAACCGATGTCCTGCTCGATATCAGAACCGCTGACCTCGGTGGCCAAGTTATCGAAAGCGTCGTCACTCATCTCGGGTGCGCCGTTCGGGTAGTGCTGCTTGCAATACTCTACGAACTTGGTGGAAAATTCTTCAGCCGCTTCCCTACGGTATGAAGGGCTTCCCATGCGGTACCGGTCGACCATCATAAAAGTCAACTGAGGGAACAGCGGAAGCATCTTCTTGAAAGTCGGGTCCGTAGTCGGGCTAACCCCGGGAGCAGCAAGGGGGTCCAGGAAGAGATGCCTTGTAGCAAGGACTACCTGATTTGCCAGTTCCTTGCTCATCCCGCGGGCATGTACCAGTCCATCACGGGTCCCGTCGATGATGCGACAGACCATCCCCTTCCCTTCCAGAATAGCACGGTAGCCGCTGTTGAGCGCCTCGGCAAGTGCAGCATCTTTAATTCTAATCTTCCTGTCCATAACCCGGAGTTTATACAATAAATCCGCCGGATATAAAAAAAAAGAACGGACCTGGTGCGCGATGCCTTCGTCAATACGCAAGGTAGAGGCGTGTCCGTTCATAATTCCTGTTTATACAGCCGGAATCATTTTTTGGAACTTTTCAGCCGTTTCCTTCAAAAAAATATCGGGAGGCAACCTAAGTACCTTGCATAATGAAACCGCAAGCCGCCACGCCTCAAACTGCGTCGGGGTGACATTTCCGCGGCCGGGCTTGGTCATGTTTACCACGAACTGCGTCTCCGGCGGTTCATAGGTCAACTGTCCCGGATTGGACACCAAGTCGAACACGACGGGATTCTCGCCGTTCTCCATGTACTCCACGCGGCACCCCGGGTCGATTGACTTGGTTACATCCGGCGAAGGACACTTGCGGGTGATGAAGGTCATCTTGTCCTTGAGCGCCGCAAGGGCTACACGGGAAGTCCAGTCGTCATCGTAAACGAGCCCTATCGGGTTCTCCGTCTTTTCGATGAAGGGAAGGACGAGCCTCCGGTAAGCCTCTACGGCACAGCAGTCACCAACAAGGTTCCAGTTCGTCTTGTCGACAAAGATGGTATCCACCATACCGGCAAGAATTGCATCCCCCGTCACGGAATCCATGTAGTCCATCGCGGCTTCCCCGAAGGCAGGGTCCACGAGCATCCCGCGGAATATCCCGGCGCGAACCGTATTGGTAGCCGATTCAAGGCGGATGCGCTTTATACGGCAAGGGACTATAACCGACGAAGGGTCGGCTGATAGCATTGTCGCGAAAGCATTCATCCGGGGAACCCGGGAACCTTCCTCGTGGAGGTACCCGAATACCATCGTTTCGGATGTGACCGTACTAGCCATTCTTGCTCACCAAGACAACTTCGGCCTTGAATATCATCTTTGCAACTTCAAGGTCTGCCGAAGCCTTTGCTGCCGCATCGCGAAGCGCAATAATGGACTTGTTACTGTCAATCGTGGCAAGAATCATCGATTCGGACGGCTTCTTGGAACCGTCGGTCGGGTTGCTGAGGCGTACAAATTCGGCAGCTTTTGCCGTGCGGTATGTACTGTCGGCCTCATTGGAAGCGGCGTAAAGTTTTTCGAGTTCTTCCTTGTATGCAGGAATTGTTTCTGCGGTAATAGGCTTGATTTCCATAGGTTTCTCCTTATTAAAAAACACGGGTTTCCCCGTGTTTAAATATAATATAATGTATCGGAGTTATACCGCACCGTCGGGCAGAGAATACCGTTTAAAGTCGCACTTTGCCCACTTTGACGTGCCGCCGTCTGATACGAACACATGGTAGCCCTCTGCAGGCAATGCCGACGGGACGCTATCGATTGACTTCTCGGAAATATTGATTTCGCCATCGACACCAGGGACAAGGATTTTCTTGCCAACCCGAGGGTCAGCCGGCGATTCAATGTTAAGTTTCTTCGCGGCATCGATATTCGAGCGGGCATGCTGCTTCTGCGTTTGGTCCAAACCCTGATTTCCTGTCGTAAGAACTTTTGATTTAATCACTGGCATATAATTTCTCCCGTCGATTTTAACCTAGTTTATGTACCGAGAGGAAATTATGACCGATACAAATACAACACCAGATATTATTGAAGCCACATTACACACCCCAACCGCAGCCGAGGAACTCCTGAAGATAGCCAAGGCATACCAGAACCGCACGATGGCGCAGAAGTACTACGACGACATCTACGAGCAGATGGCCAAGCGTGCGGCACACGGGGTTACCCAGCTCAGGGATGAAAAGAAGAGCTTCGCGTTCTTCCAGCTGAGCTTCAGGGGCATGCCGATTCCGTCGAACGTGACAGACATTGAACAGCATCTCAAGGACCTCTACAACGGACAGGAGGAATGCTACAAGATGCTCGAAGCGAACGGTTTCAAGGTGACAAAGGAAGAACCGCGGTTCCCGAGCCTTCTCGACCCGAACCTCACCGAGCAGCAACGGCAGCTCATCCATAACGAACAGATGAGCATCGAAGCTATCGTCACGATTTCCTTGGAATAATGCCTCAGACATCGTTGTAAATAACACAAAAATCCACCGGATACCTCCGATGGATTGTTTATTATGATTTCGAATGTCCTAATCGAACTTCTTCGAAGCGTTCTGGCGGCTTGTAAGTATGCGCTCAACGGAAACCTCAAGGTCTGCCGGCGTAAATGTGCCGTCTTCCTCGGGGGTTGCATAAAGCGAAATGTTGCTCACCGCCTCAGTAATATCGGCAAGGCTGAACTTCGCTTCGCTCATCTTACCAATAGCTACATTGAACGCCGGGTTCGTATAGTCAGTCGGGTCTGATTCCGCCTTAATACGGTTGATTATGCTAGCAATTCTTCCCGCGTTAGGAGGCGGAACCTCGATAACCTCGTCAAGACGACCTGCTCGCTTAATGATTGTTGAATGGATTAAGGTCGGGTCATTGATGGTCGCCATGAAGATTAGCGAGATACCCATTGCATTAGCTCGGAGACGCAATCCATCAATCAATAATATGATGAGCTCGACCAAGGCATTCTTGTTTTCGAGCTGAGCGGAATCGATATCGTCGCAGCAGATGAATACCTGGTTAAACCCAGCACCGGAAAGCGACTCGATAATCTCCTCGAATTCAAACAATGGCTGCGTATGCTCTATCATAAGCGAGCTGACGCTGAAGAACAGTACAGGGACATTTGGGAATTCCCAGGTCAACTGGTTCATCATGATAGTCTTTCCGGTACCCGGATAACCGACAAACGCGAGACCGCGGGACTTCTTAGCCTTGAAGCACTGTTCAATCGAGTGGCGGATTGCACCATATTCGGGAATGACATGGAAATCCGTCGGTGAACAATGGGTTGAAATTCGCGACATGAACCGAATACTCGACGAACGGCGATATGCCCAGTCACCCGGATTAATCGGGGTAGGTACATACCGCAAACTCGTCCGTTTCGGTTCGAACAGTCTAAACCGCATCTTCTTGTAGATTGAATGCGCAATACTGTCGCCTTGCTGGGAATTTATCTGGTTACCGATACCCGATATTCCAGTACTAATACCATATAGGGGCGTCTTGGAAACATAGAGTGCGGCGAGCATCTGCTGTCCAATCTTAGGACTGCTCGGATTTTGGCGCTCCATTCGGTTCATAAAGTAATACACATAGCCAACAATATTGTCCTTGGACATGTCGACCTTGCCATTACTCGCTTTACGGACTTCAAACACCTGCAGCCAATACCAGTATTTTCCGGCCGGCAACAAAGCGAACTCGGTCTTCGATTCGCCAGAAATCATATCAATATGCGGAGCATAAAGGTATATAGATTTGGCAAACAGCAAACTGCCATTCAGGGTTCCAGCTCCACCATTCGGCTTGATAGCAATCCATTCGGACTTACGATGGGCATCCTGCAAGGAATACAATTCCTGGGCAGCTACAGAGAACGGGTTCAATGGCGTTATGCACATGTCCCGGTCATTAATGTTAGCCGGCAAGAACGGCTTCGGCATCGGATTGGAAGCATCCTTGATGTCAATCGTCTTAAAGCCAGCAAGCAAATCATCCTTGTTGGAACCGCCTTCGATAACAAACTTAGACTTGATATCGTGGTACAGTTGGCTCAATGCAAGAGTATTCCGGATGAACTGTGCAAATTTCTTGAGCCTCGGGCAACCGATTGGGTCACAAAGGTCGCACAATATGGATGCGCCCAGCATACTAAACCGGAGCAACTCACGCTTCATCGTAGAGTTGTTCAATATAGCAGTCTGGAAATTGGTATGCCTTGCATCAATGTTAACCGCCGGCAACGCATCGGTAAGCACGGTCAGATACTTCATGAACACAGGAAGATTTCCCCGTGAAGAAGCATCGTTCGACGGACCGTGAAGGTTAGCCACCTCGGGCCCAGCCAATGCACGAAGCATTTCCGGAGTCATATTGAACTCGACCGGAACCGGAGCACCCTGGGGTGTTCCCGGTTGCGACGACTGCGTAGTCGGCTGAGAACCCGGCTGCATAGCTGCCGGGTTTATCCGGTGCCTTATTTGGTATTCATACGCCATTATTACTTCTTAACCTTGAAGCGGAGTTTAGAAACCTGGGAGATAAGATACACCAAAATGCGGCCAACGATGAAACCATAGGTAGCCCACTGTGCGTACTTAAGTACATCGTCAACGGACGGGAGGCTCGGCTTCGGGAGCTTGAGCTTCGGAAGTTTGAGCTTGGGGAACTTGAACTTGGAGAGTTTCGGGAATTTGATAGCCATTGTATTTAGCCTCGTGTTAATGTTAAAGGGAACGGATAGTCACCCATTCGATACGGCCCGGGTAGACATCCTTGCGAAGGACAGCTGCGCTGTTTCCGTCTTCATCCAGGATTTCAGCACTGTCCAGCGATGTAACTTTCCTGTTCTTGAGAAGGGTCGTCGCTTCAGCCTTGCCGGTATCTACCGAGTTGGCGGTAAATTCGCCGGCACAGAACTTGTTGCCCATCGTGGTGAACATGACCTTGAAGGTCTGCCTCTTGAAAGAGGAAGTGTCTTGCAGTGTAGTTTTCTTTTTTGACATTTGCTATATCCTTTTGTTACAAATATAGCAAAAATCACAGGGAAAACAGCTTCTTTATGCGAGTCCGTATACCGAATGTCGCATAAAGCCATATCAGCTTCCATTTGATTGCACAGTCTTCAGTTTTACGGCAAGCCGTGATGCACAGTTCGATTAGCGATTTTGCCAGTCTACTGTCATCCGTCTTAGTAGCATTACAGAATCCGATAAGGGAATCATCGGTAATTCCCGGGATAGACTTGGTTTTCTTGTCGAAATAGTTGTTGGATACCAACTCGATATACCACTGCCTTCCAGGGACACGGGCAACAATCGCATCATCATTGGTGACCATTATGACATCGCCAAGGTCAAACTTCGTCATGTCGGATATCGTAATACCACCCAGCATATGAATATCATCATCCGCGTGGCATACTGCATATAAACCGGTCAAATTTGCCCCGTCGACTGAATAAGGTGGATTTGATACATTCTCAACATTTAAACCCATACCACGAGGAACACCATGATAATCGATGATTGAATTTGTTATGTGACAGTTGCTCAGCTGAGCTGGCCCCAGAATCCTAGACGAGAAGAGAAAGCAGCCATCGACCATTGTCGCTTTATGCAATTCAGAATCCTTGAACTCTGAATTATTGATACGCATATTATGCAAGTCAATGATTGGAACCTCGGTATCGCCAATCTTCGACCGATTAATGACGACTTTTCCAGATATATGGACATTCATGCACCGTATCGTGCTCTGCTCCATCTTTAACGAGGCAGAGTAAAGAAGTGCACATTTTTCAGCAACCAATATCTTAGAGTCACGCAAGCAGATGTTGGTATGGAAATCAGTGCTACCGGAGACAATACCGTTAACCTCCGAATGACTAATATCCCCATAAAATCCACCCATTCGGCAATTAGTCAATTTCGACCCGACAATATGCAAATCACCGTATACAGAAGTATTGACCAACATAGAGGTTTTATCCGCCCAAGAATCATCTTCCTGTGAAATGTTCGAATCTTCATCTATGATGGCGCCAAGGTCACCCTCGCTGAAAAACTGACCGTCCCTCAGCGCCTTTATGCGGCGTTCAAGTTGGCCGTTATCGTTCTTAACAGTAACAATCTTGTATTTCTTCTTAAACATATACTTATCCTTACTTTAAGTAACAATCGGCAAGCTGCAAAGCCTGCGAAATAGTGTCGTCCATGTCGTTATAGCGGTACATCCCGAGGCGCCCCGTGGGTACCACATTGAGTGGGAGCATTTCACGGTACTTCCTGTACAGCTCGGAGCTTTCCTTGCTCTTCACCGGGTAGTATACCTCTGTATCACGGGTCATTTCCTGCGGGTACTCGAAGCTCACTATGGACTTGGATTCCATCATGGCAAGCTGGTTCCACGGCTCGAAATGCTTGTGCTCGATGGTACGGGTGTAGTCCGGGTGGCGCTGGGTATAGTTCACTACGGCAACACCCTGATAGTTGTCGGTATCCTTTTCCTCGGTAACGAACTTCAGGCTGCGATACGGGAGGTCACCGAGCGAATAGTCAAAGTATTCGTCAAGCCGCCCGGAGTAAAATACCAAATTAGCCCGGTCATTCCATTCGTCCTTGCACTTGAGGTAGTCCTCTCCGGTGATGACCTGTGCAACCCCGTCGAACATATTGGAAATCCACTGGGTGTACCCGTTCTTCGGGATTCCCTGGTAGATATCGTTAAAGTAATTATTGTCGAAGCGGAACCTGAGCGGGATGCGGGTAATGATGTTCGAGTCAAGCTCTTTACAAGACTTCCCCCACTGCTTCTCGGTGTATCCCTTGATGAACAGCTCGTAGATTTCCTCGCCGACCATCGAAAGCGCCCTTTCTTCGAGGTTGGTATAGACCAGCTTCTGGAACTTCTTGGCGGATTCCTCGATGCGCTTCTTGGCGTCGGCTACGCTGAGCACATCGGGCCAGAGTTTTGTGAAGGTGTTCATGTTGAACGGGAGGTTGAACACTTCCGGATTCGTGTGACCCTCGCGGGTAACCATAGCAACCGGGCTGTTCACGAACGGCATCATCTCGTCAAAAAGGTTGGCGAAATCCCATACCTTCTTCTCGGATGTATGGAAAATATGCGCACCGTACTTGTGGACATTGATAGTGCCCATCCGTTCAGTAGCACAGTTTCCGCCCAGTTCTCCGCGGCGTTCAATGACAAGGACTTTCTTGCCCGCGTTGCCGAACTTATTGGCCAACACCGCGTTAAACAGGCCGGCGCCGACAAAGATAGCATCAAACTTTTGTTCTGACATTGTAGCTCCTCTTTGGAATGACGGCATCGTGCGCCTCTGTCTTTACTTCGACTACAGTGGACTCTTCGTTCACCGGGGCCTCTACCGGCTTCGGTTTTTCCTTGACCGGCTCAGTAAAGAACTTGATGAGCGTATCGCGGTCCATCTTGGTAAGGTCGAGGTCGACTTCACCCTGGTAATCCGCATTGACCGGATGGAAGCCAAATAGCTTGAGAACAGACACGAGGCTAATCGTGCGGCCAATCTGCATAATGAGGGAGTCTACCATATTTACGGTATCGCCGTTCTTCATCGGGGCGCGGTTGTTACCGGTAGCCTTACCGATGAGCATCACGAAGGAATGGTTAGCGATAGCAAGCGTAGTCCTCTTGGCGGCAATCCTGGAGTCAAGCTGAACGATAATTTCCTCGGGCTTCACCATGCACTCCCCGTCTGCCAACGGGCAGGCATCCTTCTTGGCGAAGAACATACGGTAGCGCCCCTGCTTGGCCGAACCGCTGAACTGGTGGAGATTGAAGATGACGCCACCATTAGCATAGCCACCGAAATAGATACATTCCGTTGCTTCCGGGTCAGCATTCGTCATGTCCCCGGAGTAGCGCAGATGGAACATCTTCTTCTTCGGGTCCTCGCCCGGGATATCCGACTTGAAGGTAGTATTCCAGGAAACAGTAGTGCCTTCCAAAGTGGACGCCGAGAGGTCAAAGTCATGCGTACCCCATTCGTTTCTCCAGTATACCCCAATTACATTGTGCTCGTAGCGGCGAAGCTTGGTACCCATCGGGTAGTCGCCGACGAAGTTTTTTTCGGAGGTCGGGAGCGCGACCGCGATATTATCGTCAACCTTGATGAACCCAGTCTTCTTCTTTTTGGTGATGAAGTTCGAGATAGACGCGATGATAAGACCCTGCACACTCTGGAGCCAGAGCATGGATTCCGGGGAACGCTTCGGAGCGTATCCCTTGCGGACAAAGAGTCTACCCGTACGGATAGTGTACACGCTATTCTGGAGAGGTCTCGGGGCAAGACGGTCGGCGACCGCCTGAAGGAGCCTGAGACGGCGGAACATCGGAGTCTTTTCGAGGGCTTCGGCAACGGCGTCAAGCTTGGCACGGTCACCCGGAACAAAAATGCAGTCGAGAACGCCCGGTTCATAAGGCTGTTTCAACTTCTTGGCAAGGTGGCTGATGCGGTTGATTGCCATATGGACGGAGTACTTTTCGACATCGCCGTAGTCCACCCCGCGGAGCGCCATGAAAAGCTTCTTGAAGCGGAAGTAAACGGTAGCAAGGATTTTATACTCGGTCTCACCAAGGTTCTCGAAAATCTCGAGCAGTTCTTCATCGTTCTCGGTCGCCCGAATCTCCTGGCATGTCTTCTTGGTGTTCACCAGCATCGCGCTTCCGGTCGCCACATACACGAGGTAGCGAACGAATTCCACCGGGTCCGTGGGAGTAGTTGCCGTATCCTGATAAATCAGGCAGCGCGCTTCCCTGTTGCGGATTTCTGAAATGTCGCACCCGCCGTGGGCCTTGATATAACCATAAACGAGAAGCACCGTATCGGCACTGAGGGCAATCCCGGAAGCAAGCATCTTGATGCAGCGCTGCTTGAGTTCATCTGCAGTGACCGAAGGAATCGTGGTAAGCTTGCTGAAGTCGATTACATAGGTTTCCTGTTCGATTACCTTTTCAGTTTCACGGTTATTCGGCACATAGCCGTTCCCACAGGCAAAGTCCGTCCCGTAGGTGGACATATAGTGTACCATCTGGTCGAATGCAAGCTGGACTTCGGAGCGGCTTTCGATGTCGTTCCAAGCCTTGTAGAAGGTGCTGTTCGGGTCGGTAGCTGTATCGAGGAGCCAGTCGCGCACCAGTTCGGTACACGACTCGGGAGCCACCATGAATCCCCTCATGCAGGCGAGGCGGTTCACCTCGTTAAAGCTTACAAGTTCCCCGCATTCCCCGGGAACTACACAGTGGAACAACTTCAAAAGCTCCACCGGCATCACATATTTTTCAATAGCTTCGGACATCGTAAATCCTCGTAGATACAAAAAAGTACCGGCCACAGCCGATACTTTAAATATAGCAAAAATACGGAAACCTTACGGCTTCAGCATATTCCTGACAGTGGTAATAGCCTTGCCGAGAAGGTTCTGACCGCGCCAGTTAGCCTCGTCGTCAATGCCGTTGGCACCCATAGGCATCAGGATTCCCCAAATTCCGTCTACCGGGGAAGCCTCGACGAAAGTCTTCCCGTCGAAGCGAGGGTCGAGCAACTTCTCCAGCAAATCCGGATTCTGCCGGTACTTCTCGAGATTGACCTGAATCATTATGTCGTACCGTACCTTGGCCCACTTTTCGTTATCAAACGGCTTCACCTGACGGCCAAGCGACTTGGCATCCATCGGGGTAGCCGCCTTGAGTATGGCGTCCGCCGTCCTGGTGTCGCCGAAGTAGTTCGCCTTTTCCCACATGAACGCCTGTTCCGTGCAGAAGAAAGTTTCCGTCTTCTTGGTTGTGCCGTCGATATGGCTGCTGTAGGCGAAGCTGCACCGCCTGAAGTTGGATGGCCATTCCTTGTAGAAGAATACATGCGTATCAGTGATATCCAGCATGGCTACCCCTATGCGTCGTTGATGACGCGGCTGAGCCACCGTCCGAAACGGTTATCGTACATGTTAAGTTCCGGGAGATGCTTGGCGATAGCATCGATGCAATCGCTGACGCACTCGTCGATACCCTTACGGCCATCCACATAGACCACCGGCGTATTCCCGAGGAACTTCTCGGTCTCCGCATACGCGGTACGCAAATTCTCGAGACGCCCCGGAGTTTCCTTGAGCTTGGGTTCGCGGTCATAGCAGGTCTCGAGCGGGGTCTCCATGAAGATGTACAGGTCGGGCTGCTTGAAGATGTTGAAGTCCTGATACAGCTCCTCGCAGAACGAATAGATGCTCGGGGAGAATGCCTTGGCATAGGCAAGCCCGCTCCATAGGTACCTGTCGAGCAGAACCATATTCCCGTTGTAGAACTTCTGCTGACGGAGACGGCCTTCGAGGAAAAACACCTCGCGCTTGGCGTCCTTGCCCTTGAACTCGTCCGAGTTGAGCCGGTCAGCCTCCTCGGTGGAAAACAGGGGTTCCTTGCTCCACTTGAATTCCGGGTAGCGCTTGGCGATAATCTTGGAAATCGTGGTCTTGCCGGAGTTGTCCACGCCTTCAAACACGATAAGCGGATTATGCTTCATTCTTCGGGCCCTCCTTGGGCTTCTGTAAACGGGTCTCCACGAGGGCAGTGGTCGCGTCAGCGTGAACAATATTATATCCCGGGTATTTCCCTGACGCATTAAAGTTCTTGGTGTACGGGTCAATCTGCATCTGGATGGCCGGGGCGGTATACTGGATAAGCCCGGTACGGTGGCAAATCTTGGTGTTTGCGTGGTGGTAATGGCCGCAGCAGACGGTAGTAACCTTAGCGCTCTTCATAAGCACCCGGACGAACTCAAAGTTTACCGGAAGCGTGAACTGTTCCTGGTTCATGAAGCGGTGGAACGGACGGACAAGCGGCATATGAGTGAACGCAGTCATCGTATGTTCGCCGACATCTGGCATTGCCAACAGGCGGAACAGCCCTTCGACCGGATAGTCCTTATGCGCCGTATCGAGCAGGCATAACCTTGTATTGGAACTCTTGCCCTTGGCAAATGCAATAGCCTGTCCCGGGACATTAAACGAGCCGTCGAACCGAAATTCGAAAAATGCATTCTTATTGTAAAGGTATACGAACTTTTTACGGAACGCCGTAAATGCTTCCTCAAGAGCAGCACGGTTATCGTGGTTACCCGGGGTTACCAAGATTGCCGGCTGATACTCTTCAGGCAAGTCCCCCCCGAACGCCCGTTGCAATCCCTCGAGAAGATTAGTGTAATCTTCGACCGTAGCGTCATCCACGAGGTCGCCGGTAAGGACGATAAGGTTGTAATGGCTGTACTGCCTTCCGGCATCAGCCAGTACGGCGTCCAGGTTTCCCTGGACATCGAACATACCCTTCTGGTCCCCCTTGAGGTGTATATCCGAAAGTTGAAGTATTAATGATTCCATAGGTTTCTAGGTTCCTTATTTATTTGTAAACAATCTTGATTACATGCGGTGTTTCCAAGAACACTCCCTTGATTATCTCGGAGACGACCTCCCATTCCAACCGGTCAAGCCCGCAGCCGATTTTCGGCATCACGATGACCTTAGGCTCGGCAAAGTTCATCGCAAGGTACTGCCGAAACGCAACCAGGGACTTAGTGAGCGTAAGATAGGTCGGCTTATCCCACGAATGCTCCTTCGTTATCAAGTTAATAAAAGTCCCTTTATCTGTAACGACCGGCATCGCCATTCCCGGGAACAAGTCGATAGTATTGCCTTCCGGGTTATTGCTGCACCTGTACCGGCACTTCTTTTCCGCATTGTACATATCGCGGATGATTACCGGGGCTATTCCGCTGCCCCATGCGAGGTCGGCCGCGATGCAATGGGCAATGATTACTCCGGTCGTATCGACGGTCGTGATATCACGCTTTTCTTCAAAATATCTCATCGGCTTTAATTTCCTTCGTTATCAGGCGCGAATAAAGGTTCGCGTATGCTTTAAACTCCTCGGCATCGATGAACGGCCCAAGATTCACTACCGGGTTGTTATGCTCGTTCACCACCTCGAATACGCACTGCGGATGTTCTTTAGTAGCGCGGTAGTAGGTATTCTTCTTGAGCAGGAGAATCTTCCTCGTCGTATATGGCGTATTGGCATAGTTGATTGCCATGCCATAATTGCCCTCAAATGCTATCCCGTAACCGTTGCCAAGCTTAAGTCTAGGGAACAACTTGCGGTCGGACGCATCCTTGCCGCATATTTTCTTAACCCATACAAGAAAACGGTAATCCTCGTCGTGGTAGGCATTCCATATCCGGGAAACCTCCTGCACACTCTCCACGCCCAGTTCGGAGTCTTCCGTTATCATATAACGGACGCCTTCCGGAATATCAACAATGCGAAGCGTATTGTTGTCGTTCAGCTTGTCGAGCATCTTGTAGTCGCCACCGAGAGCATCCACATAGGAAACAAGGGTGTCGCGCAGTTCGCTACCGGTAGTGTCAAAAGAAAGGTTCACCGATGCGGTATCGGGCACATCTCCATGTAGAGGATTACCGGAATCGTCATAGCAGGACTTTGTAGCGTTAAAGTGGACAAGCCAAGCCTTGATGAGCTTGCTCGAACCCCCGAAAACAGCCAAGGCTTTCCCGTTGGAGTCCGCAGGTAAAAAATAAGGGTCGGGGGATACGGTATCCCCTACCCTTTCGGCCAAATACATTGCCGCCCCGAGAGATATCTGGGGTACGCCGATACTTGTCGAGACGAGCACCTTTGGCATTATACGCCCCACTTCGGAATACGGACGATATCGCGCTTGAACTGCGATGCCTTTACACGGGCCTGGATTTTACCCAAAACGCCAATATTAAGTGTTTCCGGATTATTGACATAAGTCCGGATGTCATCGTAAGTAAAGCCGAGGTTGTCCTCGTCCGTCTTACCACTGAGGCCGTCGGACGGAGCCTTGTAGACAAGATGTTCCGGGAGGCCAAGCGCCATTCCCAGCTTGCAGACATCCTGCTTGAACAGGGTACCAATCGGAGCCAAATCGCCAGCAAGGTCGCCCCACAAGGTACAGTATCCGACGAGAGCTTCTGAGAAGTTTCCCGTGCAGAGAACGCGGCCTTCACCGAGCGCCTGTGCAACCATGTACAGCTTTTCCATACGGATACGCGGGGCGAGATTGATTTCTGCCTGACGGTCATACATGTGCTTCGTACCGAGACCCTTGATGAGTTCAATCTGCTTCAGCCCAATCTGGTAATCGTCGTGGATGTTGATTGTAAGCGTACGGGTAATCCCGGCAGCTACTGCACAATTGTGAGCATCTTCAAGGTCTGGCTGGACTCCGTTCGGGAGGAACACGCCGATTACCTTGTCCGCGCCTAAAGTCCTCGTGGCAAGCTTGCCGACAACCAAGGAGTCGGTTCCGCCGGACATACCGAGAACGAGAAATTCGCCGTGATTTTCTTGCATCGTGAGCTTAATCCACTGTCCGATGCTATCGGCCATTTCGATGAACTTGGCGGTTTCTTCTTCAGTCATTTTATCTGGCGTGAGCATTATGCGGCTCCTTTGTAAATAGTGGGGACGACATCGCAGAGCATGGAACGGGCAAGCGTGAATGCCGCTTCCTGAGCCTGCTTGTTCTGTTCGGCATTGATGAAGCAAGCCGCAGTAGCACCGTCGACCACCTCAATTTTTGCATCCGGGAACCAAGCGCGGTCGATTGCCCAGTTGGAGGCATCACAGATGTCCGTGCAGGTACCGGTATAGCGAATGACGATGTTCTTGCCACGGGTAAGTGCGGCAACGGCATCCTGGTCCGTAGAGTCGATATCGAACATAACCTTCGGCCAGTTGATGAAACCAAAGTTATGCTTGTCGATGATGATGGCATTCTTCTTCTTGAGAGCAGCCATGATTCTCGGCTCGATTTCCCATTCCGGTGTGCCGTAGACACAGTGAATCGGGAGACGCTTGCCTTCAATAGACTGGTAATAGGAATCGTCGTCGAAGTGCGTATCGCGGGTGGCGATAATGATGCCGTCCCACGCCTCGATTTCGGCGATTACGGCGTCAATGATGGCTTCTGCAGCCGGATTCTTGAGGACTCCGGTTATGAATCCTATCTGCATGTCGATTACTTTGAGAATCTTGAGAGCTTTATCTATCAGGTTCATTTTTGCTTCTGTTGGTTATAAGCGTATTCCGCCGAAAAGGCCACACTGGTCTACTCGGTCAAGCGGTTGTTTCTTGATTCCATCCGGGAACTTCCTAATGTAGTCGTCGAGGATGCGGTTGTGGTGGAAAGCCAGCTGCATCTTCTGCGCATCGGAGATAGCAACCCACTGGACTTCCTTGGCGTCATCGGCAGGTTCAGCCCCGATGATATGCGGAATTTCAACGGCGAGACCCACATCGTATGCGCCGTGGTCTGGCTTGATGCCTGCGCGGGGGTCCGTCGGATAGTAGACGCCGACACACTCGACTTCGGACTTGTCGATTGTGGTGATACTCGTCTCTTCCTTGACCTCGCGTAGTGCGGCTTCCTCGATATCCTCACCCGGGTCGGCGAATCCGCCCGGGAAGCACCAGTAGCCCATATACGGGCCATACTTCCTGCGGACAAGAAGGACGAATCCCTTGGAAACAATCAGAGTAGTCGCCGTCACGGAGAATGACGGGTAGTTATCCGGGTTTGCACGGGCAATCGCTTCCTTCTCGGCGGCATCGTATTCTTCCTGGGTAACCTGCCCGTACAACTTATTGTCAACGATGTACTCGAGGGCTTCGCCCGGAACATCGGTACCGGCATACATCGGGTTGTGCAGGAGATTGAACCGTGCCTGCGTAGAGGATGTCGCCGGTATCCTGGCATTGACAATCCTGAGACGCTCCCCGACATCATCGTTGGGACGGTTAATCCTCCGGTCATTTAACGGAATGTCATTGCGCCCGAACACCATGAAGGAGAACTGGGTAAGCAATTCCTCGCTATGCTCCCACCGGTGGAAATCGTGGAGCATACGCCATTCATCGGCGCCCATGCAGATGGTGACCTTCGACGGGTCAAGTTTGAGGGTTTCGGTGAGGAACTGGTATGTGCGCACCGGCTGTTCGACAATCTGAACAACATTGTCATCCTCGGCCCAACGGTCGGAATAACGACAAATTTCCTGAAATACTGTACGGAGCATGCGCTTTCGTGTGCCTGCCCTTACAGTATATTTCTTTTCGTCATTATTACTTACCATAAGGATGAGTGCAACCGGAAGAGGTCTATCGATATCAACCGGCTTAAACCTTTCGTTGGCAATCGCAATCATCTGGTTCAACAGGGCACGGATAATTTCCTTGTGACCGGTTGTCACCGGGTCGAACGCTCCTCCGTAAACAAGGATGTGCTTCGCATTGCGAACATTGTCATACAGAGTGACCTTATCCTTGACCTCAGCCGGCTTATCATGTAACGACATAACTGCAAACGACTTCTTTGCAAAGGACTTGGCAACTTCAACAGACTTGTTAAACACCGTGTAAAACAGGTCGCCCGGTGTTAAATCGATATCACACGACTGGAGCACCTTAGAAGTCCTCTGGCGGCCCAAATCGTTAAGTTGTCCGGCAGCTTCTGCAATTCCATAGGCTTCCTTGCGGTCGACAAAGCGGAAATTGTTGCTATCTTCGCCGGCAATAAAGCCAGTACAGCTAGGTACATCGCTTGCAACCCATTCGTAGTCATCCTTGAGAGACATCAGGTTCATAGATGCATCGCCGTGGTCCTTCGCGACTGCAAACGGCTGACTGAAATTAGGGGCAAATCCCTTGAATGCACAGATAATCTTTTCCATAGCTCAAATATAGCAAAAATCCCCGTTTCCGGGGATTCTTTTAAGTCTAATCGGGTAGTCCGGTGTACTTCTTTCCGGTATCCACGCGCTCAAACTTCGGCATCGTGAGCTTTACCGCCATGAAGTAATCCTCGCCCATAGGTGTCGCGTTCGGGATAGCCCTTACCGCAATCAGTGATGAAGACTCATCGCGGTATATCTGAATATACAGCTCGCCGTTCTCGCCGCGGTCACCATTGTAGTACAGGAGACGCTGACCATCCGCTGTGCAAAGCTCCTTGCGGAAATCCTTGTCCAGCGTCGCGTGTAGAACATGCGTCTCGGGGTTGTACGAACGCTCACAGCCGGCGCCGGAATACCCCTCCACCAACGCAAGCAGCATATAGGCTTCGTCAATGTGGCACTGCGATGCAACCGTAGGGTCATGCTGGCGCAACTGGTAGTGAATCTCGGTAAGCCTTGCGAGAAGCGCGGGAACCTTCGGGGAACGGTCCGCGACAGCCTGCATCGCGCCGTTCAGCGTATCCCAGAACACATCAAGGATGTCCAGGGTCTTCGAGCGGAATTCCCGGTATACCCTGTCGATATCGGCCGTGCACTCGTTGTACTTTTTGATGACCGTCTTGGCGGCACGGTCAATGTAGTCGAAGTCACTTTCGTCAGGATGCTTCGCCTCGTCGATTACTGTGTAGTCATCGAGAAGGCATTCCACAATCCTTTCAGGACCCTTTACATTGCACCGGAATCCAAACTTACGCGGAACCAAGATATCATTGTCGACAATATTAATCAGGGAATTCGCCCCGAGCATGGAAATCTTGCGGATACCCTCGATATTTTCGTTTACAAGGATGTTCCCGTCAAGCATTCCCTGCATCGTCTTCCTACCGGGATTAAACCATTCTGCGGACGAAACCTGTGACAACAGGATATGGAACCGGTTCATAGCAACCTTTGCTTCTTCTGCCGTCTCATCGGTAAAGGTATGGTCCTTGAAGTCACGGTAGGACGGCTTCGGCTTATAGGTCTTTTCATTATCGAGAGTCATCCCGAAGTTCTCGATAATGTAGTTCCTTGCGTCGGCTATAGCCTCCTCGGGCCGTTTCATATCACGGTTAATCACCATAGCCCTGCCATGGGGCTGCCGCTTGTTGAACTTGATGCCGAACCCGTAACGGGTAACATTCAGCGTACCGACGACCTTGCAGGCATTTTCACCATCCGTATCGACAATATCAGCGGAAAAAAGAAGGAATGGCTTTGGAGCCACCCCTTCCTCGAATATCACAGTACGCATTAGGCAGCCACCTCGAACTCGTCGATGATATTACCCTTCGGGTCAAACTTAACCAGTTTTCCACCGTAGATAATCTCATCGAGCTGCTTACGGCTGAAGCGGTCAATCGGAGCCCAGTTGTATGCGAGCTTTGTATCGATGATTGTCTTCTGGTCGGTGCACATGCACTTGCCTTCACTGTCGGAAAGCTTGACGACATGCTGGCCGTTGCATTCGGTGACCTTCATCACGATGGGCAACGGCTGCTTTGCACCCGGCTTGCAGCAGATTGTGGCAGAGAGGAATGTACCGATACCGAATGCGACATTGATATCCTTGTAGAACTCCCAGGCAATCTTGAGTGCCTTGTCCGCATCCAAGCTGTCGCTCCAGCAGGCCGTCTTGGACTTCGGGTCGACCTTTCCACGCCTGTAGTGGTCGATGAGCATGTGCCCCCACTTGAACGGGTCGCCGCTGTCGTGGCGGCAGCCGTCGTAGAGCTTCATGAAGGACACGTCGAAGTCGCGGAGGAACGCAGCGAAACCGAAGTTGTCGCTCAAGGCGATACCGAGGGAACCGCGGAACTCGTCGTCCCAGTTGGAAAGGACCCACTTCTGGGCGTCCTTCAGGCGAATGCCCTTTGCCTGTGCGATTGCGTAAAGCTCGTGGGCAAATGTGCCAATCGCTTTACAGTCGCACTTGATTGCGAGCCAGACGTTGGATGTTCCCACGAATGCCGGGCAGAACTTGAGGAGGTACATGACCATGTACTCGTTCCACTCGTTGCTGATGCCACGGCGGACACCGAAGTCGGAAACCGTGAAGCGGCATCCTTCGCGCCAAGCCTTGTTCCACTTGACGACGACTTCCTCGAGGTTCTTCTTGGCGTATTCCCAGTCGAACTCCTCGCCCTCGAAGTAGAGCTGCTGCACAATCTGCAGCACATATATTTCGAACCAGAACACATCGAGCTGCGGACCTTCGGCAACGATGCGGACGCCGCCGTTCACGGACGGGTCGGCGAATACGCGGATGTACTTGCGGTCAAGCTGGAGCTTCTCGAGGTAACGGATGAAGTCATCGCTGAGCCACGGGAGCTTCTTGCGGATGCCCTCGATTTCTTCCTTGGTGTAGCGCAAGGTGCAGAGCCAGTCGAGTTCGGCACAGATGTCCTCAATGAGATAAGTGAGGTCTACGCCCTTCGTACGGAGGCAGAATTCCCATTTAGCCTTATCATTATAACAGCGATGCTTGTAGAACTGACCCATTGAGTATTTATAAGTATCTGTTTGGGTCAGATGCTCAATGATATGCTTATCCGGGTTGCGCCGGGTAAACTTCTTGATAGCCTTCGTGATAATCTTCTTGCGCTTCGGACGGGTCTTGAACGGGTCAATTCCCTTCTTGAGCAAAGCCTTGTCACTTAGTTTCCGTGTCATTTTCGTTATCCCTGTTGATGTTTTCCTGTTTAAATTCCTGCATTTTCAGATTCTCCAAGGTTACCTTGCGCATACCCTTGTAGATACTCTCGCGGATGGCCATCCAGCCTTCCTCGGATATCGAACCATTCAATGCCCACCGTCCCGCCGAAGCGGCCGCGCCGATGACCGTCGGGTAATCGTCGAACTCCTTGCGAGCCAGCTCGTAAACCGCCCGGCCGGCGTCAACCTTGTCGCTAACACATCTGTCGGCGAATCCCTGTATACGAGTATACAAGCTGTCGAAGATTTCGCCGAAGCTTTTCAGGAACGCCTTAATGTCCACCAGTTCCTCCGGGACGCTCTTGACGGTTTCGTCCGGGAACTTCCCGTCCTTCCACGAGAATATATCCAAGAGGTTCCTCGGGGTGAGGCTGTGGAACAGCTTCTGCGCGGCAAGGAACTCCGGACCCTTGAGCTTCACCTTGAACCCGTCGCCGTAGGTAAGGACGAGCCCTTCCTTGCTTGCCGGCAGCTTCTTGACATACTCGCAGGTAGCCTCGAAGGACGGAAGCTCGATGCGCTCGGCGAGAGGCACTCCCATCGCCTTGGCAATCATCTTCAGGTTCTCGTAGGAATATTCCCTGCCGGTAGCATTCAGGATTACCCCGGTAAGCACACAGGCCTCGTAGTCGTACCTGATAGGATGGACATCCTCCTTGCAGAGAATCTCGAACATATAGGTACATCCGGAAGCCATGTAGTTCTGGATTCCCCTCTCGCGGAGCCACTTTTCGGCCCATTCGCCCTGGAAAGCCGTGAATGCACCCGAAGTGGTTACCAAAAGATTCCCGTCGACGATACCCGCGATGCACAGCGAACCGTCAAGCTTGTCGGTCGCGCTGAACCATCCTTTCGGGTCGAACTTCGGCTCGTACCCGGGAATCTTGCTGAGCAGGTCGAACAGCGAAGTATGCTGCATCGTCTCGCTATAGAGTTCCCCGAAGTTGAAGAACTTGGACCACGGGCGCAGTACGCACTCGCCGTCGCTGACCCTAAATACATGCCCCCTCGAGTTGAGGGTGATTTCGTCCCATCGCTGGTCGTATATCGTGTACTCGGTATACTTGAACTTGACATATTTCCTGTCAGGCGAATATGTCATGATTAAGTCCGGGCCGTCGGCACGGGCGATATACTCGGAAAGCGGGGGTAATTTTTCTACCATAGGTTTAAGCTCGCTTAAAATTTGTTAATTTCAAATATAGCAATTTTACTGGCGGAGAGCGCCAAATACCGAACCTATGAAATACAAGTGTGTGTATCCAAAGTGCGATTACGAGACAGACGAGCGTTCACTTATCCATTTCCACCATGTAGTCCCAAGGGAACTCAAGAGGAAGCTCAACAGGAGGCTGACGCTTCCTTTCTGCCCGATACACCACAACCTCATATTCCACCCGGACGCCCAGAGCGGCCAGCACTCGGAAATCAGGGAAGGCTCCCTTGTCATTGAGCAGGTGGCCCCGACCAATACGGGCAAGGCGATTATCTACAGGGACATGGCGGGGAACGAAATAACTGTCAATGTGGATGTACGGAGGGTCACCGCGGGGACCATATCGGTGCTCCGGTGGGATATCGTGAACGGTCTGACCGAGGAAGAGCTCATCGAAAGCGACCCGAAGATTGAATCCGTTGTCGACCGTCGTGGATACTACACAGATGGGCACTCCATATACTTCACCGACGGGTTCCGCCATGTAGCAGTGGACCTCCTCCGCGGAATCATCTCCACCTACATAGCAAAGATGGAAGGTGAATACGAAAAGGCCCTGGCAAAAGCCAAGGCCGACCGCGACGAACTGGACAAAATCTAGTTCTTCACTTCCTCTATATTGAGCATCTCGCGCATCTTCGCGTCGATGATATCGAATGCCGTCGTCAATCCGCTATTGAACCCGGTACCGTAGGCATCGATAACACCCTGCGATATGTTGCGTGTAAGCTCCTCGGAAAACGCTACCCCCATTTGTTCCGGGGTAAGTATGTCAGCTTTCTCCTTACGAATCCTCTTCGCGTTCTTTTCGTAGGTATTGATAATCTTGACGACAATGGTCTCTATAGTCTGCTTATTCCCGTCAATCGCCCGGGATATCAGGTCCCCGATTTGGTCTTTGGAAAGAGTGACTTTAACCAGCCCCTCGATTGGCTTATTTTCTTCTCCGTTGGTTCCGTCCATGCCAGTTATTCCTCCTTGATGTCAGGGATGTATAGGTTTGTAACGCCGTCATCCTTGACAAGGGAATGACCCTTGGAATCCTTCCCGAACCGCTCGGTGAATGTCTTGGTGTTAAACGGCTTGGTAATCAGGTGAATCCCGGTGCGGCTATGGAGGACAGCAATTTTCTTGTCGCCATTGACCGGTGTGCAGGATTCGTTGATGAACTTCATGTAGGTATCGGAAATCTCCTCGACCGAACGAAATCCTTCGACATCCGGCTTAACGAGGTCCGCGTCGATATCGATAATCCACTTTGTCGTAGAGCGGTCTTCGGAATTGTACATACCAAGCGCATTGGAGTATAAGCTTGCCGCAGACTTCAGCCGAGGGAATTTAAACGGCTTGCCGGTTACCGGGTCGACACGGTTGCCAGTCATTATCATCGAGGCATCCCCATGGCGGATAGCCTTGCGGATAGTGGCGTTATACTGGATTTCTCGACGGAGAATCTCAATCTGGACATAGAGGTTGGCTTCCTGTACATTCCTCTGGTTGAGTCGGATGATTGCGCGGGCGCCGAGACGGTCACATTCCGCCTTGATGCGGGGCTTGAGCGAATCCCACTCCTTGAAGGACTTAATATGGTAGTCGCGAACCATGCGTTCGCCAGTAGTCCCGTGGTCCTTGCCACGCCAAATAATTTCGACGAAGTACATATCGCCGTTGAGTTCAAAGTGGATTAAGTCCCTAATCCTATCAAAATTGTCGACCATAATTTTTTCCTTCAAATTATAGGGATTCGAGTTACCGCTTTAAATTTACATAATCGGTTGCTTCCCTTAGCAAAGATAGCAATTCCTCGGCAACAGGAGGTTCATACTTGCACAGCAACTCGTTGATATTCAAGTCTTTCTCGATAAAATAATTGGGGTCGGCCCACAGCAGGCATATTTCGTACTGCCCCTTGGTAAGCTTCAGGAATTTCTTCGCCGCATCAGTCTCGGCAAGCGCCGCAGCGATATACCCGGCATCCAAGTCGGATATCTTGATGTAGTTGCCGTACCGGTAGGTTTCCAAACGCATATCGATATACGGCGAAACATATATCGCATAATTCTTCGGCTCTTCTTCCGGCGCCCAACTGGCGGCAGCATCCTTGTGACCAACCCGGCGAAGCACCGAGGTAGACCTTCTCAGTATCCGTCTAAGCCAATGAAGAGCAATGAGCAGGTATAGCGCCTTCTTCAGCACAGTATAGATTCCCTCGCCTTCTTCAGCTTGAGATAGGTGTGGACATTGTAGTGGACACATGGATTATCCGGGTTAGTCTCGTTATGGTCCGGATAGAAGTCAAGCACATAGCGGGTGACCGCCTGGGAACGGGACTTGCCGGCCCTGCAGTGAACCATTATGTCCATATCCTTGTGGGACTCGATGAACCGGACTATTTTCCCGGCGGTCTCATTGGTTATCCCGTGAGCAGTAAGCGGGTCGCTATTGTCGCCATCGTCGCGCATATCGAAATAATCGACATCAACCGTTATGTCGTCGAACTCCACATTGAGGACATTTTCGTGGTCTTCGGAGAAGAAATGCGGGTCGCCGTCACGGAGAACCCGGTTAGCCACTTCCGGGTTGCAGCAGATGGAAATCACGGCGAAATCCTTGGGAGGATTAGCGTCGCTGAACCCGTGTTCACGGCAGTACTTCTCGAAGTTTCGCTTGCTGAAACAGATTATCTTCATCGGGGGAACCTACTTGAGCGAACTAGGAACCTTGAGCTTCTTGCCGCACGGGCACCTGAGAACCAAGTTCTTGTATCGTTCGAGCTCGGCCTTGAGGTTCTTGTTCTCGTTGCGCAAGGCGGCAAGCTCGATTGCAATCTTGCTATCAACTTTCGGGGAGCCGTCCGGGTTCATCCCGCACATATCCATAAGTTTTTCGTAGCTGAACGGATTATCATCAGCCATAATAGTCTCCTTAATTTCCTTCCATAGGCATGTATTGTCAGTTTAGCGGATGCCGCCGCTTATTCCAGCGCGACTACCGGATGTCCCTCGCACAGCCCGTGGTAGACATGGTTGGCCGTGTAGAGCTTTTCCGCCGGTATCGGGGCGTAGGCGACTTCCCAGGACACATTGTTCTGCATCTTGAAGTCCTTCCACGGGAGGGAGCTGAACCGTTCCTCCTCATGGGTATGCCCGTGTACAAGCACGGTCTTCGCCGGGTCGAGCTTCTGCCGGTACGCCATCAGGTTCCTGGAATCCGGACGGTCCACCTGACGCTTCGAGAAGAACGGAAAGTGCTGACAGAAATACACCTTGTCGTGCCAACGCAGTACGGCGTAGTCCCTGATGTCGACCAGGCCGCCATGTACGCTCTTGTCGTGGTTCCCGCGGATGTACAGCTTGATACCCGGGAGCGGACCGTACAGAGCGTTGAACTTCTCGTCGAATTCCTCCTGCGTATCGGAGTGCCCCATCATGAAATCACCGAGGAACACCACGACATCATCCGGCCGAATCAGCGTCATCCACTTATTGCGCATGTCGTCGTTCATTTCCTTAGTAGTCTGGTATGTCCGGATACGCTCGAAGTGCTTCGGGGACGCCGGAGTGAGCTTTGCGTGATTGAAATGGGTATCCGATATGAAGAACAGCCTGGAGCTATCCGGGATGACCTGGGAGAAATATGTTCGTTCGGACTGTTCGTCCGGAATTGAAAGATTTAAAACTTCAGACATTTTTATTTTCCTCTGGGAGTCTTCGGCGTTCCCGAAGTTCTCCCGGTGTGACACGGAATACCGGCAAGCTCGAAAACTCGTCTGGGAGCGACGCCAGCAAGTCGATGAACATTTCATCGAGCTGCTCGTCGGTTACCGGGTCGTGGAGATATTTAGAATCCTTGAAGCATTCCTCAACTTCCTTCACAAGGGAATCGCTCAGGTTCATCATATCTTCGTATGAATATGTACCCTTCTTGATACTGAGAAGGTAATCGCGCTTGTCGCTGCAGTCTACCGTCACTTTTCCGGTAAGCGCGATGTTCTTAGCTGTAAGCAGGAGACGGATGCAGTGCATCGTATTCTTTGCATCGTATCCCTTGCCGTGTTTTTCGGTTTCCGCATACCTGACCTCGTTGCGTTCCTTCTTTACCCAGTTCCAGTAATGGGTATGTTCCTTGCAGTCATGAGAGAACGCATCTGGGTTGAATGTCAGGAAGGCAACCGGATTGAGACCCTTCGGAATATGCTTGGCAAGCTGGATATCGCAGGCCTTCTTTTCGTCCGTGACGACGCCGTATGCCCAGCGCCATTTGTGTTCAGGAATTTCCTCGGGCGGACGGTCTGGCTGCAACAAGGAATAGCTAAGTCCTTCAGCTTTATCCTGATAGTACAGCGCATAGGTATTCTTGCAGTGGTCAATCTTTGCCAATCCGTACCACTTCTGGTCTTGTTTTGCCAGAGTATCCTGCTCAGCAAGGAACTGCTTGAACGGCTTGCACTTGATGTCCTGGCCGTACACATAACAGTAATCGAGAACCTGCGGAGCTTCCTCGGGGCACGGGTTATTGAATTTCTTGTTGAGGCCGTACGCGCGGCTCAACTGAGTCTTGGCATATTCCTGGTAGGACTTGAGGACTCGGGTTGTAACCCAGATATCCTTCGGAATCGCGTCGAAAAGTTCCTTACCCTTGAGTATGCACCTTTCGGGGCTATTGAGCAACTCCAGAGCGTTCGGGTTGCCCTGCTGCAAATACTGGAGGAAGTTGGAGAGTTCCCAGTATTCGGTGTTATTCTTGTCGTCAGCTACACGCATATCCGGCTTGAACGACACCCTTTCCTTCATCGGCAACACATAGACGCCGCGGACATCAGTATCAGATGTCTCGGTGGCAAGTCCGAAAGACTGGCTTCCCACGACAGCTTCCATGAGTATCCAGCCCTTTTCCTTGAGTTCTTCAATAGTCATATTTTTACCTCTATCCCAAATATAGCAAAAAGACCGCCGAAGCGGTCTTCATTGCTACCTGGCGACCTTCGATATGTTCGCCATAAGTTGACATACTCTCACGACTAAAGTCGTGGGATTCTGGGAGTTGCCACAGATGGGCAACATGTCCCAAAGGTAGATGCCCCTACCTTACATAAGTTAATTGCGGCATTCCTATCCCTATCGTGTTCCGCACCACATTTAGGACATATCCAATGACGGATTGACGCATCCTTCAATTTGTGGTTTTTATAACCGCATTCGGAGCATAGCTGACTGGATGGATACCACTTGTCTGCGTACATGACCGTCTTACCAGTCCTATGAGCTACATATTCGAGAACGCTCAAGAAGGTATCGAACCCGAAGTCATACATGGACTTTTTGTACTTCCTGGATAGATTACCCAAGTCCAGCGTTTCAAACACCATCACATCGTAATCACGGCAGAACCGCCGAGCCAACTTCCAGTGCATGTCCGAACGCTGATTAGCCACCTTCTCGTGTAGCTTCTGCAATGTACGCAGCGAGCCTCGCTTACCTTTAGACTTTCGGTATTTCTCCGATAAGTTCCTTAAAGAATTGAGGTTCTTCTGCAAGATTTTAGGCATACTGCAATCATCACCGTTAGAGGAAACCAAGAAGTCATGCACACTGAAGTCGAAACCAACGATTTCACCCGATTTAGTCCACTCTGTCTGTGTACATTCTTGCTCTACGACTACATAAATATAGAAACCATTACTCTTGCGTTTGACGGTGAGCGTTTTAATCTTGCCGTCGAAATCCCTGCTGTTCCAGTAGGGAAAGTCTTTCTTGCCTATCTTAACATGATTTAAGTCGTGAAACTTGTATCCAGCTTGCTTCGTCGTGAATGAATGATATTTAGCCGTCTTCTGGAAGTGAGGAGGATTAGTCTTCTTTCCAGCTTTCAAATTCGAGAAGAATAAATGGTATGCCCGGTCTATCCTATCCGTTATGTCTTGGATGGCTTGCGAAGGAACTTCGTTCCACTCTGTATATTGTTTCTTCAACTTTGTGAGGTACTTCTGTAACTGGTACTTATTCAACATCTTATGGTAGATGCCATAGTACCGACGGTGCAGAGCAATACAGTGGTTGAATATCCGACCAGCAATAACAAGTATATTGTCGAGATACTTCAAGGAATCCCGATTGTACAGCTTGTATTTGTATGTATTCAATTCAACCATAGATAAGCAAAATGTCCACAGAACGCTTAATTTGCCCGTCAGCATTCCGTGGACATTCTAAATTCTAAATTCTAAATTCTAATCGTGATAGGAGGACGGGCAAGAACTCTTATCTTAATAAAGTTTATAATAATATACTAAAACTTTTCCTACTTAGCAACCGTTTCCATCATCCTACGGCAAAAAAAAAACGTGACATTTCGGTTCAGCGTAAGCCATTATAGCCGCGGATTGCGGTACTTGAACGGGTTCCGCAACGGATTCTACCTGGATATTTTCCTGTGGCGGAGACGGTATCTTATGTCTAGGAGTTTTAGTGGTCATACTTAAACCTTCCTTATTAAATGTGGCCGTCAGAGGTTCCGAAACAGCGAATCGGAGAATACTCGATTAAATATGCCCAATCGTCGCCGACCGTCGTAATTTCGCCGACAAATACCGATTCCGTAATGCCGTCAAGCTGGAGTATCTTACGGTTATACATATTGTCCTTGAACGAGAAACATTCGGTCTTAAGATTATTGACCAATTCGTCGCAATGGGCCAATACTGCTCGTGCGAGCAGTTGCCTTAAGGTCTTCTCATTCATATTCAGCCAAGGTTCACGAGTCAATTCGCTGTTAAAATTGTTGGCATAGAATCTTTGCACATCGAGAATACCTGAAATATCCACCGAAGCAACGGCCAAGGTCGCCGCCTTATAGAACTTCGCCACATCGACTTCTTTGGCTGAAGCTTTAGGGTATATTGTCTCGAGGCCGCCCGTCTTTGGCGGTTCAGCCGTTTCGACCGGTTCTTCGGAAATGGTAGCTTCCGGCGCATCAGCGTCTACCGTGGTCACCTTGATAGCATTTGCCGCCTTCTTTACGGGAGGATGCACGACAGGTTCCGTATCATGAGAATCGTGCGGGTAATCACGGTCGACTACGGATATCGGCTGGCCGAAAGATTCGGACGCCAAAGTATTATATAGTTCAATTGTACCGATTCTAGCCAACAAGTCATTCATCATGATTGACGGTGAGCCAATCGTGGCGGCAGGAATATTATGCCATTCGGCAACATCAGGGTATACGGAATTATCATACAACAGTCCATCGGTATACCCAAGTTGAGTGTTATGTCCAAAACAAGCGCACAGCCAAATGCTATAATCGTTGTATTCAAGTATAAAGCCGGAATCAATCTTTTTATCAGTGGATAAAAAGTCTGCATAATCGCGCAAGCACAACGAACAATTAAAAGTCCATTCTGGGTAGTTGCTATCGTAAAAACGCGATTTCCCAACACGGTCAATATAGGGAACACCCGAATTATTTTCAAGTGTAACATTAAGTTCTTTCTTTAAAAGCTCATTAATGGCGTCACAACGAGATGCAACTGAATCTAACGGTTGCTTACCGTCCTTTCCCATTCGATATAAATATGATAACGCCTTGCCTAATGCAGAATCGGCTAATGATTCAATAAAGCGTTCTTGATTAGTAACACTCTTATGTATATAGAAACTGATATTATAAGTAATTTTCATATTTCAAATATAGCAAAAACTACAGCTCGAGCAGTCGGTCCAGTTTCCCGGTCTCGACCATCGTGTCGATTTGGGCATACGCCCTTTCGATAACAGCCAGTCCACCATCGATATCCTCGTCGCCGAACAGCAGCACGATGTCGTCATCAAGGTCGATTGACATGCTGTGAATCTGGTCCCCGAAGCATATCGTCCGCTTGTTTGGCGCAAGCACATCTATGTAGCAACGGTCGACACCAGGGTTGAATACCATCGGGTACCCGTGGATGTCGCAGTACTTGACGAGCTTCATTATGCGCTCGTCTTCCCCGGTCCACTCCAGCAGGTTCACCCGGGCTGTCTTAGACGGGTCAAACGGCCCATTCTTCGGATTCATACCCGGTCCCCCACAAGCTCGGCAAGAGTCTTGAACTCGCCCTTGTACAACCCCTGCGACCTGAACAGGTACACCAGCTCCCTGCGCTTAGACTCGAGCAGCTGCAGGAATGCGTCATGCTGGTAAATATTGGTTGGCCGGGGATGCTCTATATGGCATACACCGTCCCGTTCCATGACGGGCGTCGTCCGGATAGGAATGCCACCGTAGAAGCACTCCATCCCGACGAAGCCGTCCTCCCCTCCCCATCTCCCGGCAAATGCCGGGCTGAAAACGGAACGGTGGCCATACAGTTTTCCGTTAAGGTCACTAAGGGCCTTGACGGCCTCCCCCGTAATACCGAAGTTGCAAGTCCATACCACCCCAGAATCGGCTATGTACCGTTCCGAAGTCACTGTACCCGGCTTGTCCGTAAAAATAGGAATCGGACGGGAAGCTATCGCCTCCCTCTGGTCGTGCGAACCCCACTTGCATTCCGTGCGGCGCCCCACGGTGACACACCCGGGCTCCATTGCGGCTACATGGGATTCAACCATCTGCGGCAACGGAATACAGTCGCCGTCGGTAAATATCACCAGGTCGCAGTCGTACAGCATAGCCAGCGCCAAGTCACGGCACCTCCCTGCGCCAAACGGAGGAACACCCGGCATCATCGGCGGCCGCCCCATCGGGTTCACACGGGTACTTACCGCAAGGAACTCGCATCCCGGAATTGCCGAGTACGCCCTGTTCACGGCGACCCGTTCGACGATTGACGGCCTGTCCATCACCACGAGCACACGGTCGGGCTTCACCGTCTGGGAAAGAACGCCTTCCACGATGGCGGGGGCGTACTTTTCCTGTTCCTTGCACAATATAGTCAGAGCTATCTTCATAAAATATTCGGCCAAGAAGATGCCACCTGCCGCGATTAGCGGTCCGGGACCCTTTAGGGTGGCATAGGAATAGCCGCCTCCAACAAAACTATAGCAAAATATATTGGAATTGGATAAAATATTTTGTAAATTATATAAACATTTTAATGTATCGGAATTATTGGCCTTCTTCTGGTACAAGATAGGAATTTTAGATGCTCGGTAGATACTGAAGGCCAAAATAAGTGTCTACCGGGCATTGCTTGTTTTATGGTGATTAGTTATAACGCAGTTCTCATCTTTCCTAATACGGAAACCGAATCGAGATACAAGGAAGTTCTCGATGCTGAGAAGGATTGCTATAACTATCTTAGCCAGATATTCGACCGAATAAACTTTAAGCACCATAGATTAAGTCGATACGATGTACAATCGGAATATTACAAGGAACTTAGGGAGAAATTTCCATTATTAAGCAGCCAGATGGTCCTGAAGACTATATTGGAAGCTGTAGGCAACTGGACTACTTGCATAGCAAACGAAAAGGACAATTTCGAACCGCCTATCAAAAAGAACCTTTCCATGGTTCTCGACAAGCGACTGTACAGCAATTTAACGCGTAATACCGTCGATTTGACTATACCCGGTTTCAAACGGGTCCACTGTACCATTGAAACATACGAACAGCTAGACAAGTTGTTTGAGGTATACCGCCCGCAGAACTGCAATATATTCTATCGAAACGGTCGGTTCTTCCTAACGATACAGTTCGATGTACCGGAAATTGAGCACACCGAAGGCGAAGCTATCGGTATCGACCGAGGAATTCGCCGTATAGTGACCTGTTCCGATGGAACCGGGTGGATTAACCGTGATTTCAACCGAGAACGAAGGAAGCTCCGCTATCTTCGCCGTTGCTTAAAGTCAAAGAATAGCAAGTCCGCTAAGCGTCATTTGAGGAAATTGTCAAAGACTGAACGAAATCGTTCGAAGAACGAAGTCCATCGAGTAGTGAACTGGCTTCTTACCAAGGACTATACTACCTATGTACTAGAAGATTTAAGCAAAATTAAGAAGTCTACTTCCAAGAAAACCATCAAGATATATGGGAAGAACACGGAAGTCAAACGAAAGAAGCATAATAACCGGTTTGGGCAGATTCCTCTGAAAGAAATCCAGACCACGCTAGAGTACAAGGCACCGCTTCTCGGGAAGGAAGTGGTAACAGTTGAACCAGCTTATACATCCCGCCTCGACTACCGAGGATTGCCCGAAGGCAAACGGCTGGGTACTCGTTATTATGCCTCGAACGGAGAATTGCTTGATGCCGATGGTAATGGCGCTTGCAATATCGCCCTCCGTCACCGCCCCGACTCAATCGTAGTCAAGCCGACATACGGCTCTATGATATTCTCGGGCAGGCCGATGTCAACCGGCCAATCGTGGTTACAACTATTTCAAACGGTTGCAACTACAAGCTCACCGCCTAAAGGCGGTGCGTAGTTGACTTTTTCCTCTCCTCGCAATGCTTGCGGTAGACTTCGGGCGCATTCATCCCGACATCCTTCCAAAGCCCGTTATCAAGCACATGCTGAACCGTGCCAACAAGCTTATTAACCGGGCACTCGACAATAGCCTTCCCGAACTCGTTATGCGGGCTGCGCTCCGAAATGACACAAGCGCCATTGATTACCGGATAGAACATACGGACCTGTTCCTGCCGGCAGCCATCAACGAAAGAATGAACATTAAGAATTACCTTAGAACGGGCAATCATATCCTTCAGCTTGTCACCGGAAATCCCGGTAGCCCAGACGGTAGAATAAGAATTCCAGGTATTCGCCATAAGAGCACCGAGAATACTCATCCGGCGCGGAGTAGGGAATCCATAGAAAAGGATGTCGATGTCCTTATCCTTCGGCTCGATATCCTTGAGCGCATCACAGAATACCATCGGGCGATAAACCGGCTTGAACCGGTGCCGTGCCATCCACTCCATATTCGACAGGTCGTATTCCCATATCTCGTCGGCGTTCGCCAGCCAGTTAGCCGAATGCGCCTGCTGCGGTGTACGCGGCGCATTCCCCCAAGCCCACTTGGAACTGTCAAACATCTGCTCCAACTGGTAGACAATAATCTTCTTCCCCGGATACTTCTTCCGGAGATGCATGGGAAGATACTTAGCGACATTGTAGCCAAGCACCACGACAGAATCGTCATAAGCCCTGTCCCCATCGTAGAGCGCGTGAAGCATGCGCTCCACTTCGGAGAACACGACCTTATTTTCAGAAACAACTATCATCTGATTGCCGAGAAGTCAAAGAGACGGAGGTCGACTACCTGCTTACCGTCAGTAATGAAACTGTAGCTAGAAGCCGGGAAGCCACCGTGTAGGTTATTGAGGGCGTATTCGTTCGGTCCAATCATACTCGGGTTGAAATACACCGGTGATACCGTGCCCGGTAGATACCAGAGACCGCCGATGTGCCAGTGTCCCATAATAGTAGCGTCGAAGTTCTGCCCCGTAGCGCCGAAGATGGCCTGGTCCTTGAAGTTGTCGCGGATGACGGTGGAAAGCGGGGAAACAAATGCGGAGCCGCCCTTGAAACGGTCACCGTGTTCAATCTTCCAGCGCTGTTCGCCGACCGTCGTAAAGCGGACCGGAGAGTCGCCGAAGTTGACCTTGACATTATCGCTGCCCTTGAAGTGGTCCTGAATGAACGCATACAGGATGTACTCGTAGTTGGATATGCCCTTTTCCTTGAACTGGAACTTCATCGTGGTGCGGGCATGGTTACCGACAACGCAGTCAATGTAGATTTTCTTGTAAAGCTTAGCATAAGAATCTATGAGCCCCGTAATGAACTGGTAGTACTCCACGATGCACTTGGTAATGCTCATCTCGTTAGATTCGCGGAGCTCGTCGTGGATGTTGCCGGAGAACATATCCCCGAGCATAAAGATGTGAAGCTCGTCGCAACCAAACTGGGAAGCGTACTCGTAGTTCTTCTGGAAGAAATCGATGTGGCGCCTGCGGGAAATGTCCGTATTGTACGCATTGGCGTTGTTGATTTCGCCCGGCTTGACCACTTCGCCCCAATGAATATCGGAAAGCGGGAGGATGTTATAGAACTTGCCCTTTACAATCCGCTTGGACGGAGTTACCTTGAGCTCGAACTTGTCGGGCTTTGCGGATTCGAGTTCGGCGCTAAGTTCCTTGACAAGCCGGCGGTGCTCATACTCCATTATCTGGCTGTCGGTGTACTTCTTGCGAAGGTGGGTGATTTCCTTCTGCATCATCGCGACCATGCCGATATCCTGCGTTTCCACTGCGGATTCCACGAGTTCCGGGTCAATCCTTTCTTTCGGGGCCTTCTTGGACTTCTTCGGCTTTTCCTCGGCATCCTTGCGCGGACGCCCGCGCTTGGCCACCTGCGGAGGAGTAAGCATTTCCTCGCGGGACATCTGTGAAACTTTCTTGTCGACAAAGGAAGCGTACTTCGTGAGCTGCTTTTCCATTTCGCGCTCGGTCATATCCGATTCGACCCACCCAAGTTTCTTGAGCGTGTCGGTCCACCTGCACACCTGAGCAATATCCCCATTGAGATACTTCATTAGCTTGATGATGGCGGGGTTGGTCTTGACTGAATAGCTAGTTGTCGTGGTCGGTTTGCCAAGAAATGAAAGAATCTTCTCGGCCTCTGCGGTATCTTTCTTGCTGTTCATCGGTTAATTTTCTCCTACCTGTCGTACAAAACAACCGGTCTGTATCAACAAGCTACAAATATATCCACACGGTGTCAACAGCGAACAAATAAGATGTCAACAAAAAAACGGAAAGGTGCCCGGTCATCCCGGGCACCTTGAACACTATGAGCATTAAGAATATCTATTTCTTGGACACTGGAGAGCAGAGCATCGTGTATGTGTTGCCCATCCCTACCGGGTCACCCACGGTAGCTCCCTTGACAATCTCGACAGCTTCATCATGGAGGAACGCCATGACATCTCCCGCGTGAGCCATCTCGCGGCCGCGGAATCGGACACTGAGGCGAACCGGATGTCCTTCAGATACAAACTTGGCGGCCTGTCCAAAAAGCCTGAGACGGTCGGACTTGGATGAATCCGACTTGTCCGCCGGAAGCTTCAGTTCCTTGAGCTTGCTGGAGTTCGCGGCCTGACGCTGCTTCTTTTCCTTTTCTGCAGCAGCCTTCTTCTTTTCATACTCGTACTTCTTGAGGTCACCGAGCATACAGACATTCGGTGTGGAATTAGCGTTAAGTACAATAATGTCGAGTTCGGCTTCCTTCGCCTTAGCCCTGACTTCGGCGGCGGACATAATGCCAATCATTTCGCGATTCGCATTGACCAGCCTGACCTGTTCACTGAGGATTCCATCTTTCTTGGGCGAGCCGAGCGAATATACAGGCGGGAAAGACTTGTCGTTGACAGGTGTAAGGCGGATATTCTTCTTGTTGGCAATATCCTTAGCCTTGCCGGCGGGCATCACGCCCATTGAGCGTCCATTTTCGTCCAAGAGGGTCACCGACGGTGACGGAATGAAGAAATCGTTAAGCATTAGTTTCCTTTATATTTTTAATAATCCAAATATAGCAAAAAAGAAAAGTCCCGGTGGAACCGGGACCCGAATGAGCCGTTTCGACTAGATTTTGTAATCCGGGGACTTCGCCTTGAAGGAGACCGAGAAGTCGTCCCTGCGGCGGAGCACAAGCCCTTCGCGGAGGTGGCTCAGGTTGTTCCCGTACACAGTCTTCGCCGTGGAAATCACGAGGAGATACTGGACATCTGCCGGGAGGCGGAAGTGGTCGTCGATGACCGGGACATACTGGAAGCCGTGCTTTTCGCAGAATGCAACGGTATCCTCGTAGTTATAGCGCTTTACAAACTTGCGGGTATCCGGGTCAATCGGGAACACATCGTAGATACGGATGTCGTGTCCGCCGAGCTGGTAGATATTCTTCTGGATACCTTCACCGACATGCTCACCACGGATGAACCATTCGCCCGGAACTGCAAGGAGCTTCTTATCAAACCCGTAATCGACAACCGTCTTCCAGAACTGCATCTTCTTGCACTTACTGAACGGAAGGTTACGGGTGCGGCTCATGACATAGAGCTTCTTGGTCTTTTCGCCGGTAAAGCGTTCCTTCAACCTTGCAAAGAGGGAAGTGGAGTACCGGGTAGCGATGGAAATCGACTGGCCTTCTAGCTTTTCGGTAGCCACGAAATCCTCGTCCTTGTTCTTGTCATAGATGCTAGAGTAGATTTTCTGCGCGTTGGTCTCGTCGGACTTCAGAGGAGCCCAGTCTGGCCACCCAACAGGGTCATTGTTTACACACTGGCGCAGCCAACGGTACCACCTGAAACGCATGAGCTTCTTATGGATAATCCGGAACAGGAAGAACTTCGGCTCGTCACCGCCAAGCCCTGCTTCCTCCTCGTCCTCCACCGGCTCGGTAATGCCGAGGAAATCGGTGAAGTCCGCGCCTTCCTTAATCTTGTTTTCCGGGATACCGACTACCTTTGGGTCGAACAGGATACCCTCGGAAATCACGCCGAACTTCTTCATGAAGTTAAGGGACTTGATTTCAAAGTGGCGCTCGCGGAGGAACTCGAAGTACGGGTACTTGGACTTCTGCTGGGTAAGCTCCATAGCTTCCTTGAGCTTTTCGAGGGGGATATAATCAGCCGGTTCTTCCGGGACCGGCTCACCCTTGTCCAGCGCCTTCTGTACGGCGTTATTGTACTTCTTGGCAATGGAAGCCTTCTTGGCAAGAACATTGTAAGCATCCCGGTCGGCAATTTCGAGGCCGTCGGGCAAGATGGAACCGATTTCGACATAGAGTGCAAGGTCGCCTTCCTTGAACTCGCCCTTCTTGGCGATGAGGTTCCAGTCAAGAACGGTCACCCGTTCGATACGGTCGGCACCCTCGATAGGATGCACGGATTTTACTCTTTCGATATGAGCAAGCGATTTTCCAAACATAATTTACTCCTTACGGAGTAAACTATGTCATTCTTCTAGAATGGAATGTCTTTTCCTAGACAATCTTTCCCCGGGGGAGGGTCCTTATCGAACCCGGCCGGGCAATACCCGTCCTTATCATGTGGAATCGGGTGCGGTGCAGATATACCGTTGCAGCAGAAACTTTCGTTTCTTTTCGCCATAGCTGCACCATCAGCCGGAGTAGCCTGAGGAAGCGCATCCAGCTGAGGCTTAACTTCTTCATGAGAAAGCTGTTTTCTTTTCGGTTTCTTCGGCTCCTTGCCGTCGTCATAGAAAAATGCGTACGCGCCGCCACCTCGGTTGGTATAGTGCACTACCTGGAACTCGTTAATCTTGAGCCCAAGCTCGTTAGCCCGCTTAGGCACATCCGGCAAACTCTTAATAGTTTCATAGGTTATCATTTTTTACTTCCCCTTTCTATTCATAAATTCCTGTATGGTCTGGCACAGGCTCGGGTCGTCGTACCAGTAGATATCGGCATCCTTGGTAACATCGGCCGCCGGTACCATATCGAGATTCTTGGTACTCTTATGCTCGATAAGGACGGAGCCTACCCGGAGCACATCCGGGAGCTGCTCGGCGGCGCAACGCCACGGATGATTCTCCGAATCGGTCTTCCAGTCGGCCCGCCGTTTCACCGGCTTCGTAAACCAGTACTCCACCTGGCACCATATCTGAACCGTCATCTTAGCCGAGATTGGAAGCATCAGGAAGCCACTGTCGGCAGACCAGGTTAGCCACATATTGCCAAACCGCTTCTCGTCCTTGGTAGGCACACGAGCAATCCCGTCTTCCACCGTTTTAATCCAAGTAGCGCCATTCATAGTAATCTCCTAGATAAGCACATGAAGTTCCCGCGCGGCACGGGTGAACGCCGTGTACTTCAGCTTGTTGCGCTCGATGATATCCTGGTTCTCGTTCATGTCACGCTCGACGACAAATACATTCTGCACCGTAGTACCCTGCGCCTTGTGGGTCGTCATTGCATAGATGTAGTCCACCCAAAGGTAGTAGTTCCGGAGCTCCTTGTACGGCTTCCACGCCTCGGAATGGGTATAGAGCTTCCCCTTTCCGTCATGACCCGGTTCCTTCTCGCGCTCCTTGCATTCTGCAGCCTTCTGGGTAAGGAGGATATTGTATGCCTCTACCGAAGTGCTCTTCAGGATGTACGCGTACATGGTCATCTGGTTCTTCGGAAGTGCGCGGAAATTGTTCACCTTCACTTTCCAGCACTCGAGTCCATAAACCGGGTCTGACTGGTCCTCCACCTCGAGAATCTTGAGGCGTTCCTCCTTGTTGTACACCGGGAAGTACGAGTCAGACTTTCCCGGGGTCTTACGACGGAGGGCTATCGCGGTGCGCACTTCTTCCCCCTCGGCATATTCATCGGTAAGGTCCGGGTAAATCCTCTTACGGATGTACTTGTTCAGCATATCGACAGCGTTATTGCGCCAGCATACCGCCATGCAGTAGTCGGTATCCTTCTTGTATTCTTCCGAGAGGAACCTGTTCATCATCTCTTGGAGAAAAAGGCCGCGGTTGTCATAAAACCGTACCCCGGAACCGTCTTCAAGAATATCATTATCATAGTCGAATTGGTCCTCAGGCTTCGTCATGTCCTGGCGCATCCGAGTAACAAGCTTGACTATCGGGTTGTCGAGAGCGGTACGCATTACCTGCCTGAGTTCAACCCATATCACCAGCCCGAATACTGCAGACTCGGTGAATCCATATTTCTTATCCTGTACAGGAGGGAGCTGACAAGGGTCGCCAATATAGAGAATCTTTGGACGGCTATGCTCAAGGAGGTCCTGCTCGATTTCCGCGATAACCTGACGGGGAAGCATGGAGGCCTCGTCCACCACGATGAGGTCATAGTTCTTCAGCTTGGATTCCGACCCGGGTTCCCTAACAATCCGTTCGCCCTTGTCGTCGTCATCCTTCACGGTAAGCCCCACGAGAGAATAAATCGTACGGTCGTATTCGCGGCCAGTATTCCTCGCAATGACTTCCACCGCCTTGTTGGTCGTAGCTGTACAAATATAGTCGAAGAACTTGCCACGCTTCTTTGCCTGGTCAATCTCGGCAAGCAGCACATTGACGATTGAAGTCTTGCCGGTACCGGCGGCGCCGCGGAGAATCATCTCACGGTTGGGGCCCTCAATAAATGCCTTGATGTATTTCAGGGCCGCCTTCTGGTCATCGGTCAACATCGCGGCAGTCAAGCGCTTCTGGCTCATAGACGGTCAGCCGCCTCCCTGAACCACTTGCACCCGTCATCCTTAAGGAAGCAGACACGGGACAGCTCGCCTTCCCCGTACATGTAGCCCTGGATGATGAACGGGGGATGGTCGACTCCAGACACGAGCCATACAATCCTGCGATAGATTCTGCCGGCGATATCCTCGTCTGCAAGCAAAGAGACCTTTACCTTGTGGCCGTTAAGAAGCTCGACTTCAGAAAACGGAGTATCCTTGTTGACAAACTGTTCCAAGTCAAATGCAGTGTACAGGTGAACGATGCAGTTGTAGTCGTCGCAGCCGGTACGAATCTGCTTCTGACGCCAAACGAACTTCTCGCGGAGCTTCGGCAGCCTTGACACCAGTCGGTTGAGGATATCGACAAGCCGTCGGTTCAACTCCTCGCGGAATTCCTTCGCGGATTCCTTCCCGGTAATCCAGCAGAGCTTCTCCTCGCGAAGATGGACCGGCTTCCCGTTTTCTCCCGTGGTCCACCCGAGCGAACGGCGTGTCTTGAAAATGGGCTTCACCAATCCCGGATGAAAACCCGCCCCGCACCTAGCCATTTCCTCTTGATTGCCGCCCAGAATGAACTGGTCGGCAAGGAAAATGTTCCCTGCCGGTGCATTGAACACATAGCCAAGCACTACGCCGGTATCGGCATAGGTAAATACATAATCGCCATCATTTTTCTTCGTGACGGTGATGAAGTGCTTTTCGAGGTACTTCTTGTCGATAAGCGTGTCGAATTCGATATCTCTTTCGTTTGCAGTCATATTTAACTTCCATTGGTGGGCCAATATTCTATTCAAATATAGCAAAAAATCATAAACTCCAGATAACGAGGTACAAAATGTTCAAGCCGATTTTAAATGCACGACAGAAGCAGTTCATCCACAGCGTCGTTTCGAGGGATAACGGTGAAAACCGCCCCATTCTCGAAGCAATCGTAAAGTCCTACATCCTCAACGAGGGACTGTTCCGCTCGGCGAAGATGCTCGCCTCCAATTTCCGGTCCGCACCGAAGCAGGCCGAACCCCCGAAGTGCCCCGAGCCAGACCCGAAGACACTCCCGGACTACGCATCGCTCAGCCGTGCGATAATGTTCGAGAAGGACTGCTGGGAGAGGGACCTCCGCAAGTTCTACGAGAACTGCGAGCTCATCAAGTACTACCTCTCCACCTACGGAATCCGGGACTTCAACCAGATAGTCCACTCGGAAGCGTTCAAGAACGCCCTGCGGATGGGTCAGCAGCTTGACAAGATGCGCATCAACCCGTTAAAGCGGGACGAGGGTCGGCGCCAGAACATGCACGAGTGCCTCAATATGCTGAACCGCGGCGAGGACCGGGTGCTAATCGAGGGAATCCTGCTTGACTTCGACGACAGTGAACGGGTAGAAGTCGGGCTCCCGCCAGTCATGGAATCCCGTGAGGACAACCTCGGCCCGTTCAAGGAAGCGATGGCCGGCATAGCCAATTTCATGCGGCGCCACGGTAGCTACCCGTGGGAACAGTTCCTGAAGGAAAACCGGATGCTTCTCGCCCGTGCAAACCGATTCGACGAACCGATAAAACCGGACCACTCGAATGCGAAGTCACCGAACAGCGACTTCCGCTACTCGTTAAACTTGAAGGCAACCGCCTAGATAATATCATTTTCGATTGAATTTATTATGCCGAGGGAGATGGCTTCCTCGGCATTCAAGTATACATCGCCGGACATCATCTTGTCGCATTCGGTATCGGATACTCCGACATTCTTGAGTATGCGCTTGAACATCCCGTTGAACATCTCGAGCTCCTCATACATTTCCTTAAGTTCTTTCGGTGTAAGGGTCTTGCTTTCATCACCCTCCTCGTAGCGGCCCGGATGGAACATCATTCTTGAATGGGAGTACATCGTACGAGTGTCCCCGATGCATGTAATCAGTGCGGCCATAGAATAAGCTTTTCCGGATACTACCGTGTGGATATGACAATTCTTCGTCTTAGCTATGGTAAGAGCATCTATGATGCGGAGTCCCTCCTCTATATCCCCACCGTCACTAGAAATAATAACGGTGATGTTGCCCGGGACTTTAGCGACTCTGTGCAATGAGAGAACGAACTTCTCCGAGGAATCCTCGTCGATTTCCCCCGTAATCCTTATTATTCTTTCCGCCTCTTCGTCCCGGGCAATATCAACATCGTCAAAATCGTCGTCGCACATACCTGAAGATTATATGACTTAGCATGCCGGGTGTGCACTTTTCATTGTTGATATCCTGTTGATAAAATGTTATTATCTTGGTTATAGTGTTGATAGATTTTCAAAAGCGTCATTTCCGTATTAAAAACGCTATTTCCAACTTGGAATATTCCAATATATGTAAATGGACGCATTTTATACAAAAAATATCAAAAGTATAGCCAAAATAGCTAAATAGATGCTAGATTTGAATATAGCAAGCACCAATAATCAATATTTGTGTGTTGCATTTAGCAACATATATGTATTCATAAGGAATGCTCGCATCAACGGCCCATAGATGTATAATCTAAAAGTGAATCTTGAACTCTTTGCTCTGGATAACACTTTTCGTTGATTAGACTCAGTGAAGCATAATAATATGCTGAACTATGTTAAAAAGACCATGACACCCTGAGATATTTGGCCAAGTCTCTCGCCCTGTCGAACGATATTAAACAACCCAGATGGGTAAGGGTAGTGTATCGTTCATAAAAATCTTTTTAACCTTGTCGATGGTCACCCACAGGGATTAATCCCTGCATTACCTATTAAATTAGGTATAAAAGGATAGCGAAATGGTTTATGTGTTGAACAAGTCGGGAACCCCACTAATGCCAACTAGACGGTATGGTAAGGTTCGCCGTCTTATCAAAACCGGATTAGCTATTGTAATTCAGCACCAACCGTTCACTATCAAATTATTATATGATACTCTTAACAAAGTACAATTTGTTAATCTAGGTGTTGATGCGGGAAGTAAACATGTTGGCTTTTCGGCATCTACAACACAAACAGTATTGTTTGAAGCTCAACTAGATTTACGAACCGACATCACTAAAAAAATAGCAACTCGCAAACAATATCGTATTGGACGACGCTACCACAAAACACGGTATCGAGAAGCTAGATTTAATAATCGTATCAAATCAAAACGACATAATTGGGTAGCGCCATCAATTAAAAATAAAATCGATAGCCATATATATTGGATTACTCGAATATGTTCTTTTTTACCAATTAAAAAAATAATAATTGAAGTAGGACAATTTGATACTCAATTATTAAAAGCAAATGATAATAATGAACTTGCTCCCAGGGGACGTGACTATCAAACTGGTGTGCAACTCGCCTTTTGGAATACACGCGAATATATATTATACCGCGACAATCACACTTGTCAATGTTGCAAAGGGAAAAGTGGCGATTCGATACTGAACATTCATCACATTGAAAGCCGCAAGATTGGCGGAAATCGACCAGATAATTTAATTACCTTATGTAAAACATGCCATCGCAACTATCACGCTGGTATTTTAAAATTACCTAGTCGAATAAAACGACCCAAATCATATCGGGATGCCGCTACAATGAATATGTTTCGAAACCACATGTATAAACAATTAAAACAAATGCTTGAACCAATTATTCAAGTAAATGTAACATATGGATATATCACTAAGCATTGCCGCATTAAGTATAACCTACCTAAAACACATATAATAGATGCTAGATGCATTAGCGAACACCCATTAGCTAAACCGAGTTCAACATATTGGCGTATCAAAAAACGAAGAAACCATAATAGACAATTGCACAAATCTACCATTCTTAAAGGTGGGTTAAGAAAAAATAATCAAGCACCATATGAAGTATTTGGATTTCGATTATTTGACGCTGTTAAATATCACCAAATGACTTGTTTTGTAACGGGACGCCGTTTAACCGGGTTATTTGCAATAAACAATATTGATAAAACTATACGGGACAATTCAATTAGTTATAAAAAATTATCTCATATGTATCACACTAATTCTAACCTAATGGAGGAAATGATGTATCATTCATCTAATACCAACTAATGAGTGTATACATCATATATTTACATTATGAACCCTGTCATTTCATACTCAGATGAACACTATCACGGGTACCGCGGGTCCGAAATCATCCGGACCAAGCACGGTGAACCAATCTACGCCAAGACAGAAGGGCAGCAGCGCCTCGTCGAAGCAATCGCCAATAACGACATCATCTTCGTGAACGGTCCTTCGGGCACCGGCAAGACCGCCATATCCACCTGGCTAGGCATCGCCGGAATCGACAGGGGCATTTACAAGCATCTCGTCCTGACCCGCCCGGTGGTTACCTCGGGCGAAGAAATCGGGTTCCTCCCGGGTACGATGGATGAAAAGGTGGCTCCCTACATGGAGCCCCTGTATTCCGCCATCAGCCTCATCAAGGGTAGGCGCGACGAGAGGCCGGTAGAATCCAAGGAGCAGCTCCCGGTCGATTTGTCCACCAAGGAGAAACGCAAGAAGCGCGCCGAAAAGAAAGTGGAAGCAGTCGAAGAGCACAAGTCATTCTACGATATCGTACAGGTTTGCCCGCTCGCGTTCATCCGCGGCTCCACGCTCGCCAGTTCATTCATTGTCTGCGACGAATTTCAGAACACGACCATCGCGCAGATGAAGACGATGCTCACCCGCATCGGCCGCGGCTCCAAGATGGTAATCTGCGGGGACAGCAAGCAGTGCGACCTCCCGGAAAATGTAGAATCCGGATTCACCCACGCGATGAAGCTCCTCAAGGGCCTCAAGCGCGTAGCCTTCGTGGAACTGGGCATCGACGACATCGTTCGTCACGGGCTCATCAAGAACATCATCCTTCGCTACGAGCGCCCCGAGGAAGCCAAGAATCTCTCCGAGGAGGAAGCCGCCATGGACTATGTGAAGAAGACACACACGCCTGGCTGGATGAAGGAAGATGACGGAATCGACTTCTCCAAGGATGATATCGAAGACCAAGACGAAAACACCCACGACATCGACCCGGTGGAACCCAAGGAAGAAAGCAGCGAGCCGTCCGGTTTCGAGCCGTTCGACGAGCAGGAGCTCATCAACCGAGAAAACGAGAAGTACGCCGCCGAATACCAGGAGCAAATGGAAGCTCGCCGCGGGCCTCACCACGGGAACTGGCGAAGGACCCGATAGCCTTCCAAAATGAAAAATAAGTGCCTCCGGGTAAATGCCCGGAGGCATCTTTTGTATAAACTTCGAAACATTAAGCAACGAGGAAATTCCACTATGCTCTTGGAAACTCTCACTCCGCACATCCAGACGGCGACATCGTTCCTTATCGCGGTATCCGGGCTGCTAGCAATACTTGGTGCCTTTTTCAAGCCAGTACGAAGCTGGATATCAAGACGGTTTGCCGACAGTGAAGAACGCAAGAAGGAAAAGGAAGAACACCAGAAGGAAATCCTAGCCATCAAGGCAGCAATCGAAAAGACGAACTTGCGGCTGGACGAATACAAGGATATACTGGGCAAGGACCGCGAAGAACAGAAGCTCCTCAAGGAGGCGCTCGTGGGAATGCTCCGGGACAGGCTGACAACGATATACAACCAGGCGGAAACCCGGGGGTATATCGACACTACCTACCGAGCAAACTTCATAGAGATGTACGACATCTACCGCTCGCTAGGCGGGAACCACTATGTGCACGACCTGTATGAAAAAATTAAGACGATGCCCGGGAAACCCCCGAGGACAACCAAGAAGAAAGTGGTATTCTGGTCAGCCGATACCGAAAGAACCGTCGAGGAGCCAAGCGTGGTTCGCCGGCCGAGGACGACAAGGACAAGAGCATATACGAGGATTTGACATGAAAAAGACTTTATTTGACCGGGTTACCCCGATTTACAGGAGCGTGGTGATTCCCCAGTCACACTGGATGGCCGTAAGGCACCCGTACTTCATCCCGATTCAGCCCCCGCCGCCCCCGGGATGTTGCTGCCCGGTTCACGGGAGGCCAATCCTGAGGCCGACAAAGTACGGCCCGGAATGCATACTGAACCAGGCCAATATACCCTGCTGCATGGTGAGCGAAAAGCCGAGGTTCCCTGTAGCCAACCCGGCGGTACCCGACCCGATGATTCCGGAAGACCGAATGTACTAATTGAAAAACCGTTGTCAAAAATCTAACAAAACCTACCAGTAGTAGATAATTGCTGATTTTCTATAGCTTGCTTGAACAAGCCATCGCAACGGCATTTTTCCAGACACTTCTTCACCTTCCACCTAGTAAGGAGTCCTTTCGGAATGAAGTACCTGTATTCGCTATCCCCTGCTCTTATGAGCAGGTTCCCTCTTAACACGGTCGAGGTAAGGCGAAATTTAATGTTCTCGGCCGAATGGATGTCGGCATTCTCGGAATGTCCGCATTCCACGCAGCAAAATTCTTCTTGGGTCTGTCGGTTGCGGTCGTCGATGCAACCGCACTCACCGCACATCTTGGATGTATATTCGGGCTGTACAAGCGATACTAGCAAGCCGTACTTGGGTGCAATATGTATGAACTCGTCCTTCAACGAAGATAGTCCAGTCCGCAGATGCAACCTACCTAGATTAAATCCTTTTGAGTCATTAGCATGGAGTTTGCTCCCTTTGAAGCCGTCGAGGTTCTCCATTGCGATGTGCTTGAGTCCCTTAGCAGCAAAGGCTTGACAGAGCAGTACAATGGCTCGCTTGTTGGACTCGTTCAGCTTTAAGGTGATTGATTCAATGCGAGCTTTGTCCTTCTTGGATATCTTGAACGCATCGTGTTCCTCGCCTTCCTTAAACTTGGTATTGTAATTCTTCTGCTTCTGGTCTATATTGAGTAGTTCGGTTTCTAGGTCAGCTATCAGAGCATCGTCATTCGGCATGAACTCGCCGTTGCTCAATGCAAACATATTGTGCTTGGAATTGACATCTATACCGAGGGTATTTTCTTCGGTAATTTCCTCATTATTCTTGTATCGGTATCCGTCCCTAGCAAGAACAAAATGGATGTCCTTACCACGGATAACTATTGTATAGGAAGTATCGGTTCCGTTGCAGTAACGGTTCAATGAACGGTGGTATGCCTTGTTATACTTGAACGGAATACATAGTGTGTTCTTACTATCGCCACGGTAGCCTTTGTCGTACCAATCCCAAGAAATTTCAATATAGTAGTCGAACTTTCCGGTCTCGTTCCTTCTGGCATCTACGATAGGACGCTTGATGCGACTTCTGCCACTGAACGTAAGCGATTCGAAGGTAATCTTGCCTCGTTTCTCGTATTCAGAAAATACGGCAGACCGTCTTGATAGAGCCAACCGCATAAGGCGGTCAAACCCGAACTTCCTAATCTTATCCAATATGGTGCGGTAGAATTTCTGCTTTGTTGCATCAACCGTAGGAATTACTGATTCCAGCCAGTAGACAGTTTCATCCTTACCGTATCGTGCAAGCCAAGTCAGCACTTTGGTAAGTTCTGTCTTCTTTGTGCGAACTTCAACAGATTTAAGGTCACCTTTCTTGTGTCCCTTGACATTTATCTTGTAGAAAAATGGTACTAATTCATCAACCTTGACGAACTCAATCTTCCGGCGGATTGCATCGAACCGGAGCTGATAGGCTCGCCATACATCCTCAATGGTCTTCTTCAAATAGTGACTAGACAGACGTGTATTGAATGTAGGGTTGAAGAAATTGAAAGCATCAAACTTGCTCATATCTTGGAAACCGAGCATATCCGAGAAGAACACTTCGGATATGTCGTTTCTTACTGCACGGATTTCCTCAGCACGGTGGATGATTTCGGCTCGCTTCGTGTCGGACAAAAACATAGGATAGAACGCAGCCGAAAACTGCGATTCAAACCTATCTTTCAATGTCCAACAGTGCTTGCTCATATAAACAGAAATGGCTCGTAAGGAACTTATTGTGAGATTCAATTCCAAACGAGCCATCATAAATGGCTTCTACCTAGCCCAATGAAGAATCTCACTAATTCATTGAACCTCGATACATCAAGTTTATAACAATGTACAAAATTTTATGCCGATTTCCAAACTATTTTTCAAAGAAAATGCTAGTAGAATTTGGTAGATTTTGCTAAATTTAGATAGATTTTATGCTAACTGTTGGCTACCCGCCGAATGGCGGGCTTTTTCACTAACAATGTAATACACTAAAGCTTCCCGGGGATACGAACATATGTGTAACCCCGTCAAACACCGACGGTTCTACCGTCATTAGCATACAGAACTGATATCCATTATGTATATATCCAGTTTCACGATGTATTTGAGGCGTCGCCGGGATTCCCGCTCCCGAAGAATAATAATCGTAAATATAGAAACCATGGTCCGTCACTGACGGGTCGCCAACAATAAACGAAATATCACCGACTTTTTGCCCTGGTATTAATGGATTCGCTTGAGTTAATTCACTTTCCTTATAAAATCTTACGGCAATCTTTCCAACTTCAAGATTACCTAATGGAACCGAATTATCCGAAGGCAATATATCACCACCAGCATCCCCAGCGGCATTTCGATTAGCATATACCTTTAGCCAAGATATTGCTATATCAGACGTTGACGCCGCTTCCTGCACATTCCATGCCGGCAATCCCGGAGAACCCATAGCCAACCCAACATTGCCACCTGCTGTAGTAGAGCTAAATTCAAGTACGGCCGAATAAGTTTTCTCGGATGGGTCGTGCTGCCCTGACGGAGTTCTTGCTAGCAAGGCTTGCGCTACAGCATCTATATTTACCAACCCATTCGGGTTATCAAATGCAACGGCATCCGAATCAAACTTATATGCACTCATTGAAATTATTAAATTTGTAATATGAGCCGTTTCGGAATAATCTAATACTCGGTTACCGCTCATTTTAACTTGTTTAGTCCATCGACTCCACATACCGGCCGCATTAATATCATGTGTCGTAGCATCAATCGTTTTGTAAATACGGGCCGAATATGTCGCTGAACCGTTAGCATATACATCCGACACTTCAAATCCAGAATCGCTCCATATCAAACCATCCGAATAAACGACTTCGACATTTTTCCGATTTGAATCGCTACTGCCACCGCCAGTAATTCTGAGTGGGGTATATCCATCTAATTTATATCGCCAATCATTTGAATTATACACACCCAACAGCAATGGTGAATAAGAGGGGTCTGACCAACTTAATCCGTGCCCGATTAAAATCATGTCATGCCCATATACACCCGAAGCATCTTTTCCGATATTATTATATTCACCAATCATTATATTGCGTAGAGGAAAATCAGACGATTCGGCCGGTATTGTCGGTACTGATATTGTATTATATATGCCAATCACATAGTTATTATCGCCGCGCTGCACCAAATTACTCTCGCCAAATAGTATATTCCCCTGGCCAAAGTTTTCATAAGTCGTAGAAGATGTTACGCCAAGTGTATTATTATGACCAAACACCAATGAATAATTCATACCGGTAATATCATTCGAATACCCACCTAGAACACAATTATCGGAATCTTTGATTAAATTACCTTGACCTAATACGAATGAGCAAGTACAATAATCATTCATTGTGGATGTCGTGTCAACCGAAAATACGCCATTGGTTAATTTTAAATCAGTCCCAGCCGAATATTCCCGACCTACGGTAACCCAATCGCTCCAATCAGCCCCATCGTTTTCCGAATGACGATAGTACAGCTTGTCGCCCATTGCAAGCTGGACGGTATAGTTATTATTGTTTCCGCGGTCATAGAAACCAGTAAGGGCGAACATATTTCCACCCTCCGGAGAAGTATTGTTGGATGTTGGCGTTGGGCTAGACTTGATGATTCTGAACTTAGTATCGGTCAGTCCATCCCAATAGTCACCAGAAAGCGAGGTACCGGTTTCCGTATACACCGGAATGGCTTGAGCGTATTTAGCCTCAAGATTCCCACTAGAATCTTCCTCAATATGTGTCAAGAACTTGGTGTCCTGTAATGAACCCTTTATCGCATCGATACCCGCATTGCTACGGGCCTGCTCCTTGTCGGTTTTTCCAAGGTCCTGCACAATATTCCATAATAGTGACGGTGATTTGATAGCCATATAACAACTTCCTGCGTCTAATCATTGGGAGTTTATACTTCCGTTGAGCTAAGCCAGGCTATAAACTGTGATAAAACGACTTTAACTACGGGTTCAGAGATGGCTAATAAGGATTATGATTTGCTAGAAAAGCTCGACGGCAAGGGTATTTGCGCCGCGGTAGCGAAATATGACGAGAATGGCAAGAAACTGGTCGGAACAAAGGTAACCGACGCGGAAATCCGCAACGGCAAGCTGATTATCACCAAGTCCGAAGAAGCTTCAATCGAGTTCTCCGGCGAAACCAATGTCATCGAGGCGATTACCCTCAACGGGCAACCGCAGGAACCCACCGACAAGACCGTTAACCTCCAAGTCAACGAAGTTCCTGTACCGGACGCTCCGAACAAGGTCCTCATGTCTGGCGAACAAGGCGAGTACCACTGGGAGAACGCGGCGGAAGCCCCGGGGGACGGCGAACTTTCCATCAAGGTCGGGAGCAGCAGCCCGGTCAAGTTCACGGCGAACCAGTCCACAAATCAAGAAGTGAACATCCCGGAAGCCGCTTCGGCAACCGCGCAGGAAGACGCCCACGGTGGCCTCATGACTAAATCCGACAAGAAAAAACTTGACGAAATCAACCTCGAAATCACCCCGGGAACCGGTGATGATTCGGATAAGGTCAACATCCAGCTCAAGAACAATTTAAGCGCCAATGTGCTTACCACCCATCAGGATGTTTCCGGCAAGGCTGATAAGAGCGAAATGGCAATCAGCTCGGTATCCGGCGACGAAACCAAGAAGAAAATCACGCTGAAGCAAGGATTTGAACAGGAAGTCGTCATTGCCCATCAGGATGTTTCAGGAAAGGCAGAGAAGAGCGAAATGAGCGTCACCGATGTCACCGGCGACAATACCAAGAAGAGCATCCAGCTGAAGGATGGGCTTTCTCAGGTAGTCGTGGTCGCTCATCAAGACATCTCTGGCAAGGAAGACAATAGCAATAAGGTTTCAGCATGGTCTGAAACCACGACGGATGAACACTATCCGTCTGAAAAGCTCACAAAGGACTCGCTTGACACGAAGGCTAACAAGAGCGAGATGGCTGTTACTACTAATGGCGACCAAACTACGATTACCCTCAAGGAAGGTACGTCCGTGACAGTCATCAATGCCCATCAGGATATTTCCGGAAAGGCTGAAAAATCTGAAATGGATATCACCGCTGTATCCGGCGACAATACCAAGAAGAAAATCACGCTCAAGGCCGGGCTTTCTCAAGACGTGGTTGTCGAACACCAAAACATCTCTGGAAAGGCGGACAAGGTAAATCCGGCAACTAGTGGCAACTTCGCCGGATTGGATGCCAACGGCAACTTGACCGACTCTGGAAAGAAGAAGGAGGATTTTGCTAGTGCTGCACAGGGCGGGAAGGCGGACTCCGCCATTCAGGGTGTCAAGCTGAACGGCTCTACAGTTACGCCGGACAGTGCTAAGGTTGTTGACCTTGGTAATCTCAAGACGAAACAGACGGCAGTTTCTGACCCGCAACCGGTTGGTGAAGGTCTTACGTTCATAGACCAGACTGCACAGGATGAGAATGGCGTTCTAACGACACTCACCAAGAAAACCGTCCAGAGTGCATCGACTTCCCAGAAGGGTGTCGTCCAGTTGCAGGATAGCATCGCGTATGACGAATCAAGTACTACGACGGCTCCTACACCGAGAGCGGTTCGTGACGCCATTTCTAACGCCGTTGCAAGTGCTTATCACCACGCCGGTACAAAGGTTGTAGCAGACCTTACAAGCTCGCTACTGGTTGCTGAAAATGAAGGTTGCGTTTATAACATGACGGACGCCGGTACGACAACGGCGGACTTTATCGAAGGTGCCGGTAAGCCTATCCGTATTGGTGACAATGTTGGCGTTTGCAAAGCCAGCTCAAGCCCAGATGCTTACAAGTTTGACTTGTTGTCTGGATTTGTTGACTTGAGCAACTATAAGACCAAGCAGACTCCGGTATCGAATCCTAGCCCTGATGGTTCCGGTATTTCATTTATCGATTCAGTGTCCCAGAACGAAAATGGTGAACTCGATGCACATAGTAAGAATATTCAAGACGGAAATACTTCACAGAAGGGTATCGTTCAATTAACCGATGCCGTTAACAGTACGTCCGTCACAACCGCCGCTACTCCTAACAGTGTCAAGCAAGCCTATGACCTTGCCGACTCCGCCGTGAAGGGAGTGCAGAAGAATGGTACCGACATTGTTCTCGACCAGAACAAGAAGGCGAATGTCATTGTCAACAATAGTGAACTTAAGATTAAGCTTGGCTCTGCCAATGCTGTTGGAACTGGATTTACGGCTGACGCCGATGAAGACGTAACCTTTGAAATTCCTCGTGCATCGTTTGATGATACGCAGACACCGACTACTTATACTGACGGTTTGATGAGCGGCGAAGAGAAGGAAAAGCTTGACGGAATTGCCAACGGTGCCGAAGTGAACAGTATCGAGAGCATCACCATCGAAGGTGACCAAAATCCGCTCCCGATTTCCAGCGAGAATATCACCATTCCGAAGGCTGCCTATACTACCGGAGCCAACCCGAGCTACACCACGGGTGCAATCACCGGTCAGGACAAGAAGAAACTTGACGATATCGAGGCCGGTGCACAAGTAAACGATATCGAGCACATCAGGATTGGGGGCGAATCGTCCGACTTGACTATTGATGCGAGCAAGCGTATCGAATTGCCACTTGCCGCTTCCGCAACGACATCCCCTGTAGCCCCAGCAACATCCGGTATTATGTCCGCTTCCGACAAGGACAAGCTTGACCATATCGCACCAAACGCCAATGTCAATGTCATCGAGGGTGTCAAGCTCGCCGGCGAGTCCAACGCGCTTACACCCGACGCAAACAAGGTCGTGACCATCCCGGAAGCCGCCGTCGACAGCAGCGGCAGTACCCCGGCATACTCTCACGGCCTGATGAGTGCCTCCGACAAGGAAAAGCTCGACAGCATCGCACAGGGCGCTCAGGTGAATGTCAAGCCAGACTGGGAAGCCGCATCGGGCGCCCCGGACGAAATCCTGAACAAGCCGACAATCCCGACGGTAAACAACAGCACCATCTCGATGAAAATCGAGGATGACTCCGCAGCGTTCGACTCGTTCTCCACCAACGCGGCTTCCGGGAAGACCATCGAGATTCCGCTTGCTACAGCCCCGGCGGGCGCATCCCAGGGCAACTCTGGTGCAATCACGGCAGCCGACAAGGCAAAGCTTAACAAGCTGACAACATCGCAGCTGCACATGCTTAAATTCGTGCAGGCCAGTCCCGAAGACCCGGCACCGTACGGGGCATGGGTCCTCGACTTGGATAAGCCTAACGCGCAATCACCGAATGGCTATGATTTTGCTATGTATGCTGATATAAAGGCAGGACTCGAAGCGGGCACCGTATATGGACTATCTACCCAATCATCCGCACCCGGTGGGGATGAAGATGTCATGATAATGTCTACCTCACAGCTTCAAGGTAATGTAGCTCATCCTGGCGTACGACTTGACTTCTACAGTATGTATGCAAGCTATCCGTATACACTGCATACCACATCGATTTATACACCTTCCATATATAATAACAACGCGAACACCCAGTATCCTGAAGGGAGGATGGGCCTGCTATCTCATAATGGCGGCGCTGTCCTTCAAGAGTTCAACCTGACTACCCGCGGAGTACCGTCTGCGGACTCGGGCGATGCCGGAAAGTTCCTCGGTGTAGACAGCGGGGGCGACTATACTTGGCAACTCGTCGAGCATGTTCCGGGAGTGACCAGTTCCGACAACGGCAAGGTCCTCAAGGCTACATACAACAGCACCACGGGCGTAGGGTCGTATGAATGGGACAGCGATTCGGGTGAAACCAATGTCATCGAGGGCGTGAAGCTCGCCGGTGCGGCATCCGTGCTCACCCCGGACGTATCCAAGAATGTCACCATTCCGAACGCAGTGGCCACTGGGGAGACCGGGGCTACCAACGGCCTGATGACCGCTGCCGACAAGAAGAAACTTGGCAACATCGAGGCTGGTGCCGATGTGAACGCTATCGAAAGCATTTCTGTTAGCAGTGTTTCGCTGACTCCGGACGCCAGCAAAAACGTTAATATTCCGCTTGGCACTGACTTAATATATGATTCTACGAATGGCATACAAGTCAATACCACTGGTACTGCAACTGGTACTAATGCGTTTGCTGAGGGTATTGGTACAACAGCATCCGGTAACTATGCGCATGCCGAAGGATATCAAACGTCCGCGTTGGGAACGGCTTCTCATGCGGAAGGATATAATACCACAGCTAATGGCAATGGTGCTCATGCCGAAGGTGCGGATACCGATGCGATTGAGCAAGGTTCTCATGCTGGCGGTTATGGCGCACATACTACGGGTTTGGGTAACTTTATTCATGGAACGTTCTTGACTTATGATTCGGGGACGACAAAAGCTCAGGTAAGCAATTTACCTACCGTTGTTCTGGGTACATTGAACGCTACAGTAGCGCAAAATTTGAGCGACCACGGTGGTTATTTAATAATTGTCGGAAACGGTGATTATACTAGCGGTGGTTCCGGAACTCGCCGCGACGGATTTATACTCTATAAGGACGGTACGGTCAAGGCAAGGGCATTCCAGAACGCAAATGGAACGGACAATGACGTATCGTATGGCGGAACCAGTGGAGTAGCATTTAGTGGTATCACTAACATCGAGGTGTTTGATGCCAACACGGTCGATACATCTAGTTTTCCAAATGATAGCGTACTAAGAATTATATTGGAATAGTAAATTATGAACTTGTATATTGGTAATAAAAAACCAGCGTCTATTTATTTCGGCAACAATGCGGTTGCCGCCATTTACAGTGGTAATGCGCTGATATGGCAAAAAGGACCGAGATTTGTGAAATATCATCTAGATTTTAGGTGGTGGTCTAGTGGAAATGCTAATTTGTTTCTGGCCGAGACTTATATCAATGGAACGACTGCCGGAAATCGGCTATTAGATGGTGGACGATACGAATCTGGTGGAGGAGCCTATAATATTGATTCGACCACTATTAATAAATTGCGAAATGCGGAATCAGTGTCTATTTATGGCGATGAAGTGGAACTGAATTATTCAGCTACGGATATATCGTCAATCGGATTTAGGACTGACCCGAACGACATTGATATAACGACATTTACTGTGTACATCATTGGTGATGATATTAATAATAATCACATTGTGTTACTGTCTGATACCGTGACCATTAGCAAGGGTCAAACTTATACGTTTAATCTATAAGAATACCGGAAAACAACGGCAACGAGGTATAAACTGACTAATTGGAGGCTATTATGGCACAGATAAGCGATTATACAGATTACAAGACCGGTACTACAGCGTCAGAACAGACTAAACTTGTCGAGACTGGTAAGGTAGTTTTCTCCGGAAAGACTACGGACGAAGGCGACTACCAGACCAAGAGTGTCGCCCTAAGCGAATTGAAATCTGCTGGAATTCCCGATATCGGAACTGATACGAATCGTGGTAAATTCTTGGGAGTCAAATCAAATGCGGATGAATTGCGATGGGTGTCTCCACTTCAAATACAACACAAAGACCCGCCGTATGGAGGATATACACCACTTATTGACGATAAATCGAGTATTAAGTTGTACAACGGATTGTTTTATGACAATTCATCTGGTGGTATTGGACTTAAATGTAATTCGAATGGCGGTCTTGTAGCACATAATGTTGATGGTATAGGTATTAAGACAACAGATGCGCATACGGGTGACGTATTGACTATGACTGCCGATGGCATTGTATGGGCTGCTCCAACAGCAACTATCGACACGACAGGCGCACAAAATGGGTATGTGTTGACATACAATAATAATACCGTAGGTTGGGCTGCTCCAAGTGGTGGAGGCGGTGGTCAAATTGTGATAGATTATGACATAAGTACCGACACGGCTACTCGTAACGGACAATCGTTAACCGCGAACGCTGCTATTGCACTATGCAATGAAAACCCGAATATGTCGGTGAATATTTTTTGGACTAATGATGGTCACAAAGTAGCACAAGGAGTGGCTCAATTAACTAGAATTTACGAAGAGCGAGGGCTTATATTCGCAATGCAACAGTTCGAAAGCACTGGAACTGTTGAACAATATTTAGTGATAAAAGCTGTGCCAGGTTCTCCAGATGGGGTGTGGTCACATACAACTGAAACTCCGTCGTAACCCTATATAAGTTATTACGATATGGAACGAATTGTAATTCGTTCCATATTTTATTATATTGATTGTATGAAAAAATACACAATTCTTTCCTTCAATTTCGGTAATTACGACCTAATCAGAGAACCCTATAAAATTGACCCGGATGCCGATTATATCATGGTAACTGACAAGCCGATACAGTCTAAGTTTTGGCGAGTATGTGTCGATACGACGTTGGTCAATAAGAACCCAATCTATGCCTCATATTATGTTCGTTGGCATCCGTATAGGTATGCATCGACCGATATTGTATTCGTCGTGGATGCGTCTATACAAATCAATTCAAGTCTGGCCGACATTTACAAGGCTTTCCATGACAGCCCGGCAGTGTATGCACCTATATGCACAAACTACCCAACCGACGAAGAAAAGTTGAAGCAGTGGGAGAATGACCGAAAGGACATTACGAAGCAAGATGCTGACAAGCTGAGAGGATTAATCAAGAAGTTCAACCGAGAAGACCAGAAAGGTTCTATCGGGCAAGCCTTTATTGGCTGCAAGAAATGTGATATCGTATCCCGGTTCCAGCGGCATGTATGGAAATACTTGATTGCGCTAGGCCAGTACGGTGTACCGAACCGGCAAGACGAAATAGTGGCGCACAAGCTGTTGGAACGCTATTTGGGACAAATGCCTATATTTCCGACATCAATTCAGATTATACAGTCGTCATACATGACTTATTGCAGCCATAAATCATCCATACCGAACAAGATACATGCGAATTACGACCAGTACTACTACATATGCAGTAAGCCGGTATCCCCATATCGATTCGACCTTAATAACAATTTTCCGATGTCCTATAGCTATAAGACCGAAGCTATATTGTTGACGAAGTATTTGAACCATGACGACTTCATCGAATGGCTTGACCATCACTTGAACGTGGTCAAGTTTGACCACATTCATGTATTCGACAATAAATCCGACTACGATGTCAAGTCCATATGTGACCTTTATGGCTCAAGGGTATCCTACCAGAAGATATACGGTCACCCTAGACAGTACAAGCTATACGATGCTTATATAAATACCATGTCGGCTGCCGAGTGGGTAATGCCCATCGATGACGACGAGTACCTTGACATAGGCGATTTCGGCTCGGTATATGAAGCGATAGAATACTACCGCAATAAGCTGCCTCATCTCATGATTCTCGGTGTCCGCTGGAAACACATGTTCCCCAAGAAGTTCCATACGGAAAGAACCGGAAAGGTACTGGAATACTGCACGGAAACGAATCCTGAGCTTGCAAAAAGCTTTATTTTGCTGGGTGATACTACAATCAAGTGTCTAGTAAGACGGTATGGAAACGTACACTACGAGGAAACATGGGAGAACCCGTCCGGTGGCCATGTACCTAAGCACACTTGCTTCTTTGGCGCGGCAATGTGTGACGGTCGAGGAGTTACCGGTTGCGGAATACCGGACTGTCCAGATGTTCTGGATGACGAACGGATAAGGTTGTTGCACTGCCGCTATAAGGGGTATTCGGACTGGATGAACAAGTATGGCAATCTCGACAATAAAAAGAACTGCCGCACAGTTTGCGACAGTTCGGTAAGGGATAAAAAGTTCGTATTCAATAAAATATTACAACATCTAGATTAACCTTACGGTGCGTCACGCACTAGTCGGATGGAGCAAGCCGTGTTTTCTGTGGATGGACGGGATGCGGTTGGCTCTATACGTAAATTAGCCTCGATTGCCATTCCATCATATTCAGATGGCTTGCCATTGTACTCTTTAGTTATAACATAACTTAGGTATTGGGTAAATTTGCCAACACCGTCTGCATTAGTAGGATATGGCGAATCTTGATAATATGTTGAAAAGAGATGTATACCGGCAGGCTTTGCGTTAAATCCATATAAATCTATTGGGTCATTAGTTATACCCGGTGGACCTGAAATTTTGTTATAATTCCAACCAGTAGTCGATGCTAGTGCTTTACCGAGATATTGCGTAGAAAAACCAGACGAATCTAGCTCAAATACATCTTCCCGAACCTTGTTTATTAAGGTTTGAAAGTCTTCACTACTTGGTACTCGCCATCCCGGACATAGCTCGTTTTCGTGTTCATGTAAATACTTCGCCGCACCCCAACTGTATAGTAAACCATAATTCAACCCATCTTTCCCGTAAGTTGATTCATCGTTATTGAAATAGGTTGCGTTCTGCACATTCCATAAATCACTCCCATCTATAGTCACTTCGTTTCGGAGACCATCCCATCGTAAGTCAAGGTTTTCAGCGAGCCATATCTGGTTGCCGATTTGGACAGTCTTGTACTTCCGTCCACCGATTACATCTGGGTCAACTGGTTGTGGTGATGGCGATGGTGGTATTGGTTGTCTAGCCAACATATCGTCTAGTTGCACTAGATTGCCGGATTTGTCAAATGAAAACGCGTTGAACAGCATACTGGATAACTCCTATAATACATAGTAGTTTATATAGTTATTTATTCATCAACGCGGTAATTCCTACTCATGCAAGCCTAATATCTATTTTAGGTCTCGCACGAGTCTAATACTAAGTTGTGCATCACCCGAATAAAAGTATGAATGGTTTTCTGATGATATGCTGCTGTAAGTAGAACGGATAGAAGCGTACGCATGTTGGTTGTTTACAACAACAGCCATGTATGATATTGAATATTTATTTTCCGAGGGTTCATAGCTTCCTGTTCGGTAAGCTCCGCCGACCGCAGTAAAACCGGTTGAGTTTGTCCTTGCTGGGTTTCCAGTCCAAGAAAACGTTGTGCTTAACAAGTCTTTAAGGTCATTGGAAAATAAAGCGCCAAAATCATTTCTATTCGGAACGCGCCACTTCGGATATAGCTGCGGTAGTATATTGTCACGGACGTAGTTGATAGCCGGACGGTTATATAGCAGACCCGCCTTATAACCGCCCCATCCCCACGTGCGATTATCGTTGCCGGGATATGCTGCGACCGGATTCGTAGATGAACTGGTGTACGCATCTACGGTAAGGCCACTCCATGCGTAGTCAAGGTTATATTGCAACCATGCTCGATTTCCGATGACGACAACGGGATAAGTCTTGCCACCGATAACCAAGTACGGCTCGACTTTATCGATTTTTAAACTATTTATGCCGTGGTGATTCAAAATCATCTGTCATCTCCGCGGTCTTCCGGCAATATACCGTCATCATCTCCTCCTTCGGGTGAGGAGTCTTCCGGCACTCCGCGAGTTTCCGATTCAGTTGCGGATAAATTACGCTGTGCATTCGGGTCAGCAAACTCTGCCATCGTCCAGCACGAGCCTACGCAAGTTATCTGATAAAACTTGCCGTTAGACATGGAGTTGCCCCCGGCGGCGGACGGTCGTAACGTTTGGGATATGCCACCAATGGTGCTGGTGACTGCAAGGGTGACATCGGTCCCTGCGCTTACCTCGACCGCGAAGTTTGCTATCTCGCCGTTACCTAGCACGACGTTGAGCGTGAGGCTGGATTGGTTAGTGGTAAGCCTGGACAGTGCGTTGTTGGTCACGTTGACGACGGATGCGTCGGTGAGCGTACCCCCGTCGGCGATTGACCCTATCTTCGCCTCGACTACAGCAAGTTCCGCCTTCGTGGCATAGGTAGCAACGATATTATTACCATCCTCGTCGGCAACAGACCTTTCGGCACCGATTCCGACATTGTTCACCTTCGCTACGAGGGTAACGAAGTTTTCGCCGCTGATAGGTTCATTGTTATCATCAAGTATCTGGTCGCCGGTTCCATCGGTGATAACGTCACCGAACTGTTCAGTGGATATCGACAACCAGCTCTTTGTTCCGTCTGCTGAACCGCCGAGAATTACATTATCCTCGGTAGGGTCGGGTATTTGCGATACGCCAGATATGGGTTTGCCGCCAATCGCGGTGACTGTACTGTTCACAATAGTAAGGGTTAGGTCGTTGCCAGTTACATCGTTAGATGCACGTTCTGCATATTCGGAATGCTTCGCACTGAATCCGACTCCATTAAATTCCGTCCATAGATTTGTATTTTTTGCTGCCATAAAATAACCTCAACTATTGCGCTTTGAGCATGTATTCATCATTATAGATGTGCGGTATCGTTGGCACGGTGAAATTATCCTTGTATACAACATAGTCATATACTGCAGCTTGGGTAATTGGTGAGTTTGAATGAATCAAAAAGTTAGATGCCGAATTGTGTGTTCCTGATATTTCATATTGTCCTAGTGATTGGCCATCAATAAAAATCGTACACCTGGTTGTTAATGAATCGTAGGTGACTGCAACATGATGCCATTTATTACGAGAAATATTAGTGCTTATCGTGTGTATTATATTATAGTAAGAAAACGTACTATCTTTGTGTATTTTGATATTATTGAACCCTATACCTACCATAAATTTAATGTAGAATGTTGGATAATATGTGCCACCGCCGGAGTAGCCTGGACTACCCCAAGTAATGCCGCAAAAATCGCGTAAGTCATATCCGAATATTAAGTATTCTACGGTAAAACTTTTATTTTGATTCCATAAGTTTAATATTTCTGGTGTCGTGCATTTCGAGGGAGAATCTGGATAGCTTTGGGTAAACACGTGCCAACTTTGTAAGTTGTCGTAATCTGTGAAGGCTAACCTAGAATCTGTAGTTACGTTGGTTGGGTAAATGGATAAGCCTTCACTATATCCACGATAAGCAATACCCAGATATTTTTTAACCGGCGGAGGTATAGGGATTGAAGCTTGGGTCCACCCAGCCCATGCAAATGTATCATTTCCCGTACACGTTAATGATGACGTGGGTGTTGCGCCGGACGGTGCAACATGATTCAGTTCTTCCTTGGTGGCATAAGTTTCCACAATTGGATTGCCGTTTTCGTCATTTTTAGCATTATTCGCGTACTTGGAATATTGTGCGGCAAAACCATGTCCGTCATATTCGTCGATTAATGTTCTTGAAATTATTGCCATGATTGCCTCCTATGCATTTCTTACGATACGGATAGAACATTGGGTACGAGCTTCGGCGTAGTACGATGCGCTAATGCCATCTAGTGTAATGTACGCATACTTACCTGCATCTCCTATTGTTCTGTAAAACGTCCCGGTCGAAATGTTTAAATACTTCATATAACCATTGCTGTATATACGAAGCCCGCATGGCATAGCGCTGAAACCAGATGCGTTCGTACCGGGTGATGTCCATTCAGTTGTTGTTCGTAGTTTAGCTGAGTCGTTATTAACTACGGTGGAATTAAATAGAGCAGTAAAATCAGTTGCTGTTGCTACTCGCCACCCATCAGTTAAAATAGAGTTGATATATTCAGCGGCTGGATAGTTGTACAACAAGCCATATTTTTTACCATTAACTCCATAGGTAGATTCATCACTATTATAGTAGCTTCCATACGGTTCCGTTGAAGAACCATCGTTATTGGCGGTTGCTATGTGCAATCCGTCCCACTTGTAGTCTATATTTTCTGTAGTCCAAATGAGATTGCCAATTTGTACTGTAGGATAAGCTCTGGTGTCGTTGCCAACCGATACATAGTCGCTATCATTCCATGAGTATGACGCGGTATGCAATAACGCGACTTTCATGAATGTATTATCACTTTCTACCTTGGTGGCATAAGTTTCCACAATGGAATTGCCATTTATGTCCTTATTGGCTCTTTCGGCCAATATTTTTTGGCTACCGAACCCAGTAAATAATTCCTCTGCCATACTAGTACCCAAGCTCCATTATATTAAAGAAGTTTATAGCCATAGTGACTAATCCGGCGATTAGTCCACCTGTGAAAAATGCAGTCGCCAGCATGGCGGCTTTCAGTATGAAGTCCTTCGACTTCGCGTATCTGTCCAGCATACGGTAGCGTTCCATTATCTTGTGACGACCTTGGATATGGTCGAACAAGCCGTCGCTGCGCTCATGCGAACGGTGTCCTACCGTCACGCGGTTGGTTATCCATATGTCCAGACCGGCGTACAGAGCGTCGATACCCATAGCCACATCCTCGTAACCCCAGCCGTCGCCGAACGCATCCGAATCGAATATTCCTTCCTTCAATCCGTATGTCTTCGTCTGGAACTTCCTGAGTTTTATCAAGCCTTCCTTGGTGAATCCAAAGTTACAGCTCCAACCAATCATTCCAGTGAGCATCAGGTCGAGCCGTTCGGAAAATGTCTTGGCCTCTTGCCAAGCGATTACGGCTCCGGCGACTACGCGCAAGTCGGTGTAGTCAATCGGCTCGCCTTTCCACATGTTGTCCATGTTGGCGGTCAGCAAGTCCGACGGCGGTGCCGATAGCGTTGATACGTCCTCGTGCTTCCTTGTTCCGAATATGAGGTCGTGCTCAGCCAGCAACTTCTTATACTCTCCGAGGAAACCACCCGAATCTGGATAGCAGTCGCCGTCCATGAATACTATCGCATCGCAGTCGGATGCAATGAAGTGGCTGATTACCGAATTGCGGTTTCCGCAACGACCGATGAACTTGCCGTGGTTGTTAAGCGGAACCACGAAACCGGGGTCACCGGGAAGGTTCCAGTAAGGCTTTGCGTCGGACATGATGTAGACGATATCCGGAACCACGCTATTGGAATACAGCGACGAAATAGTCTTGCGAACTAGTTCGTGCTGGTTATGACATGTTATCGCTACCGCTATCTTCATGTTATACCACCGTCGCCGTATTCATTGCAACCCATGTGTAGGTCTTCGTTCCGTTGCTGACAGAACACTTGAGCATGTAGTCGCCGTCCGTCGTCGGGGCGGACGGAATGTTCGATGCTGTAATATCGCCGCCAATCTTCAAGTCGCCGTTGGCATAGAGTTCCATAGCGTTCTTACGGACAATAGTGTCGTTTGCCTTGGTATAACCTGTACCAACAATGAATGTTGCTGGCACATCATTAACCCAATCCAACGCAGACCATGTGCCGGTAACATTATCGTGGATGCATCTGTAATAATCGTCGTTATATATAACATACATACCACTGGAATACGTGCTAGATGTACGATATTCGTTTGCGCCATCCTTGTCGCTTGCTATAACTTTGTTATAGAATCCAAGAACGCTTTGCCACGGGTTTGCTTCTAGGTAGGAACCAATAGCCAATGCATGGCCGCCATTTGCAATAGACTTACATCCGATTGCGGTATCGTAATTACGACCTACTCGGTTTTCTCGTCCTATAGCAACCATAAATCCGTCATCATCGTCGTATAACTGCTCTTGTGGGACCGAGAGCGGCCTATAAGAACGGTTACCGTAACCAAGCAAGATTGAGTTATGGTGACGGGATTGGTTTCTTGCGCCTAGCAAAATGGAACTGGTTTCCGGCATATCGCCGATGAATACCGAGTCGTAAGTAGATACGTTATACCCATCAATGGTAACGTCAATAAGCGAAATTGCGTTTGTCCACGCGCCAGACGGTAGATTTCCCAGCGTAAGTGCGGTATTAGACACTTTAACTAGTGCTGGATATGTATTGGTTTTAATTATGTTGAACGTTAGGGTAGACGCTGGTGTTGAGGTTCCGGTTTTGTCATATAGGGCAAACACCAAATTTTTACCATTTGACAAATTGAACGGCGTTGTAAATTCAATTGACGTACGGTCGCCCTGCGCATTGAATGTAACCTCTCCGTCATATACTTTGGTAAGCGACGAAACTGGTATCCAATCCGATTGGGTATCAAATACGGTTTTGCTCGTCTCTCCTACATATACTTCGAAAGTACGAACTGTACGACTTAGCACAGTGTAGTTGAATGTAATTCTAGTTACAGAGCCTCCCTGATTTTCTAATGCCGTAATCGGAATAATCTGTTCAGAAAATGTATATTGTATAGCCGTTCGTGTCGGTAAGTATTCCGAGGTAGCCATCGATGCCGGAACTTCCCAGTTTAGATGTTCCTTGTTGGAAGACGACTCGTTATACATGCCTAAGAGAAGTGCGTGGCTTCCATTTACTCGCTCAGTTCGGTTTCCGACGCCGTATGCGAATGCCCAACCAGATACATCATTTAGCTTTCCAAGCGCATAAGCTTCGAGGGACGTACGATTCTCGATACCAACGGCAATGTTGTAACCGCCGGAAAGTATGTTATTGGACGTACCTATTGCTGCACCTGTAGTTCCACTTAACGTTATCTTGTTACTTACGCCAATAGCGGTACTGCCGTTATACGCTTCGTTGTTTTGACCGAAGGCTGACGAGTTGTTCTGTGCTTTGTTGGATACACCGACGGCTACGCCGGTATCACTTACGTTACTATTATATATACCCATAGCGACCGAGTTGGCACCAATATTGGTGTTAAAAGCACCAAACACTTGGGATGCCGAATCCACTACGGCGTTATTGTGGCCAAAAATGCTAACTTTGCCAAAAGGTGACCCAGAAACGCTAGTTTTATTTGTACGATTGTTAAAGCCGGCGACAACAACTTCACCACTCGGAATTGTGTTGCTGTCACCAAAGGAATATATATTGCTATTCGACACGTCGTCACTGCCGAGCGTATTGCGAAGACCAACGGCGAACGAATAAGCTTTTATAGTATTATTGGCACCAACGGCATATCCGCCCTTACTATTTGCCAGATTATTATTCGCACCAAAGGCAAAACTGCCGTAGCTACTGGTGTTATTAGAGCCAAAGAGATAAGACATTAAATTAGCCGTATTACCAGCACCGATTGCAATACTTGAATTGTTTGCGGTAGTAGTATTAGCGGCAGAAGGATTTTGAGCAATTGCGATAGAAGCCGTTGTTGCAACGGCATTGATGCCAATAGCCACACTACCGCCTGATGCCGTCGTTCCGGTTAAATGAGATACGTCCGTAAGGGAGCGTCCTATTGAAACAGAACCGCCCGATGCACTAATGCCCTGGCCTAGTGTCAATCCAAATGTGTCGGCGGTGTTGTCTTTACCGAGGTTAAACCCTTCTCCGGTAATCGTATTATTGCGACCGATATTTACTGATAGGCTATGCGGATATAATGCAGCCGATGCAAGATTATTGCCGGTAATCGTATTATCGCGACCTAACTGGTATGCGTTTGCTGCGTTAGTGGCAGTATTGGTCTGACCTATCGAGGTTACATAGGTGTTGGAATAGTCTGTGTCGTCGTCAAATGAAGCTGAATTGGTGTGTCCAATCAAGATAGTATTGTCACGTGTAAGCGAATTGTACCAACCAATATTGACATTGTAATCACCGGTAATGTTGCTGAAACTAGACATTACTCGGTTGTACGAACCCTTAACGGTCTGGTATTGAGCCAATACGAAGTTGTAATTTGAATCTTCGGAAATCTCACCGCCTTCGCCCAATATCGCCAAGTTGTAATTGGATTTAACAGCACCAACTTTAGAGACGTTGCCAACCGAGCCGAATGAAGTAATGACAGCATTATAATCACCGTTAACATTACCGTATACGGAAAGAACCGCATTTCTCTCTCCCTTAACGGATGCGATAGAACCGACAACTGCATTTTTAGTTCCTTTAACGATTGCGCTAGAACCGACCACTATCGTCTCGGTAGTTGTTGATGAACTGCCAATATATTGGATTGGTTCAAGCGTATTTGAGTACCCAAAAACAGCACTCTGTTGGACATGAGTTAGCGAGTTGTTATAACCGACAGATGCCGATAACCTAACGTCTGTAGTCTTGTTGAGCACACCGATAATCGCCGATTCATACGCAGTGCCTTTATTTGGTGAACCGTTTGCGTCGATTCCTACACCGGTATTACTGTTTCCTATGACGGTAATCAGTTGGTCACCAGAAAATTTGTTTTCTGAACCAAAAACGGAACCGGATGCGACTCCGGAGATGTCATTAAGCCTACCAGCTACAATCAAGTTCTGTGCTGCGCCGGATATAGTGTTATTATATCCGAAAATTGATATTTCGGACGTGCCAGTGTTAACGTTGTTGTGTCCGACTGTAATCGATATGGCCGAATTAGTATTTGGTATGCTGTTGCTGTTACCAAGCATCAATGCCGTATTCGATTTAGCTGTGTTTCCATGGCCAGCGATTAATGAACTGGTTCCGTAATATCCAATCGTGTTGTTCGAACCGATATATATGCCAGTGCCATCAACTGCCGTGCTGGATGAATTGTTGTCTTCCGACCATATCTTCCAAGAATCAAGCACCATTCCGGTATCGCCTATGCACTCCCAACCGTATGTTTGGTCTGGTAGCATAGTCCATATCCATTCCTTGTACTTGTCTTCGGTAGTTACGCTGTCTATACGCACTAAATAGATATACTTTGTTGATGGTGTACTTACATCTGGGTGATTATCTACTCCAGTCCCAGGTTTTTTCAAGTAGCCGCCGAAGTTGCTTAGTGCTTCGGTAACCGCGTGGTTGGAAATCGGGTGCAGTGATTCTACATTCAATGCATCATCGACTATAACTTCGGGAGGAATCAAGCTCTTGATTTTACGGTATAATTCTTTGACTCCGGCTTCGCCGACATAAACCTTTTCTTCGTTAGCCATTATTAACCTCGTTATCAACGTCTTCAAGCCATGTGTCGATTTCATCTGAACGGCATGCTCGTGTGTGTTCAACATCTTTCCAAGTTCCATCGCCGCTCAAGTATTTGTTTTGGTCGCCAGCAACCGGTGCCGGTACAATGCCAGCCTCGCCGTTAGTACTGGCGGTGGCTCCAGACATGCGTGGGACTTCTGGAATGACGATTTCACCCCAAGTTCCGTCGCCCTTCAAATACTTATCTCTATCGGCAATAAGAGGAGCCGGAACAAAGCCGGTCGTCCCGTTTTCATTCTCGGTAGCCCCCTGGAAATTCCCAGGCTTATTCTTCAGGAAGTCCGGCTGGGTATCGTCAGCCTGGTTCCAATCCGTCTGTACCTGTGCCGCCGGAATTTCCGGCTTGTCCTCAAGGTCATTGTATGAACCCGAAGTAGCCACCTCGGCCAGCTCCGGCTTATTGAGAATGAAGGACAGCTCTTCCTCGTTTTCCTCTGCCCAGTCCGCCTGTACCTGTTCAGGAATCTCGATTTCGGCCCAGACGCCGCCACCGGTAAGAACACGGTTCTCGTCACCGGCCTTTGGTGCCGGGACTGTACCGGATGTACCGTCGTTCCTTGCATCCGCACCATTGAATTCAGGCGCGTGTACGGTAAACTCAGTTCCGTCGCTAGTATCCTTGGTATCCACCTTGATATTGTCGCCAGCGACCACCTCTACCGCCCGGGACCGGTAAATCTTCGGCGGGCAGTTGCATTCCGGGCTCGGCTCGGGAGGAACCGGCTCAGGACGCGGAGGATGGATGTTCGGGTCAGGGACCTGGACAAACGGGCTGCAACCGCAAGGCCCACGCCCATGATGCATAGAAATGTAACCCGGAGCGCCAACAAGCGGGTCGGGATAAGTCTTCGACGGGATATACTCCGAAGGTCCCTTCTTGGGACGCGGAGGTGGCGGTAAGCAGTTGCACGGTTTCTTCATACCGGTCAGTTTATACGATTGTCCTGCCCCGGGTAGATATAAACTCCCTCATATGAAGAAACCCAGCATTAACTCACTGAAGCACTTTATCCGGGCTGCCTGCCAAGGAACCCCGATGATGGAAGCCGGACAGCTCGCCTGCACGGTACTTTTCGAAGGTCTTTCCCCAGTAAACAAGGCCAGACGGGCAATCAGGAACATACTCCCGGTGCCACCCGGCGGATGGGACGCGCCCGCGCAAACTCCCGACGGAAAGCCAGTGATTTCCCAGAACGGCAACGAGCTTAGCTGGAATCTCAAGATGGAAGCCGCGATACGCGACGAATTCTTCCATTCAGGCGACATCGCCGAGAAGTTCGAGCCGGGTGTCGCCCGAATGGCATACCATGACCTCCACCTGTGGCCGGAGAATGTGGCGGACTTCCGCCAGCAGCAGCCGGCCCCGAGAACCGACAGAATACCTTCCCTGAAGGCCATCCTCCGCATGCTCACCGGGGCCCACCAGGACGACTTCGACGGGGACCTCAACGGTCTATCCTTCGATGCGCTCGAGCAGAACTACGGTACCCACAAGAACCGCAACTCCGACGACTACAACGAAGGTAGCGGCATCGAGGATACCGGGGAGAGCAAGTACCGCATCGTCCATGTAAAGAACTTCGAAGAGTCCGAACAGTATGCACATATGTTCCCCGACAACAGCACCCGCTGGTGCATCTGCCGGTCCCGGCAATACTGGAACCAGTATACCAGAAGGGGGCAGAACACGGCATATTACCTTATCGCGCCTGACGCCGAGGACATTCCGGCCGTTCCGGGCGAGAATTGCCCGCTCGACCGCTACGGGCTCTCCATGATTGGCATAATGATTGACCCGGAAGGTGGTATCGACCACTGCTGCTGCCGCTGGAACTACGCCCACGGGGCTACCGACGGCATCCTCAACAGGAGGCAAATCGAGGAGCTAATCGGGAGACCGCTGGACAAGGCCTGTCCGCACCTAGAACCGGACGACAGCGAACGCGAATTGACTGTCGACGCGGTAATCGGAAAGATAAAGAACGGAATGGACCCGATGGAAGCCTGGACGACCAGCGGGTTTACCCGTACCGACCATACTTTATGGGACGGTACAGCAGTTATTTTCACACATCCGCATGTCGACAATGACGGTTACGAAACGACATTCGAAACCATAGTAGATGCAACAACGCTTAACCCGATGTTCAATTTCGAACTCACCGAATGGCATACCATCGACGACAATGTGATTTGGGGAACATACAAGAGTTACGAAACCACCGAGCATGGTGAAGATTTATATAACGATGTGCTGCTTCGTCGGGATGGCCACTGCGTCGACCTGGCAACATCAGACTCTGAAAACAGCGACTATGTGATATTCTACCAAGGCCGTATCGACGATATTCGGAAAATAGACGGCCTGCCGGGCCTATACCTGCTGCAGATGGATAATGCCCCAGATTCCAATTTCCCTTACGCAATAATCGATTCAGAAGGAAAATCCCAAATCGGCATGCATAAGAATATTGAAATATACCCGGCCTCGCAGCTGATATGCTGCGACCTCGACTCCGAGTATGTATTTGACCATGATGACAATGGGGAAGACGGAGGTACCGCAGTTTACCACTATGATGAATCGGGTAACCTGAATGAATACATCAGGCGCAACAGTACTTCCGACACCCTTGACTATATCGACAGTTCGACATTCCGTATTGCGCCGGACCCAAACCACCCCGAAAAGAAGAGTGGAAGTGACATCCAAATTATCTATGTCGACGACGGTGCCATATATACAATTCTCGGCGGTGTAGAAAAGCTCCTGTTCAAAGAGAATGTCACCTCGACAGAAAAAGTTACGCTCAAGAACACTTCGGATAGCATCTACAGAATCACCCGTGATGCCGAGACCGAGGACGGATACGAGGACGAAGATGTCCTTTACGACCTGTCACAGGACAGGATTCTCGCGACCGGCCTGAAGGAGATGGACAGCGAAGGCATGTACACCGATTCCGAAGGATTCCGCAACAAATACGGCATCAACGGACCGATGCTCCGAAAGGGTTACCGTCATATCGAAGAACAGGTTATACAAAAGTCCTGCGCGGCCGGCGACAGCTTCTATGTATGCGCCGAATCGCCCGACGCAGATGAAGCTATCTTCATCAACCAGGAAACCAATGAACCGGTATACGACCACCCAATTCCGAAAGATTCCGTCCCTGTAACGAAAGACCTGTACATAGCGCCACTGCCAGACGAAGCCGACGGTAGTCACAAATATGCATACTTCTCCGCAAAAGACGGTCAGCAGACATCGGAACCATTTATCAAAGTAAGGATTGATAGCGGCACCGCCTGTACGGCGGTAACCAGCAAGATGGAAACCTCCAGAAACGCCAATGACGGCACGACTAAGATAATCGACCTTGCAACCGGGAAAGACTATCCGTTTACCCTTAGCGACTTGTCATATGTATACCTATTCAATTGGCCAGGTATCAAGGCAAAGGCAGTACAGAAGTTCGAGGAAGTCACCGGAGAACCTGGCGATGACGCCAAGAATAGTACCTATATCTTTATCTTATCCAACGCAAACGACGATACCCGCACTATAGCAGCCTGCTGCCGTGGCGTATGGGTGTTCTCCGACATCGGATGGAAACCTAAACTCGCAGCCAATAAAAACTCGAGCTTGCTAACCTGGATTGACGATACGACTAAGCGATACATCGTATATGACATTTCCACAAACAAAAGTATCGATTTCAATTCTAACAACAACGCAGTGTTCTTCATCAGAAAGTTCACCGAATCCCAGGGATATGGCGTAACGTCAGAAAATTTTATACTAGCGACTAAGAAATACGAAATTGAGCACCCGGACAAGACCTGGATGGACTGGGTTAAAGAATATGAACAAAACGAAGGTAAAGAATATGGCCCGAGATAAGCACACATTTGGTCCCCCGGGGTTCCGCGGATTCCACCGGCCTGTTCCCGGACCGGTCCCACCGCCGATGCCCCACCTACCGGAAATGCCACCGATGCGCGGTCCCGTAAAGATTCGCGACTGGAAATACTCGCCGGACGGAAAATTCGACCTGGTACACTTCCAGAACGGGATGCCAGGGGCAATTCCCCACGGGTATGTCTTTGACGGCTTCGGGATGCACGGGAACGGCCCCCGACGGCTGGACACACAGGATATACGCGGGGACATCTCTAATTCAGAGGGGATGGACGCGCCAAACCTCTGGTTCAACAACAGCGACATGGGCCAGAACTTCTAGCCTATACGAAAATGCCCCGGGGAAACTCGGGGTTTTCTTTAATTAAAAGTGAACCTTTTATCCATCCAATTCATTATATGATGGCATGCATCGTCATCATCGCCGTTATCCTTGATAATAGCACTCCACACATGATTAGATATCGGGCCATATACAAATATACTACCCGGCCCAACAAATTTATCGTTTTGCTTTTCACGAGTAATGAATATATAATTGTAACCATCAGCCGACATTGAATCATTCTTCTCAGCAACATAACTATCGATAGCCTGTTTAATTTCCTGACGCTTAATCAATCCGGCCGAATACAGGTTATCCGATACATATCGCTCTACATCAGGCGGAAATACTAATTCGCCATTATTTGCATTGATTACATTACAATATTTATGTTCAGCTGTCTGAAGAACACCATATTTTTTAGTATCAAACCCAAAGAAATAATGTCGTTCGTGCACCTTTCCATCTGGAGTAATTAACGAGTATCCAGTGTCGGTATTCATATTAGTAGACATTACAGTAACCGCATCACCGCACACGAATAATCTGACCACGCACGAGCCGCCTAATTCGTTAGGCAAATGCGGGTAGCAGATGTTGAACTTCCTAGACACTTCATCATATATCGGAACCCCGCCATCCGCCAATATATGGGACTCATACGGCGCCAAAATCTCACGGAGGCGCAACGGCTGAACATCTACTCTAGCAGGATAAACATCACAGGATGGAACAACAACTTCTCCGGTATCCTTGTTCACTAAAGCATATCGGCTAAATTTTCTACCTTCCACACTCCTTAATTCAAGCCACCTGGCGTTGGCTACCCCCATCGAATGGTCCCCAATGATATCATCAACGCCAGCCAATATAGAACCTGATATCGGGTCAAGCCGGCGGAATACCTTCCTGCCATTATCATCATATCCGATATAGCTAACCGTATTACCTGTACTCCAAGCATCGTCACTTCCAACATCATCGCTGATTTGAACATAGCCATCCGGTCTCATCAAGCACAGACAAAGGTCCATTATGAATAGATTGCCCGGCAAATAATGTATATCGACATCATCAGATTCAATTTCCATCGTGGTAACATTGAATAGTGCGGTATCCTCGTAATCAACATGAAATGTATAGTAACGACCGGCAAATATCCCCTTTTCACCCGTATCGGCGTATCGCAGGACATCCTCGACGGAAACATCTACGGTATCGGGGAATAACTTATATTTTCCGTCAAACCGGAATATAGCAAACGGTTCGTAACCGCCATCATTCTCATCATCGCCGGCATTGTCGTCAGCATTCGCGATTGTCTGTTCATTAACACTATATGGGTCATACCATAAAACTACCGAATATGCCGACGGGGATACCGTTCCAGGTTTCCATTGGGTTATCGGATAAGGGAACGCGATTGTCCAGTCCTTCTTCACCAGCACCACATTGAAAGATTCATTAATCCTTACCCCAAGCATCCGATAGTCACCGTGTTCCCAATAAGTATTAACTACTTTACTGTTATCGGCGTTTTCCTTTGCGAAAGAAATGATTTTCTCCAGATTAACCGTGACTTCAGACTGGTCTTCTTCGGTATATGGCGGGCAAATATCAGAAAGTTCCCTTACATTGAGCAGTTTGCACAGCTGTTCCTCACTCATAGACATATCAGTGCCGCCTTGCAGGTGATTCCATCGTGTACAGCAGTTGTCAAGCGTACCGTCAGGCGCAATCCCGATGCCAATCAGGGATAACCCGTATTCATCCAAAGGCGCGTTCGGACCCGGCACCGGCTCTACCTCGTCAACATTCGGGGCTATCAGGAAGTACATCTTTACCGTATTTCCCTTGGTATAGTTATTCCAGTAACGGCGCATCTCGGTAAGGCACCACTGCTGGGTATTCTTGGTATAGTGTCCGTATTTCTTGGCGGTTTCAAAATTCGGAATCCAGACTACCTTGTAGTTAGTTCCGGAGCCATCGGATTCCTCGTTGATATACTTCTTCCCGGTAGACCCATGGGCGAACCTAGCGATAAGTTCATCACCGGACATCCCGTTAAGGTCGAAATCATAGTCGTCCGAGTGTACCCCGCTGATTTCCCTGAGCACATTGACGATTGGACGGATTCCGTTGGTACGGTGTTCAGGATGATTCGGACGCCAATCAGGTAGGTCTTCCGGCCACACCCCGATTTCTGTATAGGCTATACGGGCGATACCCGGTTCGAACTTGGGGTTACTGCGTCCGTCATGGAAGAAAATTGACCTGATATGATACTCAAGGCAGTTGATGATGGACATCTGGTTGTGGTTATCGGCGGTAAGCAGGGGATTTCCCTGTCCATCCACGGCGATAGCATCCCATCCGTTAGGCGGGGGCGGAAGAAGCTGCCTGATAGTCCGGCGGGCCTTCTGCTGCGGCGTAAGCCCCTCGAAAAGTGCCGTAGCAGCTTCCATCACCGTCCGGCGCACCTTTGCACTGTCGAAGCCCTCATAAATAATCTTGCCTAGAGATTCCATCCCGATACCTCATTTGATATCGAGAGTTTATATACCTAAAAGTCAAGGTGCCGGTCGTTCCATGGAACGAAATCGCCTTCAAGCGGCTTGGAATACAGGATGATGTCACCGACGATGTAATCAGGGATATTGCCGTGGAACTCCTCGGCCGTATACCCGTTCTTCTCGTAGAACGCCCGGGCGGACGTATTGTCGCTATTCGTGTACAGGCGGGCATGCCTGAACCCTTTCTCGCGGGCGGATTCCTCAAAGCGCCTAATCATTTCCGTAGCGTAGCCCATACGGCGATACTTCGGCAGCACACCGAACCACCCGAGCCAAGCGGATTCCTTGTCAGCATTCTCGACATACAGCCCTGACAACCCGACCGGCTTATCCTCTTCGTTATAGTGAATCCAGTAGTGGAAATCATCCTTGCCTATCGATGCCGTAAACCAATTATCATAGCCATCGAATCCAAGGATTTCCTCGTCGGGGAATATATCGATGAACAACTTAAGTGCCAAATCGACAAGATTTTCATCAACTAATGAAGTTTTTGATATATTCATGCCACAAATATAGCATTTTTTGCTATATTTTAAGTAATAACGAATTAACAACTTCAAAGGAACATTATGTCCACAAAAGAAATTCTTAAACTCGATAATGATGGGATTGCCAAAATCAAAAAGTACCTTCTCGGCCAAGTAAAGAAGACTCCGGTCGGTGTCAAGGTCAAGCACAGCGAAGAAAACACCAATTCCTATTCCAAGAGCTCCGACGAATACACCACGGCAGACGGCACGATTTCCATCTACCTCAAGCAGAACGAAAAGGCTTACGAATTCAATGCCAAGGTTGCAGTCAAGAACAAGGTCGCCGGCCTCAAGGACGGTACCTATGCAATCGAACAGAATGACGAATCCGACATCGACGACCTCTTCAGCGATGTCCTCGAAGCCGTCAACTCCTTGATGCACAAGAAGATTGAAGCCGCCCACAAGGCTGCCGAAAAGGCCAAGAAGAAGGCCGACGCCGAAAAGAAGAAGGCCGAATCTGCCAAGAAGAAGGCTGAAGCTGCCAAGAAGAAAGCCGAAAAGGCCAAGAAGATTGAAGGCGCCCGTATTCCTACTGGTATCGAACAGGCATTGGCTACAGCCGCAGTTTTAAACCCTGGCATCGGCAGTAAGAAGTCCAAGCCGGCCAAGAAGCACTAATCGGCAATTCAACCGAAAACAAGAAGCGGAGCATCAGGCTCCGCTTTTTCTATTTTCCCGCAAAGATTTTTCCGAACTGGGCAAGGAACGCCGCCGCATTCTGCGCGGCTACCTCCGGGTACATAGTCTCGCCCACTTCCGGGGCAGGACCGTCATAATCCTTCTTGAACTCGCCATACGGGTCACCGTCGACATCATACGCGTGCTCGCCGACATCATCGATGAACAGCGTCTGAACATACTTGTCAAGCTCATCGTCTTCATCGCGCATCCGGAAATAATTCGAGTTGTCGAACCGGCTCATCGTATCGAGAATCTTATTGTGGCCATACATCGGATTGTCCATAGCCATCCGATTGAACCTGTCGAGAGCAGACTCCTTGATTACCGGAGCGTCCCACCCGGGGCCGTCCACCATAAAGAGTCCGCCGATTTCACCGCTCTCATTAGCCATTGATAAGTCTCCTCGGGTCGATAACATTCAACTGGCGGCGCCCGTTCGGCAATCGCGTAGTCACATTAACCTTGAGATTCTGACCAATCTCGGCAATCCCCTGACCACCGCTCTGTTCAAGTACTTTGCCGATTTCCTGCAGGGTGCGCTGAATCATCGCGAGGAGCATCGCCCGGTTCCTCATATGCAAAGACCCGTCGGCGGAACTGAAAGTGCCGTCGTGGTTGTCCACAATGTTATTGAGTAATCTAGGGGCAATGTCCCTTGCCGGCACAGGAACATTCATGTCCTGCATAATCCGCCCCATCTCGCGTTCGCCCTCGACGGTAAGCGCATCGGTTTCCGGGAGCCTTTCAACATCAAGTTCGTCCTGGAACCTATCAATATCAGGTTCGTCCTGGAACGGTTCCTCCTCGCTCTCAATATTGTCCACCCCGATAGCCCTTCCTGCGCGCGGGTACTGCACATCGACAGGTTCCTGCGGAGGCAATGCGTTCGCGTTGCGGCGTCGGTTCACTTCGCCAATCATTCCGAGCAGGGTACCGATTGCACCGATAAATTCATCCTCTCTAGGCCTATCTCCGGCCTGACAACGGTTAAGTACGTTCAATACACCGGCAAGAGGGTTATTATTTTTACCCCTCGGCTGCTCAAAATGGCCGTCAAAAATATCCTGTCGTCTAGTCAAATCGCGTGGCATACAAACCTCGGCAAAGTCTTTAACCGGAGTTTATATTACCTGATTAATCGAGCCAGTCCTTATTGATACGGCTTTCGCCCCACTTCGTAAACGCCTCGCGCTCCTCATCGTTCGAAATCTGCTTGGCGTTGGAAATGAACTCCTCGACGAACTTGGCGTGATTCGGTACCGCAATCGGGTAGACGATGAATGTTACCAACAGGAACAACCCGGAAGCAATTATAGTAGCCAATAGGTTATTTACGAGAATCGTAGCCGGAACAAGAATGAACAGCAACGTGAACAGCTTGTCGAGCATCTTTGCCCTCCTGGCGATATCCCCGTACTTGATGTACATATGCTGTGTGATATCCAAGGGGGAACCCGGGATTACATCATCCCCGCCTTCTCCAGTTTCCATATGAAATCCTCCAATTATAGATTTACACCAAATATAGCAAAATCAATAAACATCTCCGCAAGGAGAATATCAAATGATTTATACTATCGGCTCTTCACGCAACAGCTTCCTTCCGCTTGACAACTTCAGGAAGCAATTCATAGTAGACCGGGAACACCCCGGGGACAACATCGACCACCTCAACAGGCACTACTGCGAGCTTACCGGGCTCTATTACATGTGGAAGCACGAGACTGACGACCTTTGCGGCCTAAAACACTACCGCCGGTACTTCTACGACGATAACCACCTGCTTTCCCGGGCCGGCGCAGCCTACTTCCTCGAACATTCGGACATCATACTCATCCCGCACCACCATCCAATGAACCGGACTACATACCAGTGGTTCATCGGGGCGATGAAGGCGGAAGACATCGAAAAATGGGTAGTCGCCCTCGATACAATCCACCCGGAATTTACCCGGACATTCACGGACTACCTCAACAGCAACCTGGTGTACATCTGCAACATGTTCGTCACCCGCAAGGAAGTACTGGACGCCTGGTGCTCCTGGCTGTTCCCGGCACTGCACATCTATGACGAAGCGGCGGGTCTCGGGGAGCACAACCGGAGAATCGACGGGTACCTGGCGGAACATACTCTAGGTGCCTGGTGCATATACAACAAGATGAAGGTCGCCAACGGCACCCTTCACATGACCTAACAGAAAAGGCAGCCCTTCCGGACTGCCCTTCCTGTTCGTTTTTCTCAACATACCGTTAACTGAAACCTACCTAAATCTACCAATAGGTAGACCTATGTGATTTCCTACCTTACCCATTGCTGGGTAGGCCGTAACGGTACTTAATCAACCGTATCTACGCGATATTCCTAATATGAATCAAGCAATACGGCTGACTTGCCTAGTCCTACTTCATTGCTGAAGAGCCTTAACACGGTCGGCATGTCAAACTAAGCATTGTTAAATATACATTATTTCCATTAGCAGATTTAAGTATATTTAGTTAAATTTTGTTAACATTTTCGCTAACTGCTAACAACCCCCAATAGGAGGAAAATTAAGCCTTCTCGAGCGCCTTCTTCTGGTCTTCGATTCGTTCCTGACGCTTGTAGTAGTTCTTGGAGGAAGCGTCACGGCTCTTTGCAAAGCTCTGGATGACCGCATCGAGGTTTTCCTTTACGAACCCATCCTTCTTGCCGTTCTTGATGTAAATCTGGCGGCAGAAGTTTTCGACATCGGCGGCGGACATTTCAGCCTTGACGAGTGCGGTGACCGTGTAAGCGGACAATTCTTCGTCAATGGTGTAGCCCTGCTTGTCGCAATAGTTCTTGAAGATGCTCGTCATGAGTGTTTCATCCGGATAACCGACTTCGATAGTTTCGTCGATACGGCCGGAACGAGTCATAATCGATTCATCGACATTGAGCGGGTTATTAACCGTGGAGAACACGATGGTAGTCGTGTTCTTGGATTCCTTGACACGCTGGAAGAAGTCGATGATAGTGTTTGCTTCATCGTTCTTCGTCTTGATGTTGAGGGAATCAAGTTCGTCCAAGAGGATTACTGCCTTCGGTGTCATGTTGATGCAGAACTTGATTCTGTCAAGGACTGTATCAAGCGTACGGTCTTCGAGCTTGCAGGTGATAATCATGAATCCCTTAGCGGTAAGGTCGTTCATAATATGCAAGCAAGTGGAGGTCTTACCGGTACCGAGCGGACCGACAAGCGCGTAGGACAAGGAAGTATTCTGTTCGGCGGCGTTGGTGCACCAGGACGAAATCTGCTTCATAATGTCGGACTGAACCCAGCATTCGGAATCGACCGGCGGGTCATTCGGCTTCACATAGATGCGGCTCGCGTCTACGCGGTACTGGTACTTCATCGGGTCGAGGCCACGGTAAATGTTAGCCAAGCAAGCCTGTACGCAGCGTTCATTGTCGCAGCTCGGGTGTTCGATGACGAACGCGGCGTGTTCAGTGAGAATCTGACCGCCGATGAACTTGGACGGGGAATCCGAAGTCGAAGTCAGTGCGCCGATACCGCCTTCTTCGTCGGCAGCTTCGGTGGTGAACTTTTCCATCTTGAGGACATAAAGCGTCTCGACCAAGGCATCGCCGCCCGACTGCTTAAGCTTCCTGCAACGGATGAGAGCGCAAAGCGGGCTGGTAATGATGATGTTACCGCTGGAATTGATTGTCGGTGGGTTACCTTCGGCACCTTCCACGGTGTAGTCGTAGGTATCGCCATCCGGAGTGGTAAATTCGTACTTTTCCTTAATCTTGAGCTTAAACACGAGGTACATCAAGATGTCGCCGATAGGAATCTGGCCGGCGCAAGCACCCGAGTAATGCTCACAAATAGGGATTTCGACCTTGAAACGGGAAGCGATATCCTTCCAGAACACGATTTCCGCACGGTTTTCCATGCAGTTCGAAGGCTGAACATTGTTGTAGATGTTGTTGAACACATAGTACAACGCAATGCTGTTACGAGCCCAGCTAATCGTATCCTTGAGCTTCTGGTTGTTAGAGTTCACGAACAGGCGGCTCAACAAGTCGGTGGCTGTGGAACACATCGGGAGAATATTGTTGAAACTTGCGTTCTTGATGGTACGCCCAAGCTTCTTCCAGTCAATGCCCTCAGGCGTGATGAAGTCGGTGGAGATTCGCGGAATCTGGTTGCCCAACTCCTTCAGTAAGTTTAAAAGATTATTGTTTTCTTCAGCCATTTATCTTCCCATAAGGTTATTATGACGAGTTTGGTATGATTCAAATATAGCAAAATGTTTACGGGTCAATATAAACTTTATGAAAAATTTGAGCAGGTGCTGAGATGTACGGGAATAACTACTTAATGTTCGAGAGCGAAGTGGAACGCCTGAAGCCTTTGTTCCTTATGGAAGCCGAGGATGACGACCTCGAAGAATCTACCCCGAAGGACGACAAACCGGCCGACGACGATAAGAAATCGGACGATAATAAGAAATCCGAAGATGAATCTAGTGAGAATAAGGGTGATTCCAAACCGGAAGACCCGGACAAAGAGTCCAAAGAGAACTCCGGCGACTCTTCCGGCGACGGGTTCGAAGAACTGGATGACGCTAACGGGGAAACCGGCGGCGAAACCGAAGACTTCGACCTCGACCGCGATATGCCCGACATTACCGGCGGTCTCGGCGAGCCGCAGAACGGTGGCGATGTGAATGCCAATAACGGCACCCCGGGCGCAATCACTCCGGAGCGCCTTATCGCCGAAATCACTTCGGGGCAAGACAACATCTATACCCGCGTGATTAATGAAGTGAAGCCAAAGTTCCCCAATGGCGAATGCCAGGTCAAGGACTTGCTTGAACCGATTGCCCACGCAATTTCCGCATACCTGAAAAACAAAAAGTATGCCGGCATCGATACCCGTACCTTGGAAAAGAAGAATCCGAATAAAGCGATGAACCAGGAAAATGCAATCCACCTGATAAGCCTTGTCATCGCGAAAAACATCAAGGATGGCAAATTTATCAATTATGCCGAGCGGCAACAACAGCAGGCTCAATCAGCCCCCAAAACCGAATCGGTTCGTATGGGTTACCGTTCCGTCCGTCCAATCGAGGAGCAGACCCTTATGGAAGGCTGGAAAGATATCTTGCTTGCCGGCGGCATCGCAGCAAACGGCGTAATGGGTGCAACGGCACAGTCCGCCCCCGTATCTACATTGCAAGGGACCCCAAGGTACCAGGCAATGCAGCAACAGGCGAACACCCCGCAACAGAAGCAGCAGGCTCCCCAGAAGAAATCCGGGGTAACCAGCGGCGCTACGGCGGCACCGTCCACAAGTAGCACCGGCGTACAGTTCAGCCCGGACAGCACCTATCAGCTGTCCCCGCAGCAGTTCCAGCAATTCCAGGCATCGGGCAACCTCCCGAAGCACTACATCGTCGCCAGCGATGCGCAGGCCGGCCAGAATGTAACCAAGGTTCCGCAATCCGGCTCACAGAAGCCGTCCAACAAGGGCTACGGGAAAAATACCGGTAATGGCAATGTGAAAGCCACGCAAGGTAGCTCGGTTACCCAGGCAGCCGTGAAGGAACAGGCCAAGAGCGGGCAGACGACCAAGCAGATTGCTACCGGGAAGGACGAACGCTGTGTAAACCCGGATGAACAAAGCGGGAATTTCGGCAAGACGGTTCACGAGCTCGGACATAAAGGCGTAGACCTTGCCTACAAGGGCGGTAGCGCTCTCTGGGGCGGCCTGAAGGGTGCCGCAAAGGGTCTATGGGACGGTGCCAAGAAGAACTGGGGAGAAGCCGAAAAGGACCTCGAGAAAGACCACGATGAAATGATTAAGGAGCGCAAAGCTTCCAAGAAATAAATAAAGGCCGCGAAAGCGGCCTTTTTCAATAGGTAAGTCGGCTACTAGATAGTGTCGAGCGGGACCCAGCGAATCCAGAACGGGATATACGGACTTGCTCCGCCAACAACCATCCCGCCATTGGCAGACGCCTGAATCTGATACCCAAGGCCTTCCAGACAATGCTTCGCTTCGTCATAGGTAAATTCGCGGCGACGATTCGCGTTGACCAATACGGCTTCGCCTTCGTGGATGCTTGCAAGGTAATTCATCAAATTCTCTGTAAGCTGCGGATGCAACTTACGATACTCTTCACCGCGGGCGGCAGTTTCGGTTGCAATCCGGGCCCTCATTTGGAGAGCCGTCGGAAAGACCTTTTCTTCCGCCGGGGCTTCTTTAGGAGTTTCATTATTAACGCTCATCTTTAACCTCTGTATTAGGAGTTTCCTTCTTTCCCGGAATAGTCTTTTCCGGCTTCCACCCGTAATACTTCTTATACTGGGTGTCCATGACATTTTCATAGTATGCGTCTGACGAACGGCTGTTCGCCTCGCCGACAAGCTTCTCCATCGAGTTTACCGCGTCGGAAATCTTGGCGCGCTCGAGGATATACCTGTCCTGACGCTCATAGTCCACCGCCTTCGGTGTCGGGATACGGGTAAGGTCGATGTTATTGTCGAGGTCGACAATCTTCACCTTGGCGGCAAGGAGGTTGCCGGATACCCGGTCAATGTAAACCGAGCGCGATTCACTCTTCTTCTTGGTAAGGAGGTCTACGACCTTCCAGATTACCGGCGGGAACCATACCATAAGGTCGGATATGGTGAAACCGCCGTCTTCGACTACATCATGGATATAGGCGATAGCAGTAAGGTTATCGTCACCATAGCGCTTCTCGGCTTCCCGCCCAACGGCGCCGACATGTTCAAAGTAACGGTGCCCGCCCTTATCAACCTGCCCATCGTGTGCAAATTCAGCGAACTTGATTGCCCGGGCAACAATATTGAGCTTACCGAGCGAACTGTCGCGGACAAACTTGTTAATTTCTTCTCTTGAACGCATCAATTCCTACCTGATTGTTTTGAGAATCACAAACACCCTGTTTCAGCGCGGTCCCCTATGCCGCTACATTTCAAACTATATCTTTTTCTTAAATATGCAAATTGAAATAGATTCAATAGTAGCAAGGAGCGGATATATTATGAAAATCCCAGTAAGAGAATTGCGGTACAACCCCGAACTCAATAAGGATACCCTTTTCGACACCGACATCGTGGCCAACCTGAGACAGGAAACCATCGCGGTACTCGCAATCGTCACTCAGAGCGAGACCAATGTGGTCGTGGACAAGCCGGTAAAGACTATGGAAATCGCCGGCTTCGAGCACTACACTATGGCCGGCCAGTTCTCATCCGGGGACGCCACCGGGGAAGTCCGGTACTTCTGGAACGTCCGGAAAGAAAATCCAGAATTCTTCGATGTCCACAAGGTACAGATTCGATTCACCAACCAGGGATGGTGTGACGTAGACTACAGTGTAGACCGCATGCTGATGGACCGGATAACACAGGAATACCAGCTATTCGTAAAGGCAAACCGCAATGTCCCGAAGAAGTTCGAGGATATTGAGAACAAGTTAATGAAGCTACGCTCCATACCGGTATCGCAGAAGGCCCGTGCCGAGATTATAAAGATTACCGACGAGATAAGCGCCATTCTCGGAAACATTTCACCAAAGGCAAGCATCGAAAAGATTCCAACCCAGGAGTTTTAACTATGAAACAAGAACCGTTTGAATACTTCCGCTACACCGAAGACTCCATTGAACAGTATCCGGCACCAAAGTATATCGAGGAATGCGAAAAGAACATAATCACCCCCGGGAGCATCGTAATCCCTCTGACGAAGCGAAGCTTCCAGGTATTCTATGCTGACAAGGGCCTCAACAACTTCTGCCACTATAACATCGAACGGCGCGAATACCGCAAGCACTTCCGGGTATCTCTCACGACAGTCCTCGCGGACAGCACCATCGCGAACTCTTTCAAGTTCAAGGATATCACGGTAGAATCGCTTTCCGAAATCATCACTACACTCTTCGTCGAAAACCAGCAGACCCGCATCAAGGCCATCGAGGAGCAGCCAGAGTTCACCCGGATTGTGACCGAGGAGCTTACCAAGGCGGGATACACATCCCTCGGCAACTCGCCGCGCGCGATGGTATTCCGCGGACACAACCAGAACATCACTGTCGCGATATCCGACCTCGGGCGCTTCAGGGCAACCATACGCTGCACCCGCAAGAAGAACGGGGTAAACCAGGCGTTCTGTACGGGCGGTCCCGTACTAATCAAGAACGCATCCGCACTCGTATCGACAATCAACTCGCTCAAGTAGGAGGAGCACCATGAAAAATCTTTTCAACCTGACATATATCGCAATCGCGCTCGGCTTCATCCGCAAGATTATCACCAAATGCACCTACCGGGCGCAGGACGGCATACCGGAAGAGCAGCATGACAGCGAAGGATGCTGGTGCCTCGTGTACAACTACAGTGTATGCCTTGAATATACACACAACAAAGCCAAGCTCATCGAGCTCGGCAATGAAATAATGAATGCTGTTCCAAAGCTGAAGGGACACTTCACCCTAATCGAAGACGATGACATGGGCACCGACAGTGTTGAAGAAATCGCCGTACTGACTCAAGGTGAAACCGAAGTCGTAAAACACCTTATCCGGAAATTCAACCTCTAGACCAGAATCTTCCTGATGTCTTCCCGGCGCAGTAGCCTCTGGTTGCTGCTCCCGCGGAACTTCAGGGCAAGGTCCCTCTTTTCCAGTATGAACGGTCCGTCGACAAGGACATCCACGCTTTCCAGAATGCGCGGCGTCACCGTATCGATATACTTCCGTCCGCCCGGAACCAAGTCCCTCTCCAGTATGTACCCGGTGAACATCCAAAGGTTCTTGCCAGGATAGGCCCGCTTGTAGCGGTCAATGAGAGGCAAAAGTTCCACCTGGTTTTCGGGTTCGAACGGCTCACCCCCAAGAATAGTCATCCCGGCAATATATTCCGGCCGGCAGGCCTCGATGACCTCGTTGGCCTCTATTTCGGTAAACGGATTGCCATAACCGAAATCCCAGGTTTCCTCGTTGAAACAACCCTTGCAGTGGTTCCTGCATCCCGAAACGAACAGAGTAACACGGATTCCCTCGCCATCCACGATACTCATCGGCTCAATCTTTCCATAGTTCATAACATTTCCTTCTACAAAGAAAAACCGGCGGGATACATAGCTCCCGCCGATAAATATACAATATCCTAGATATTGTGTCTGTCGGCAAATTCGGCAAGCTTTCCGTCGCAGCACGACTTGGTAATCGACTTCTTCGGAGAACCACTGAGATATCCAGTCACCCTAAGCATTCGCACGATATAATTTTCATCCGCGCATCCACACTTAGGACAAGCATTCTTGATTATGCCGTGATAACCGCACTTAAGACAGTCGTCCGATTGAAAGGTTATCGTATAGTATCCCAAGTTGCCCTTATACATCGCCATGATAGCAGCCTTGACAGCCGGGAGGTTTTCACTCGGGTCACCGTCGAGCTTGTAGTAGAATATATGCCCGGCATTGGTAAGCTTGTGGAACGGAGCCTCGACCTTAATCTTGTTCTCGAGAGTAGTATCGAGGGAGAAGTCCATCATATGGCTGTTGGTGTAGTAGCCCTTCCCGAAAAGCCGGTAGAGGTCAACATCAGCAAGCTTCTTATTGCGGGCAGTAAGGGAATATACCCCATCAGCACTCCTCTTCTCGATAGCGAACTTCTTCTTGTCAATCGTGGCGAAACGCCCAGCGACCGCTTCAGCCGGGGTAGCAAATGTACTCCAGTTGAGGTGTGTTTCCTCCTGGCACCGGTCGGTGAACTCGCGCATATGCCTTACGATAGACTGTGCGAACTCGTCAACCTCGTGGTCGACGCCAAAGGTCTTCCCGGTAAGGAGATTAACTGTCTCGGCAATGCCGATGTAGCCGATTGAAAGCGTAGACTGCTTTAGGACTTCGGCAATAGTGTCGGTGACCTCATGCGGCTTGTCGTCCGATGTCAGGTAAATGCCCTGCTGCATCGTAAAGGGGAAAGCCTCATATGTCCTCTGGCAAATAAGGTTGAAACGGTCCAGCAAGCTATCCTTTGCATCGGCGAGCATCCCGTCAAGCTTAGAGAAGAACAGAGCCTTACGCTTTTCGATGTCGGGTTCCGCGATGTGTGCTTCGATAGCGAGCCTCGGGATGTTAAGGGTGTGGAACGCAAAGTTCCCACGTCCGGTAGTCTGTTCCGGACCGTTGATGTTGCCGATGACACGGGTGCGGCAACCCATAGCGCTGACGGTGGTTTCCGGGCGAAGCCTGCGGAGTTGAACCTTGCCGTCCTTGATTGCGACAATTTCCCAGTACTTATCTTCGAGCCGGTATTCGTACTGAATCTTGTCAAATTCCGTATCGACAGCTCTCAGCACAGCAATCTGGTCGAGGCCGCGGTACTTCACCGTAAATTCGTACGGAACATTGACTTCGCATGTATCATACTTGATATACTGGTGGTTAAAATCATTGTCTTCGGAAACGAAGTTCGGGTAGAAACGCCTTGCAAGGCACTTGATGGATTCGTCGAAGAGGTCTACATTCGGGTCATCGTCGTCGACCGTGTACCCTTCCATCATCTTAAAGATAAGAATCGGGAAGATTGCAGTAAGACCGTCACCCATACCTTCATACTGAGCCTTGATAAGGTTATGGCTGACCATACGGCCACATATAGACACATCAAGACCGAAGTTGAGGGAGCTGAACGGGACCTGGTTACCGGAGCGGCTCTGGAGGGAGTTTAAATTCTGCACGAGAGCTTCCATTGCCTGATGGGTATCATCATCCGTCTGGTCGATTGCTTCGTCGACACAATCCGCCGGGAACTGCCGATAGAGAAGCGCCGTAGGCATATCCATAGTCACCTTGCGTTCTTCAAGGATAGCGACGAGTTTCTTGCGGACAAACTTAAATCGACCGTCAAACTCAGCGAACTTGGGGTCATGGGTCGTCTTGTAATACCGGTTGAGTTCCTTGGCCAAGTTCTTCAGGAATGAAATATTGACAAACGGGGCCATCTCGAAGTCGAAGTTGTCGACCGCGATGCCGCCATACTGCTGATTGGACTGAAGCTGGAGAATTACAGCAGTAAGGGCCGTAGCGCTCTGAATTGAGCGGGCCGGGCGTAAGAATCCCATTCCACCGGCATCGAACCCGCTAAGGAGGAGCTTCTGCACCGGCGCGTTAAGACAGTTGAAAGTCAAGTTGTACATATTCAGGTCATGAATATGCATATAGCCTTCCTTGTGGAACTTGGCGTAACGGCGCTTAATCTTACTCAGGAGGTTATAGGTCTTGTTCGCGGCACCGCCAATCTTTCCGTACATGCCGGCCGGAGTAGCCCCGCTTTCATTCGCATTGTCGCGGAGCGTATTGCAGCTCTTCAGGTCAGACTCCGAAATATCCCTCAACTGCTTCAGGAGGTCAGACTCGAGAGTCCGGACGCGGTTACGCTCTTCCCTGTATGTGATGTATGCATCGGCGGCATCCGGGTTCCGCTCCATAAGAAGCCGGGAAACAATCTTGGATATTTCTTCCGCCTTCACCGTATCCTCACCAAGTCCGGATATGGAAGTCATAGCGGTAGCGACCAAATCATCAGCCGTATCCCTATCCAACTTGGTATTCCCTTGTGCATAAGCCTTCACCATGCCGTTCCTAATCTTCGCCGGATTGAAGTCATCCGGTGTACCGTCGCGCTTCACAAACCTGAGCGGAATGCGTACGGTCTTCTGGGCATTTTCTGTGGTGGATTCTGTCATAATATTCCTCTAGTTATTCAAAAAGCAAAAGTGGTTTATATGTTCGCGCGGCCCAAAATCTGGCCATTTTAGACTTGAAAATCGGCGAATTACACAATATCTTGTGTTTTCGCCGATTTTGGCAAATCGTTATTTTTTTACTTACATTTCACTCTCGTTTTCCTCGCTAGGTTCCGGTGAAAAGTCAGAGTTTATCTTCTTTTCTTCCGTCTTGGAAGGTACAGAAGGCGGAGGCCCGTCGATAATATGCCCATCGTCACGGGCAACCATCCGGGAGTACTTCATGGTGACTATCCGACGGTTCACGAGTTCAAGGAACCGCTCAGCAGTCGGCGCACCCTCATAGTAATTCACCATGTCGCAGATGATGCCCGAAATGTATGCATGGGTAAGTCCGGACTCGAAAATCTGGTTGCATGCCTTGGTAAATTCGGCGCTGTCTGCGGAAACCCACCCGGGCTTATCAGCCTTCAGGTGGATAAAGGTCTGCTCGATAACATCAATCACATCCTCGACAGTCTTCGGGTTCTGCACATAGATGATATCATCAATCCGCTTCGGGCGATTCTTGATGGTACTATGGAGCTTCTGCGGCTCGTTGATGATGAGAATGGTGATGCCCCTGTAGTTCGGGGAGTTCGTCTCGTCAATGAAGTTGATGAATGCGCCGGTCCTCTCGTTCTTCGTGCTGAAGTCATTTCCGTCAAAGTCGTCAAAGACAAAGAACGAACCCGGGAACATCGTAAGAATCTTGAAAACATTAATCATCCCGCGCTTGTCCGAGATAGATTCCGGAGTAATCCAGAACACGGGCACATCCGGGAACTCCATCAGGAGTCGGTTCACGGATACCGTCTTGCCGGTACCCTGGTCGCCCTGGATAATATACCCGCGGCGGCCATGGCCGTCGAGAACCTTGCGGATAAATTCGGCCTCACTCTTCATCGTACGGATAGCCTTGCCAGAATCATCATACAAGTCAAAGTTCTTTATGTCGAAATCGATTATCTTTCTCGGCTCGGCGAACATCGAACCGTTCTTGATGCGGATGACATTCTTGGATATGTCGATACTGTCGATATAAATCCGGTAGACGAGCTTGCTCATCCCATCGAAAATTACCGGGTCGAGCTTGGAACGCTCCATACCGAAATTCATGAACGAATAATTTTCGTCATTGGCGATATCGACACCCTCGTAGTTACAGCTAGAAATGCAGTAGCCAAGTTCAATACCCACGATTCCAGTGTGGCCACCGATAGTAACCTCGGCAACGATGTTGTATTCCTCGCCCTTGTCCCCCGTATCGGTTTCAGGAGGAAGCTGCTTTACCTTCATAAAGCGCACCCCGTAACTGGCGAGCTTTTCGGCATCCATCCCGACAAAAGCCTTGCATATACCGGATGTTACCGGTATGTTGGAAGTCTGCAAGTCGACACCACGGCGGACATCCATATAAGCAGCAAGGGGGTCGTAAGGACTCTTCACCTCGTGACTTGCGGCGACAAAAACATTGTTGACGATAGTATTCAACTTAACAAGCCCAAGCATCGTATCGAGGGCATCCAAGTAAGCGCCGACTATGCGGTTCTTGGTAGCCGCCCGGATGAGGCTGCCGAATGTACCGACGAAATTGCTTGCCGTGTCGACCAGCTTCGGGCCGTTCTTGCGCAATTCGCCCCAGAGAATCCGCAGCTTCTCCTTGGCTGTCCGAGACGGCCAGTTTTCCGCGTCGATTTCAATCTTGACCAACAGTTCTTCAGTCTTTTCTTTAGACATCCGTACCCCCTATTCTCCCTCGGTTACTTCAGTAACTTCATAATAGCCCGGCGGCAATTCAGCGGACGGTTCTTCCCCCTCGGGCGGCTCACCGAAATCATACTTGACATCGGTAAACTTCTTGGAACCGCCGTAACGCCAGGTACGGTAGGCAATACGAACCACATTGAGTGCGAACACTGCAAACATGGCAATCTTGATGCGTTCAATAATACGCAAGTGCAAATTAGTATCCATAGGTCCATCCAAAAATATAGCAAGAGAGTCGTGCTACCGTTTTAAAATCTGTATCAAATCGGCCATAGTTGACGGCTCAAAATGCTTTCCGGGCACCCTTTCAACCAATGTTCGCCCCTCGATTCCCGCATGGAACATCGCCATAGAGTGAAGGTAGCCCCTCTCGCAGTCCCCAAGATGAATAACTTTCGGACAGGTACGGTAAAGGGCCGTTATTTCGGGAAGTTCGGGCTTCTCCAGGATTTCCACATGGGCTGGCCCGGCTGCAGCAAGCAGGGGCATAACCTGTGTCCCGTCCATCTGCCCGGTCACTGCAATTGCTACCCGAGCCCCAGAAAGGTTTGCCCATGTCAGCGCATCACGGACACTCTCTTCGGCACCTTCAGGTATCTTACCCCCAATCACGGCATCAAACTCAACAGATATCGGGAGCCGGCACATATCCTCCGGCCGTAAAGGATAACTAGCAAGACCGAAACGGCACCCATTCCGTGAACCAAGCGAAATTGTCACGAGAGCCTTGGCATCGCGATACTCCTTCGAGTCGTGATATATCACGCAGAACGGCGATACCCCATCAGGCGCATCAAGGCATCCGTCTGCAGCCTGCGCAATCAATGGCTCCCGTGAACCCGGATACCAGTATTCGCCGCCGATTTCAGCCGAAACCGCCATAGACAGAATATCAAGCTTGGAATCCCACTCATTACGAATGCTCTTTACGAAGCAACGCATCCTTAGCCCTCCCGTACCATTCATCGATAGACTTGTTCATTTCCTCGGTCAGCGTACCCTGCGGAACCTTCCTGAGTACGTTATCGACGAAGAAAATGATTCCCGGGTCGCCATCCTCGGAATGCACTGCGGAAAGAATCAAGTCCATGGTCATCGGCACCGAACGGTCAATATCGTATATCGTCGTATCGATATCCAGCGCGACCCGAGGAGAATACCACCACTTGAGTTCAACCTCGAGGCGTCCCATCGCGCGGTACTTTTCCACCATTTCGTCCATAGTCGCCTTCCCGGCGATATAGGAAGCGAAATCCTCGTCCGACATCCTCCGGACACAGGCACACATCACGCGGTTCCGCACATACACCTTGCCCTTCTTATAAGCTTCCGAGTTCACCTTCGGGTGGAACATATGGTACGCCACGGCACCAGTACACGGATTCCGGAGAATCTCCGCACCGATGCGGCGGAACTTGAACATAAATGTATCATCCTCGGCACCCCAGCCGTCAAACGCCTCATCGAACTTGCCGACCGCATTGAAGGTATCCCATGTAAATCCGCAGCAGAGCCCAGTCTGCCTATGGATAGTGACACCGTGGTCCTTACTGCCTCCAAACGGAGCGCCCGTCTCCACGAGCTGTTTCGTGTCGGTCTCATCGAGGTACATCGTGTCGCCATAAGGAAACACAAGGCGTCCATCGGCAATGTTTGCCATCAGGTATTCCGCGAGTGGCCTAGTTAGATACACATCGGCATCAAGCATAATGTACCCCGAATATCCCGGGTGACCGGTAACGGCGAGATTCATCAGGCGTGTCTTCCAGAACCGTTCATGGTCCATGTTGTCGATGATGCCGTGAAGCAACCCCGGAGTCTTATCGAGTCCGCTCTCGGCCATATATGTGCCGTCGCCTTGCTCCATTATGATGTGGTCAGCCTCGGGGAATACCTCTGCCGCGCGAGCAATACAGGCCCCCAAATTTCTCCGGCGGAACTTGTCCCCGGTATCCATAAATGCAGTAATAAGTAAAAAGTTCTTCATCGTCATATAAACTATTTAAAAAATGATGCGTCGGCAAGCCAGCCGTACGGTTCAAGGAGATTTTCTATGTACAGAGGACTTATAGATGTGAGAGGGGCTAATGAGAACATTAAGCTAACCCCTTTCGAGAAGGCAGAATACAAGAAATGCAAGGAGAGTCTTGCATACTTCATCGAGCATTATGTGTACATAAATACTAAAGACCGCGGGCTGGAACTGTTCAAGCTTACCCCACGACAGAAAAAAGAAGTCGCCCGGATAGCCTTCCGGGAAACCGTATACGGCTCGCACATCGCGTTCCATAGCTGGTACCGTCAGGCAGGCTACAGTTCGATGGTGATGGCCTATGTCCTGTGGAAGATGATATTCACTCCAAATACGACCACGCTACTCCCCAAGGCAAGAAAATGGAAGGACGGGATACAGAACATGTATCTGTTCCGCCGGATGTACCTTGAACTCCCATACTGGCTGAAACCCGGGGTTACCCAGTGGAGCAAGAACGAGATATCATTCGAGAACCTGTCGCACATCACCTTGCGCTCATTAAACAAGTCGTGCGACCAGACACGGGGTTTCGCCGTGAACATACTAGTACTCGACTATTTCGACGGAGCGCCCGCCAATGTAGCCAAGGGAATTATTAGCAATCTCATATACACGATGTCCCAGCAAGCACACGGCAAGGTTTTCATATCCGGTCTCGGACCGAATGACACTACCGTATCCGGGCAGTACTGGAAAGCAAGCAAGGATTCAACCGAATGCTGGTTCTCCAGGTACAGCTGGGAAGACAACCCGAAATTCAACAAGAAATGGGCAGATGAGGAAATACTGAAAATCGGCGAGAAGCGCTTCCGCGAATACTACGTCCGGTAAGGGGGATAGCTCATGCCATTTAACGGAATATTCAACCTGCGTGACGCAAACGAAAGCGTCGTGATGACTCCCTACAGAATTAGGGAGCTTCGTAAGTGTGCAAAGAGCCCGATTTACTTCATCAGGAACTATGTCTACATCAACACGAAAGACAACGGCATGCAGCTGATGAAGACATATCCCTTCCAGGATGCGGCAATCAAGCGCTTCCTGAAATACAGGTTCAACATCAACAAGTGGAGCCGTCAGGTCGGCAAGTCCACTGTCGTCCGAGCGTACATCCTCTGGTACGCCATGTTCCACAAGGACAAGCTGGTTGCCATGCTTGCGAACAAGCTTATGCTTGCCAAGGAACAGCTGCAGCTTCTCCGTGAATCCTATGTCGCGCTCCCGTACTGGCTCCAGCCGGGTGTCAAGCTGTGGAACAAGATGAGCATCCAGTTCTCGAACGGGTGCCGAATAATGGTCGCCGCGAGTTCCCCGGACGGTATCCGCGGGTTCTCTCCGAACCTCCTGTACCTTGACGAATTTGCGTTCTTGCGCCCGGGCATGGCCGACGAGTTCATGGCTTCCGTGATGCCGACCATTTCTTCAGGTAAGACAACCCGTATCATCATTACGAGTTGTGTCGTAAAAGATACCATGGTGTTTACACCGGACGGTATCCGGACAGTCGGCGACTTCATTATAGATGATGGCAGGGTTCTCGGCTATGAAGTACCCGAATACCAAGTATTGGGTCGTTATGGGATGAACCGCGGGCATATCATGCACAATGATGGTGACGCCAAAGAAACGCACATAGTAAGAACCAGGTACAGCGAAGTAGAAACTTCGTTGATGCACAAGTTCTGGACTTGCCGAAACGGCGAATACAAAATTCGTCGAGCCCACGAGCTTCAGGTAGGCGACTATGTTATGGTAAAATATGGGATGAACTGCTGGGGCAATGACCGCATTGACTTTGACGATAGCAACGATAAACGGCTAAAACATCATATAGGCAAACTCGACTATATAACACCGGATTGGGCATATTTCTTTGGACTATACATTGCCGACGGAAATGCTCGTTATAGTCCCGGTAATCTTAGCTATATCGATATAACATGTGGCGACGATTTATCAGATACATTTAACCATCTTGGGTTAAAATATCAATGCTATGATGGGTTACATTACCGTATTAACGCAAAAACGGTAGTTAGCCTTCTTATGCATGTCGGATTCGATATTTATCGACATGCCCCACAAAAAATAATACCACCAAGACTAATGCGATTATCACGCGAATGTACTGCCGCTATGATTCAAGGTATGTTCGATGGCGACGGTTCCGCTCCACACGGTAGACGCCGGGTTACCTATGTGAGCACATCGGAACGACTTATCGACCAGCTTAGAATGCTTCTCATTAATTTTGGAATACTAAGTAGCAAATATGAACATATTTCTAAACCGACTAAGAGAGTAACGGTTACTAGCAAATCATGGGTCGTCGAAATCGCACAAGCACCAATGGTAGATAAATTCTTGTGCAACATTGGATTCCGTTTTGCTCGAAAACAACAAAGTGCGAATAGTCAACCTAGACGCAAGGAACGGGCTAGTCGTTATGACTACATTCCGTTTGCCGCCCCTGAAATTAGACGGCTTAAAAAAGAAAAGGTACTTACTAATAATGAATTTAAGCTCACCGGCGGCATTTGTGATAAACATGACATTCATCTTAATCGGAAGCTTATTCTTGAAATAAAATCTAAGCTTCCAGAAGACATTTGGGCTAAATACGATGTATTCAAGAATGCCGAACCCGATGCAGTTTGGACACCGATTACCAGCATCGATTCTGGTTTTAACAAAGTATATGATTTCTCGCTAAACGATGATAATTATGGCGGTAAAGAATGGTCACATTCTGTTGTCCACAATGCGTTAGTTTGTTCTCAAACTCCCAATGGGTTAAATCATTTTTATCGCATGTGGGAGGACGGCGTTGACGAAGACAAGGCTACGCCGCACGAACTGCAGGCAAAGTATGTCCGCTCGGTGGTCCTATGGAACGAAGTCCCAGGCCGTGAACCACAGTGGGGTATCGATGAAGAAGCCCGTATCGGCGAACAAAGGTTCCGCCAGGAATATATGTGCGAGTTCGTCGGCTCTGCAACCACGCTTATCGACTATAAGTGCCTCGAGCATCTCCACCCGGACAGGCCATTGCCGGTCCCGGGCGTACCGAAGCAATATTCCCTCCGCCTCTTTGACATCCCCCTTCCCAAGCAGATGCTTGAGAAAGAGGACTGGACCTATGTCGCTGCACTCGATACCGGCTTCGGTATGCGACAGGACTACCATGTCCTCCAAATTTTGCTCGCCAAGTCTTCAATCCGCGCAGAGCAGGTGCTTGTACTTTCCTCCAACGAGGTTACCGTGGAAGACTTCTGCAGTATGGCGGCAAGCATCCTGAAGTTGTACGGGAACCCGCCGCTCACAATCGAATACAACGGCGGTTCCGGCATGACTGCACACAAGACGATGTTCGAGAAGCTCGGATACGACAACCTCATCAACTACGACCAGTACTTCCGCGGTATCTACTCGACCAACCCAATCAAGACCACGGCAGTCATGCTCCTCAAGCTATATGTTCAGCGCGGATACCTTAAGCTGAAGGATGAAACTACCATCAACGAGCTGATGAGCTTCACGAAATTGAACCAGTTTACCTGGGGAGGCGCCGGTGGAAACCACGACGACCATGTTACCAGCCTGTACTGGGCGGTATACTTTATGGAATCCAACTGGTTCCCGGGCAAGCACGAGGATATCCAGTTCCTTGACGCGCTCGAGATTACCTTCGCCGGTGGAGCTTTGGGCGAACAGATGAGGACCGCGCTAATTACCGGCGCGGACCCGGTGGCTATCAGGGAACAGAAGGCGCTCGCCGACCTCGAAGCAAGACAGCCACACGGCGCGATGGCACCTCTGCCGTCAGCGACGCCACTATAAACTAGGAATTAACCAAGACGGGCATGGACTGAACTATGGAATACAATGCACTAGACGAACTTTTGAAACTGACCACGATGGTCGAAGCTACTTCCACCAATCAGGGCACCGAGGAAACGGAAGAGGATATCCCCGCCACTGTCCGTATATACGACGACAACGATTATTCTGGCAAGGCCAAGGTACTCAAGACAAAAACAGCCGCGACCGATGAAACCGAGCCGCCGACAGTTCTCGAAGTCCCGCAGAAGCCGACGGACGGCAAGGCATATGGCAGCTCGGGAAACCAAACATTCACGGACGAACACGGCAAACCTATCGAAAATGGCCCGCTGTTCGAGGAAGACGGCCCGACGACCAATGTCGACGGGAGTACCAATGATTCTCAAACACAGACTCCGGATGTACCGGTAGCAAACCCTGAACAGCTTCAGCAATCCAACGACGCCATTAGCGACGCCGCACAGGAAATCCAGAAGGCCGGCGAAACTATCCAAAATACCGAAGGCCCAGATAACGCTCCAGCAGGTACACCGGATGGCGCTCCGGCGGATACCGAATCCAGCCTCGGCAAGTCATTCGCAAGAAGCTTCTCGTTCGGACTCGGTGAATCCGTCGTACGCGGCATGGGCCGTGACTTCGCCCGCCGCTACATGCTCGAATGCGCCGCACCTTCCGCATATACGGCAAACAACCCGTTCAAGCTCGGCGACGCCGTGCAAGTAAACGGTGTACCACGTATCTTCGTCGTGAAGAATACCGACGGCAATATGATTACTACTGCCCGCCCGACCAACTGCGCGGAAGACTTCGCACAGGGCAAGGACGGCGTGTGGCCGGAATTCTGCTTCCAGAGCAACGACCTCAGCAAGATTGACAGTGCCGACATCACCCAGGGTGACGACATCGCAGAGTTCAACGACAAGATGACCACCCCGGAAACGATTGGCTTCGACGGTCTCGACATCGACCCGAAGCCGATGGACATCGCACAGAACTACGCAAAGAAGTTCAGCATGGATGAAGTAGGCGAAAACCTCGACAACATCCTTGGCGCATACAACAAGGCCGCCCACGGAGACAACAGCGAGTTCATTATGACCCGCAGCACCCCGCTTACGACCTATGTACTCCCGAGCGGGCAGATTACCACGCAGAGCTTCGAGGGCGAATTCATTCCGAGGTAACAATGAAGCCGACTCTAGTTTACGATGCCACCTGCGCACTGTGCGCAAACTACCAGCGGTTCATCGAAAACCGCCTCGGTGACCGAATAGCCTACGAAGGCAGCGGAGCGGGTGCGGAGGAAGTGCAGTACCGCGATTCAAACGGATTGACATACACGGGCACACGGGCTATCGAGAAATTCGTATCGGACTTCCCTGAAATCAGGGACTTCAATACGATGCTTCCGCAGGCTCTCCGCATTGTAGGTGTCAGAATCCCCGGGAAGCTCCCGGTTGCCGGCGTCAAGGCAATCTACAAGGCGAGCGGGGTAGTCCGCAAGGGATACCAAGTGATACACAAGGGATGCAACTGCGGCGGAAAGCGCAAGTAGCAGACCAGAAAAGCAAAAAATAAAAGGCCGGATTCATCATCCGGCCTTTAATGATTGGGGCAAGGCAAAATATGCAAAAGGAGTCCCCAATCACAAAAATTACTTCGCCGCATTATTGGTCGGGGTCAACTTCACCACGACACCAGCCGGCTTGTCACCTACGCCGACAATCGGCATTATGACATGATACACACCGTTTTCATACCCGGACTTGATGTTATCCTTGTCAACCGGAAGCGGGAACTCGTATGTGTACGAGAATTTTTCAGCCTGCAGCGGTACGGTAACCATCGCATCGTATTCGACAGTATCGTTCTTACCCTTCTTGCCGCGACCCTTAGTCTTCGGGAACATCTTGTATGCCTGAAGCTTGCGGGTACCGGTAATGACAAGGTTCATATTGAAGTAGGTAGTCCCAATCTTGTCCGGCTCGACACCCGGAAGGTCAATAAAGAAATGGTAATGGCCGCCGACAATGATAGTCTCCGTATACGGCTCGCAAAAATTCGGCTGATACCGAGTGATGTACTTGTTGGCCGGTTCGTTCGGGTCAGGCACCGGGTTCCCCTGCTGGTCAACCTGGGCGCCCTGCTGAACCCCCGGCTGTACATTCTGTTGAACCAGCTGGCCGCCCATTTGCTGGCCCTGAACAGTCTGGTTACCCATTTGCTGACCCTGCCCCGCCTGGTTACCCCACTGCGATTGCTGCATGCCGTCGCCCTGATACCCGCCGTTCATCGTCGGGTACCCGCCATTCATCTGCATCTGCTGTTGCTGGAGATACATCTGCTGTTGCTGGAGCTGCAACTGCCGACGCTGAAGCTCCTGACGCTGGTATTCTATTTCCTGCTGGCGCTGCTGCTGTTCGAGTTCCCACTCCTGGCGCTGCTGCTGTTCATATTCCCACTGTTGCCGTTCCCAGACCTGCCGGTCACCGAGTTGTTTCTGGGCAGCAATCTGCTGCTGCCGCTGATAGCGATTCATTCCATCTCCTCCTATTCTTCTAGCGCCAGTCTGCGGGTTCCTGCCACGACCCCTCTGCGGTTCGACTACCTGTCCCGGTATGCGAAAAGAGTTGTTCACACGCTGGGTTTCCCGCATAGTAATGTCATTGAGGCGTTCCGGGTCGCCGCCACCCCTGATTTCGCACATCTGCGGATTCTTGCCGTAGAGCAAGGTAGGCCCGGTGCCGTCATCGTAATCAGCAAATTCGCCGTAATTCATTTTGTCCCCTTTGGTTGATTCATCCCCGGAACCGCCGATATTCCACTCGGCATCGAGCTTCGGCTTTCCGAAAATGAATTCCTTAATTTTGGTAAAGATGCCCACATTTTATACCCCTTTAGCGAAATCATCGAGGCCGTGCGAGTTACGCAGTTTCGCGATAGCCTTCGCCTTGGTGCGCCGAGCCCAGTCCTTAGAAGAACAGAAATCGGCCGCCGCCTCTTCTAAACTAGACTCTTCTCCGCCGTCGAGCCCGTAGAGTCGACGCAAAAGTGCAGATTCCTCCAAGGTAAGCACATGCTTCATCTCGGACTCAATCTTGTCAGTGAGAAGTTCCTTGGCGTGGTTATAGTCCGGGGCCAGGTCTGGCGAAGATTCGGGAATGGCGTCACCCACGGTAATATCCGGGCCATCGTCAATGTCGCAAGACTCCATCGGAGCATCCATCGAAAATGTATGGGATATGGAAGCATTCGCCTCCGCCCCGTACTTGATGTCGTCAATAGGTTGCCCTTTCTTGATTGCCTCGAGCACCTTCTTTCGCAGCCTGACCGGTACGCGCACGAGGTCGTTTTCCTGAACGGAAGTACCCATCCTTGTACGCATATACCAAACGGCGTACGAAATGAACTTCACATTCTTGTTCCAGTCGAACTTATAGAAGGCTTCCATAAGCCCGAGCTTCGCATCGGTATAGAAATCCTCCACCGGAAGCTTGGTAATCTTACTGTAGTCCATTGCGAACTTCAGGGCAAACCTAAGGTTCGCCTGGATAACCTTCAGCTTGGCGGCTTCCCGAATATGCTGCGGCTTTGTTTCATCATGGTAAATCTTGAAGCAGACAGTTTCGGCATCCCTTTCTATGATTTCATATGCCGAAGTCTCCTCAAGTAGTAGTTGTGCATTTTCCCCTAAATACGATGCCTTTCCCATCTGGCATACCTACCTACTATATGTTGACAATAATATAACTATTTATCCACAAAAAGTCAACACTTTTATAAAATTTTTCACAAAAATATCAAACATTAATCAACAATCTATCAACAGTGCGTCCAAGTTTATAGCTTTGAAATGATAAACTCTCTTTTTATGAACGAAAATACAGCGAAAATCGACCGTCTACTCCCAAACCAGGACCAGGCCAAGTTCTGGTCCATCGCCGACCGTGCCGTGCGCAAATTAGCGAAACAGAAAGTTTCGTCGGTAGACATGGTAGGATACCGTGGTCCGGGCTACATCTATCAGGACTTCGTAATCACCATCAAGGTGAAACCGGGGAAGCGGACGTACGAGATTTACCGCAACCGGACGGGCGCAATGGTGCTTTCCGTGAACGAAGGGAAGATGGTCGCGCGAAATTATGAATATATTTTTGTAGAGAACCACCTAAATGAAAAAATAGGAGAAAGCGTGGATGGCTAAAGAAGTAGGCATCGAGGTCGAAGGTACCGTCATCGAAGCTAGGGGAAGCGGATTCTTTTCCGTACAGCTGGCGAACGGGCACGAAGTACTCGCCAGGCCGAACGGTAATATGACACGGCACTTCATCAAGATACTGCCCGATGACAAGGTAAGGGTCGAAGTGTCGCCGTATGACCTAAATCGCGGTCGAATCACTTACCGATTCAAATAAGAAAGGCCGGCTTTCGCCGGCCCCGGAGTTAGCAGGTCGCATTATTTCGATGCGGCCTTCTTTGTCGTCTTCTTGGTAGTTGTCTTCTTTGTCGTAGCCTTCTTTGACGGAGAAGCTTTCTTCTTTTCCGGCTTAGCAGCAGGCTTCTTGGTTGTCTTGGTCGTCTTGCGGGTAGTTGTCTTCTTTACCGCTTTCTTGGCAGTCGATGCCTTGCGCGGCTTCGCCACCTTGACCGGCTCGGTAGCTTCAGTCAAGACTTCCACCGGAGCTTCCTGTGCCTTCCGTTCAGCAATGGACTGTTCAAGCGCGGCAAGGTTTTCACGATAGCGAGCAAGCGTCCGGTCGCCTTCCTGAGAAAGCCCGGCAACCTTGAGAATATCAATGCGCCGTGCAATCTTCCTAGTAAGTTCCTCGACCAGTTCTTCGGCTGTACGCTTCTTACCGACAATGGAAGCCACTATCGGTGCCTGCTTTGCAGCCTTGCGCTGTGCAGCCAGAGCGGCGACCTTCTTCTTTACATTGGCGGGGTCAGGAATTTCAACGACTACCTTATCTTTCCCAAAGTTTTCCTCAAACCTAATATTCTTATCTACCGTCTGGTCAGCCCCGGCCTTTTCAAACCCAAGTCCTTCCGCCGGAGCGATACTCACCGCATTCCCGAACACCTTGTCCGGATTGGGCGCATCAGATTCATCGATGACTTCCTCATGGTCTTCCGCGGTTTCCGGGACTTCAGGAACTTCGATAGACTCGCTTTCCTCGTCATCGAAATGGTCGATGTCCAGTTTCTTGCGCACTTTCTTGAAGACGATAGTGTACGCGACGATGAGCACCAGTATAATAGCAATGCCGGCCCATCCGTATAGTGTGGTTTCGTTCATAAGTTTCTCCTGGTTAAAATGTACGATTTCCCGTTGAAGAAACTATATCATCTGCCGGCAAACTTGTGAACTACGCACAGTCTAAAGACTGCGCGCTTCGCGTAGCCCCGTGAGGGGCATCCGCGCCTTGGACCGCCGTTCCGGCGGCGAGAATTCTTTTACCTTCGGCAAGGATGTTGATGGCTGCGTTGAAGTCGCGGTCGTGGGAAATGCCGCAACGCGGGCACGTCCACTCCCGGACATTCAAGTCCTTTGTATTTTCGTTCCTGAATCCGCAGCAGTGGCAGATTTGGGAGGAAGGGAACCATCGTCCGACACGGACGATGGTTCTTCCATACCATTCGGCCTTGTACTTCAGCATGTTCAGGAACATTCCCCATCCTGTATCGTGCTCGGACTTGGCAAGGTCGCCTTCGGCGACCTGCCTT